TCGGGATAAGTGACATTTCTCGTATGTTGTGCTTTGGAATCAATGTCTCACGAATGAAGTTAGCTTCTTCGTATGAGATATCAATATCAAGATGCACTCTAACACTACTCTTAGGAAGAAGCAAGCCTTCTGGGTTATCTAGTATGTCACTAAGCTTATAGACACGAAATAGTGGTTGCCCAGGCCATGCGTGAAACTCAGGCTCTTCGCCCCATTCAAGAATCATCATACCACGAGCATCGTCGCCCGCATCTGCATAGTTGTGAGGGAAAGCGTTTCCGATGTACCAAATGTTGTTACGTGCTTGACGCTTGTGGAAGTGACCGCTGAATACTTTCTCAAAGCCAGCTAAGTCATTGTCGCTCACATCACCGTGATCGGGCATCTGAACCATAGCATTCATGTAGAATGCAGGAAGCTCAAAGTGACCAAACAAATACTTGCCTGAAAGCTTAGATAGCTTCTTATGATCTTCACCGACTAACCAAGGAGCAATGACTACCTCATCTTGAATGAACCAGTCATTAACGATTGTTACGTTAGGTAGATGCTTCGCCCATTCAACACTATGAACATCACGCTTGTCTCTATAATAGAGGTCGTGATTGCCCGGAATGAAATAGACATGCTCAAAACTATTGTTTAGCTTTTCTAAAGCACGAAGACCAAACTGCATAGTTTGAATATTGATACTTGCTCTATGGTGATTGTAATCACCTAAGAAAAAGCAAGTTTCGCAATTTTCTTCTTTTGCTTTCTGAATAAACCAGTCAACAAAGTCTGAACAATCTTGGTTATGTTGTACACTGTTAGACTTAAGTCCAAAGTGAATGTCGGTGAAGACTGCTGCCTTCTTGAATAGAGTTGTCATACTTTAACTTATACAAGTTATGGACGTAAAAAGCAAACAGTTTGGTGACCTAATCTGCAAGTCCTTGACCCAACTTCTTGCCGCTCATTTGGCGACTGAAACTTGGGTTGAACCCGTTCATTTCTAAGATATCATCACGAATGTTTTGGCTTCGCTTTTCGGTATTCAATACTCTACAGAAGCTATTGTTTACTGCTGCTGTGTAGTATGCGAATGGATTAGCACTCTTTGCTTCATTGAATCTAAGACCAACATAAGTCAACTGTAGAATAGCACTTGCTTCCATCTCGTCACGGTAAGTATAACCTCTCCAGTTGAACTTCATCGAATACTTCTCACAAAGCATCATATACATTCTTGCTAACTTGTTAGTGATTTGTCCATGATCTTTGTTGAAGTGACCGTTCTCCATACCACCTTCCCAGTGACTCTTGCCAACGCAGATGAATGAGTTAGTCTCGTCTAACTTGTAGTGTTGGAAAGGAGGAAAGTTGACCTTAACGTGAACCATATCGTCAACATCTTTCTTAGTGGTCTTATCTTCTAAATCGAAGAAGATATCTTCATCATCATCTTCAAAGATAAAAATATCCTTGGCTGTTTTTTTCTTGGTTGTTTTTCTAGGTTGCTTCTGTGACATTGGAACATGATCCCAAGTCATCACACGAAAGATCAAATCTGTAGTTGGAATATCTTCGGCTAATACTTTTTCGCCGGTTTCTTGAGTTAGCCTAGTTGCTCTTGTTTCTTTTGCCTGTTGAATCTGAGCCGGCTTTAGTGCATATTCTAAACTAGTTGATAGTTCGCTTTCGGGCATATCAATGATAATATCGTATCTATGATACTCTGGATCAACGAATGAACAATAACTGTTCTTACTTTTATGAATTTCTTTTAGAATGTCTTTGTTGTTTAGGTAATTAATCTTTTTTGGTTTAGCGGCCATTGTTATTCCTTTTAGAACGAACATTATACTAACACCGTTGTAAATTTACAACAGTTTAGGGTAAAAAATCACCAAATTTTCAGCGATAAATACATGTAGACTAAATTATTTATCAAGGAAAAAGTATGGCTACTTATCAGACAGGCGGTGGAACTTCAACACGGGTAGAGGCACGCTCCGTAGTTTTTACCTTATCGGGCGGGAAATCGTTTGAATATCGCTCCGGTAGCACCCCTGTAAATAGTGAGTTTGCCGCAGAAAGCCTAAGAGAACAAGTAACCCAATATATTGCACAACTCCAAGCAGCAATTGCAAATACAAGAGACCCAGCCAGACTTTCTGCACTACAAGCGACACTTAATCAATCTCAAGCCGCCCTTCCATTACTGACTCCGAATGGGGCTGTGTCTCGCCAAATTACGCAAGATAACAACGCTTCACGAACACCTATCCCGCCGGTTGTTGAGGTGCCGCCAACACCCCGCACCCCAACTCCCCCACCTGTAACAGCTCCTGCGCCAGTATCTACACCGACACCCGCACCTGCTCCGACCGCACCTCGTCCAGTCACCTCACCAACTCCGATAGTACGAGTTGACCCCAACGACTTCATTGGACCCGAACCAGTAAGAGCACCTGCACCTGCACCGGTAACAACACCAACGACTACAACTACGCCAGCCCCAACGCCAGTAACGGCTCCTCCTCCCATTGATTCAGAATTAGCAGGATCTCCGGAGTTTCAAGCACAGACACAATCGGCTCCTGCAACAGTAACCGACGAACCAATAGCGGTTACTACTCTTGGTGACGAGGCATTAGCCGCACCAATATTTGACCAAGCTGAATTAGAGGAATTTTCGGCGGAACTTGCGGTCGCTTCCCGAGAAGCAGTACTATCACAAGTTCCGTATGACGCTAGAGCAGATTGGAGAGTTAGACTTGCGCTATCAGATGATCCTAGCGTAAATTATCTTTATAAAGCGCCTAATCCCGGCATTCTTAAACCGTTAAACGCTACTAGTGGAGTAATATTCCCGTATACTCCACAGATTAATGTCACTTATTCGGCTAACTATAATCCGACTGACTTAACACACAGTAATTATAAAGTGTATCAATATTCCAATAGCTCAATTGATTCAATAAGTATTACAAGCGAATTTACAGCACAGGATGAGTATGAAGCAAATTATCTGTTAGCAGTGATTCATTTCTTTAGAAGTGCTACTAAGATGTTCTATGGACAAGATCAAAATCCAAGAAGAGGTACACCACCTCCCCTATGTTACATATATGGTATGGGTAGCTATCAATTTGCAGGTCAACCATTAGCGATATCAGGGTTTACTTATAACTTACCAAATAATGTAGACTATATACAAACATCTATGGGAGGTCGCAACCCATCAACCGCGGCTGCTACTACCCCTCCAGACAGAACTGCGGGTACTGGAGCAGCCCCAGGAGGAGTACCACCGCCTCCCCAATTCGCCCCGATTGCAGAACCCGGTACAATTTCTTGGGTACCTAGCAAAATTCAGTTAAGTATTAGTTGTGTGCCGATGATGAGTAGAAATGAAGTGTCAAATGAATTTAGTTTTGAAAAATATGCAACAGGTTCACTACTTAATGGGGTAGATACATACCGCGGAGGATTTTGGTAATGGCAATTCAATCAACATACCCGCGCACGAGTCCGTATTATAACACTCCTGTCGTTGACAACAAGTTTTTAGACATTACAACCTATAGACCTATACCATTTAACCCGCAGGACGTATTCATGACTGTCACACCGGTTTATCAGTTTAGACCTGACCTGTTAGCGTATGACTTGTACAATGATGCTAGATTATGGTGGGTATTCGCTGCCCGTAATCCTAACTTATTGGGACCAGACCCATACTTTAACATGGTAGCGGGCCTACAAATTTATATCCCCACACAAAACACACTACAGAGAGTATTGGGAATTTAATTATTATATGACGGATTATATTTTAAATGACTACTAAAACCGTAAATCTTGGCAACATTAGAGTAGTATATACGATTCACGATGACCGCGGCTTCGGCACAGGATTAGCATATGATGTGGAAGTATACACCCGAGACGGCACTTTCTTAGCTAGGGGCTACACCTATGGCAATAATGGTTCGTCATCCGCAACAATATCCTTAGCAATATCGGAACTACAAAGAGTCAGCGCCACCCAGCCCGACGCTAATGATGCTATTTCATACCTTTCGGCAAACGGGGCAAGCGAACTCAACAGTTTGGCAGCAAGTTTGGAAGTTCCCTCGCCGCCGGCAACCCCCACAATTGATAATACCGCTGCACCAGCTAATGCCGCCCCAACCGGTACTAACACTTTGCAAGGTACAGCAAGTGATGACAGCGGAGCACAACCAACAACCCCTGCATCAGTAGCTACCGAAGCAGCTGGAACTTCTGCTGATCCGCCGCCAACACCAATCTTACCAGGCGGTGCACCAGCGCAGCCCGGAACTGAAAGAGGAGATGCAGCCGGCACTACCCCTTCACCAAACAGTGCAGGTAGCCCTCCCTATGATAATGAAACCTTTACTAGGGTAACCGAAGCACCGATCACAACCCCAGGTGGAAGGCCAGGCAGACGACTTAAAAATCCACTTGGATCATTAGCAAGTTACACTTATCAACTAAGTTTATACATGGTTACTGCATCGGCATACGAGGCATTTGTTGCTGGTGGAAGACGTAACATAAACTTATACTCAGAAGAATTAGCACCCAGTGCTACTACTCCTGAACAACGTGAGGAAGTCGCAAGTAACGGGGCATTTCTAATAGCACAAAGCGGTGGAATCGGAGGATCTGATCGCCGAGCTCCAGAATTTAAGTACGATTATTACATTGATAACCTATCATTTGAATATCAGATTGCCAATAATGGAACCGGCGCAGCAGTACCTAATATTAATTATAAATTTCAAATCATTGAACCATATGGATTCTCGTTCTTAACTCAGCTTAGACGAGCTAAAGACGCAATGGAAAATTCGGCTAAGGGTAAACCATTCCCTAGAGATCCACTAAGACAATTCTTTATATTGGGAATTAGGTTTCTTGGATGGGATCAGGCAGGAAGACAGATTCTCGGTAATGAGGTATTTGATGGGAATCCTATTGACCCTTCCGCGCCCGGCACTGGCGCGCTATTTGAAAATTTCTATGACATATCTATCAATACTATGAAGTTTAAATTAGATGGTAACGCCAGTGTGTATAATATTGATGCATCAGCAGCGAACATATCAACAACTATCAACATGCGAAAAGGTATGGTACCTCAGGGTGTAACAGTATCGGGTTCTACGGTAAGAGATTATCTTTCTGGTCCTAATGGACTTTTTACTCAACTAAACAAACAACAGCAAGACTTAGTTAATAACAACACTATCTCTAAACCCATTGTCTTTAAAATTAACTGGTTGGGAGACGCAGAGAGTATTGCAAACTCAAGTATACTTTCCGAATCTAGAACCGATAGAGCTGCCGAAACAAGTAGCACTGCGGAATCCACCACAGAAGTTAATCCAGAGACTGAAACTAGAGCAGCGCCTAATAATAACTCAGTGAATTTAGGTATTACAAATATACCTATCGTTCAGGCTATTGAGCAGATTATTTCCATGAGCAAATACCTACAAGATTCTATTGCTTTTAGTTATACCGACAGTACTGAAAACAACCCAGAAACTGCTGCTCCTGATATAGTAACAAGTCCTGATAAAAAATTTACTTGGTTTCATATTAGCCCAGAAATATCTAACGTTGATTGGGACCCAGACATAAATGATTGGTCGTATACGATTACCTACACAATTCAAACCTATCTTGTTCCGGCGATAGACAATCCTTTTGTAAACAATAATACTCCATATTATGGTCCGCATAAAAGATATGATTATTGGTACACCGGACAAAATACTCAAGTTTTAAAGTTTGAGCAAGAAATTAATACTGGTTATACAAGTATTGTTACTGCCGGTAACCCGCCCAGAATATCTGATTCTAATAATACTGCTAATGGGACTGGTGGTGCCGCAGGTGGAGCTGGCGGTACCGCAGGTGGAGCTGGTGAAACCCCGGCAGCATCACCTTCACTCACAACAACTACTACTAATACTACATCTCCTATTAATAGTGATGGTGCTGGCGGAACCCTCAGCATGGAAGCAATTAATAGTGTTAGAACAACATTATATGATCCTGCTAGCTATGTAACTGCAAAAGTTGAAATATTGGGAGATCCTGATTTTCTTATGCAGGCATCCCCTGCATTAAATGAAGCTATTGCCAATAGCAACAATAGCAGCAACACCGCCGGGTTTAATAGATTTTATCAAAACAACAACGACTTTACTATTAGTGCAAACGGCGGACATGTATTTTTTGAAATTGATTTCAAAGAAGCGGTTGACTATTCTGTAGGTGAAGTTAATGAACCATTTGCAGATGGTAAAGGAGTTACAGGTAAAGGCGGCACTTTATCAATTAATGATAGTATTAATATCATAAACTACCAAGACGGCGTTAGTGATAAAATCAACGGAGTGATATTCACTCTTAAATCAATTACTAATAATTTTAAAAACGGTTCTTTTACCCAAACCCTAGATGCATTCAATCCGTTCTTGTTCGGTGATTTAAGTAGGGTTCAAACACCGGGAGCGCAGCGTGAACCAACCGCTAATGTTGCTGCTACTACTGCTACTCCGCCGGCTACAGGTGACGGTGCAGCTACGGCTGCACCGGTCGCAAGGTCTAATCCCGGACTCCGGCAAGACCCGCCTGCTCCGGCAGCAAGACCGGCCGCTGCACCGGCACCGGCCCTTACTGCAAATACCCTTTTCAATCGCGGGCCATATGCTGATGGTTATCGCCTACCGGCTCCCCCAACAACATAAAGAGACTATGAAATATGCCAGTTGACAGTTTTAAACCCCGCGGAACGAACAAACTTAATAGACCGACCCGTGACGGCGGCGGCTCCAAAAATTACCCAATTATCGGGATAGTGAAAAACAACATTGATGCTAATCGTTCCGGAAAAATTTGGGTCGCACTACAAGATGGCAAGGGTCCCACTAATCCTAATTCACGAAGTGGCTGGACACAAGTACAGTACTTATCTTCATTTTTTGGCGTAGTACAAGCCAATGGCGGAGCAAATGATTTAGGGTCATACACAAATAATTCTAGTTCATACGGGCATTGGCAAGCCCCGCCCGACATTGGTACTGAAGTAGTATGTATTTTTATTAACGGTGATATTAACAGAGGGTTTTATATCGGGGCCATTCCCACTCCCCAAACATTGCAGATGGTTCCTGCTATCGGGGCAAGAGATGTTGTTACACTCAATGAGGGGGAAGCTTCTGGATTTGGCGGAGCCACTAGACTGCCCGTAACTAACATTAACACCAATAATACAAACGTATCGAACAGCAACGAATTTTTAGATACTGCTAGACCAGTGCATAGCTACGCTGCTAGTATCATGCAACAGCAGGGTATATTAAGAGATCCTATTCGCGGTCCCATTAGCTCAAGTGCTAGTAGAGAACCAACAAGTAGAGTTGGGTGGGGAGTTAGTACTCCTGGACGACCCATATATGAGGGCGGATATACAGACGAAACTCTACCCGACAATTTAGAACAAGGTAACGCAGAACGACTTAATGTTATTGCACGAAGAGGCGGTCACAGTATCGTTATGGATGACGGTGACATTATTGGGCGTGATCAATTAATTCGTATTCGCTCTGCACTGGGCCATCAGATTATGATGAGTGACGATGGACAAACATTATCAATCTTACACAGTAATGGACAAAGCTATATTGAATTAGGCAAAGAAGGTACTGTAGACATATTCAGTACAAATAGTATTAACATGAGAACTCAGGGTGATTTTAATATTCACGCTGACAGAAATGTTAATATACATGCTATGGAGAACTTTAATCTTCAAGCGAAAAACATTCATACTAATAGTGACGAAATAACTAAATCCAGAGCAGGCAAAGAATATTCTATCACTGCATTAAACAATTTTACTGTAAAGGCAACTGCTGCAATTGCAATGTTGGCCGGTGGTCAAGCAAGCATGGTGGCAGGTGCAGAAGCATTTGTTAACGGTGATAAAGTTAATTTGAATAGTGGTAGCCCAGCATTACTACCGCCTGATGTACCTATCATTCCTGTAACAGCCCAGACAGATACATTGTTTGATGAAGGTGTGGGTTGGGCAGCAGCACCCGCTAGACTATTATCTATCGCTTCACGAGCACCAGCACACTATCCTTGGGTCAATGCAGGTATGGGCGTTGACATAAGAAATAGTCCAAACGCTGCTGATAACTTGCCTGCTCCGTCATCGCCTCCGGTACAGCAATTAAATGCTCAAGCAGAAGCAACTAGACCCACTCCTCCCGCAGTAGCTACCGTAGCATCGGTTCCGCCTGTTCCAGCGTCTTCACCCACATTGGGTGCAGGTACAACGAACGCCGTACTTGCATCAACTGCAACAGCAGCAGCAGAAGGTCCAGCCGCCGAAGCAACTGCTGCTGGAGCAGGGGTAGTCAAGAAGCCAGGCAGTTCATTAATTTCAGGAATCAATAGTGCATTGAGGGTTGCTGCTGCTGTGGGCGGCGGCATTGCCGCAATTAGACAGCTAACGAGCGCAAGTTCTGCGGGTCAAGCACTAATAGCAGTCGGATCATTTGGGCAAAGTGCCGATCAACTGGCACGTTCTGGTGTGTTGAAGCCTGGTTCAGAAAGTCTTGTTAATGGATTAGCTAGTGCAGGAAAAACACTCACCAATACTCTTCCCGCATCAGTGTTTACTGGTAGAGCCGGAGCTGAGACAGTAGAACAATTAGCAGCAAACCCTGACGCACAAGCAACAGCAGCAGTCAACTTAATGACCACTGCTCAGCAGGAATTAACGCAAGCAGGCGTAATTAATGGTAGTGAATCAACAACTCAAACTGCCGGGCTAATAGCGGCTGCTAGTACTTTGGGCACCGATGCTGTTGTTGACGCAGTAAAGCAATCTTCTACAGCCACAGAAGCAGTGGAAACTGCGACAACTAATCTCACCGCAGCAGCCAGTGCAGTCGGTATCCCGGCAGCAGCGACCGCGGCAGCTGGAGCAAATCTAGTAAACAATGCAACGGCATCTGCCACAGCATTGGCAGGCGCTGCTGCTGGAGCAAAAAATGTTGCCGGCGCTATTGGAGCAGGTATATCAGCAGCTAAACTGGCTGATAGCTTAGGTGGATTGGGAGGAATAGCAAATTCTCTCAGGGCGCTGGAAGATGCAAACAGCGCATTAACTGGACTATTAGATTCAGTTAAGGGTATATCAGGATCTGCATTTAGTGCAGTCAAAGATGGATTTGGTAAATTAGAAGCCGGTGTACCACAAAACTTGTCAGAAATTGCTAAAGAAAAAGCTGCTAAAACCGCTGTCACTGAGAATCTTCCAGGATCGCAGCCGGCATTTGCTAAGAGCTTGTCTAGCCTAGTAACAAAAGCAGGCGATGCATTTAACAAGGCAGCTAAGTTATCCAGCGATCTTAGTAATTCAATTAATAGTGTGGTTGGTCCGGCCGGACGAGCATTATCAGGCGTCGCAGGAGCCGCTACCGGTGCTTTAGGAGCCGCTACTGGCGCCGCAGGAACTATTACTGGCGCTGCAGGAACTATTACTGGCGCTGCAGGAGCTATTACTGGAGCAGCCGGTGCTGTTACCACTGCGGCCGGTGCTGTTACTAACGCAGCAGGTGCTGTGAATAGCATCACTGGTAACGTCAGTAATCTAACTACTGCTATCGGTGAGGTCACCGGACCTCCAGGCATTGCGGCAATTACTGCTGCCCCCGCCGTACCCGGAACCACTAATATTACTACTACACTGTCTTCAATTGCTGATGTATCATCCGAAATTGGTACTCTTCCCAACACGATTGGTGTAAGCACTGTTAATAATGCGATAGTTATTTCAACTTCAGCAGACCAATTAGTAGCGGAAGGAACTGGTGCAGTCAATGCAATTAGCGATTTAGCCAATGCAGGCAACAACTTAGAAAATGCCGGGCAACAAATCACTACACTGATTGACTCAACTACAGGCAATGGTGTAGATAATTTGGCAAATAATATTAGCGGTGCAGTTGACAACATTAACAGCTTAGCAGGAGGAGCAACGTCACTTAAGAACGGCTTGTCAGGTCTAGCTAATGCTGCTAAGAAGGCACAGGGAGGCGGACTTGCTGCTAGAGCATCTGCACTGGCTAGCGGGGTAAGTAATTTGCCAGGCGGAATCAAAGCCTTCTCCAGTGTGTTAGATAAAGCAGATGAAGCTGCTAATCAGATACCAGGTACCGGTCAGTTAACAGGTCTGATGAATGATTTGCAGACGGGAGTTAAAAATGGACTTGGCAGTGCTACATCAACCCTAACTTCAGCAGGTAATGCATTGAATGCAGCTTCATCTGCATTGAATACAGCAAATAGCATAGTAGGAGCAGCAGGTGATACAACAGCGGCATTGGGTAACTTAAGTTCAGCAGCCAGCAAAGCGGGCGGACTCACTTCGGCTATTGCAAGTAAGCTTCCAATAGGACAGGTTACTCAGCTACTAACATCTGTGAGTGCTTTGGGCGCTGGCGGAGCAAGTCCTATCAGACTGCCTAGCTTGGGAGTCAACACGACAAACAGAGACGGCATTACTGCCCAAATTAGAGGAGTATTGGGTGATGCTAGAATTCCAATACCAAATCTGTTAGGAGACATTATAGGTGATGCTATTGACAGTATAGAAAAGAGGGCACGTACTTTAAGAGAAGAAAGACGCCGAATTCAAGCACAACTTGACACTGCAAAGGAAGAAGAAACCGCAGCAGGTGATGCATTCATTGTTGCATTTAATACTCTGCCAGCCGGCGACCCAAGTATTGCTGCACTAGAACAGAGGTATCAGGAAGCAACAACTAAAACTCAAAATTTAGTACGAGAACTAGCAAATGTAGGCAAACGTCCAAGAAAAGCTGCACCAGCGACAGACCCAGCTGCTGCTGGAACGCCCCCGGCCGGTACCGGAACTACTACGTAAACTAAATATTAAAAAGGATAATTTATGGCAACTTATTTAGGATTCAGTACGATAAATGCGTGTAACCCAAAAACAACGAATGCTACCTCAGGTAGTGCTGGCGGCCCGGGCGGAATCCGCGAAGGTATCTCATGGGGAAATAAATTTAGTCTCGTTGATGCCCAATTAGTAGTACAAGATTTTCTCAATGCGTTGAATATACGATTAGGTACCAAAGTGGGTCAGCCCGGATATGGTACAAGACTCTGGGACTTTATTTTTGAACCAAATACTCCAACTACACGAATTGATATTGAAAATGAAATACGACGAGTAGCCAGTCAAGACCCTAGACTTCAACTTGCAGAGCTGGTATCCTATACATACGATAACGGAATACTATTAGAAATACAGTGTGCAATACTGCCTTTCAATCAACCAATTGCTGCAAAAATTTCTTTGAACCGAGCGACACAAACAGCCACTTTACTATAAAATCTGGTTTTTTTCTATGATAAATATATTATCAATAGAGAGAAACTATGGCAACAAGTTCAAGACAATCAGCACTATTTGGCCCCAACGACTGGAAAACCATTTACCAGACGTTCAACCAAGCAGACTTCCGTAGCTATGACTACGAAACCCTACGTAAAGCATTCATTGACTACCTACAAGTAAATTATCCAGAAACATATAACGACTATGTTGAATCAAGCGAATTTGTTGCCTTGCTTGACGTTATTGCCTTTATGGGTCAAGGTCTTGCTTTCCGCAATGACTTGAATGCTCGTGAAAACTTTATTGATACCGCCGAACGCAGAGACAGTGTTGTTAAGCTTGCCAATCTTGTGAGCTATACTCCAAAAAGAAACATTGCTGGCCAGGGCTATCTAAAAGTCACGAGTATTAAAACTACTCAGAACCTAAATGATCTTAACGGATTCAATCTAAGCAATGTTCCTGTATTATGGAATGACCCTGCTAACCCCAACTGGTTAGAACAGTTCAACACGATCATCAACGCTACCTTAGTAGATACACAGAGAATCGGTAGACCTGGCAACGTTAGTGAAATCGCTGGAGTAAACACCAGCGAATATAGCATACAGATTGCCCCTAATAATCTACCTATCGTACCTTTTACAAGTTCGGTTGGTGGCATCAACATGAACTTTGAATTGTGCAGTGTGTCCAGCTTAGACAGCGAATCAATCTACGAAGTTCCTCCTGCTCCTAACGGCAGATTCAATATGTTATATCGTAATGACAAGTTAGGATTTGGTAGCCCCGAAACAGGCTTCTTCTTCTACTTTAAGCAGGGCAATCTACAGACATTTGACTTCTCGTTGCAGCAGCAAATCAGCAACCAAAATATTGATATTGATATTCAGGGAATTAACAATTCTGATACATGGCTATACAAGATTAATCAAGATAACACAAGAGACCAGTGGCGTCAAGTAGAAAATGTTTATGCTAATGCTTCACTACAAGGCAATAGTTCATTCAAGCAGACATTTTCCGTAAGCTCACGTTTCAACGATCAGGTCACCTATGTATTTGGCGATGGCGTATTCAGCGAAATCCCTGTCGGAAACTTCAGAGCATATGTACGTGCTGGCAATGCACTCACCTACACTATCTATCCTTCAGACATGAATGGCTTGTCAGTGACATTCACTTATATTTCTCGTTTGGGTAGAGCAGAAACATTAACTGTTGGTCTAGCGTTGACCCAGACAGTAACGACTGCTCAGGCAAGAGAATCACTTGCAAGCATTAAGCAACGTGCGCCTACTCGTTACTATACACAGAACAGAATGGTTAATGGCGAAGACTACAACAACTTCCCATATACACTGTACAACTCAATTGTCAAGAGTAAAGCAATTAATAGATCAAGCGTTGGCGTCAGTAAAAATCTTGACTTGCTAGACCCTACTGGAAAATATTCTAGCACAGTAAGTTATGGCAATGACGGTGCATTGTATCAAGACGATGCCGACGGTAGCGAAAGCTTAACAATTAATAATACCAGTGATATCATTGCATTCTTTACTGGTGAGCTAACTAATATATTGACGCTAAACAAAGCCACACAATACTATATTCAGAACTATCCAAGATACACCGTAACTGATCAGAATACTCCTGCAAATGAAATAGTGTATTGGAGAACTAGTACCGTAAATGCAGACAATGAAACAGGTTATGTCTACACAGTAACCGGTTCATTAGAGCAGCCCACAAGCGTTGGTGTATTCAGCACTACTAATTTGAAATACATGACCACTGGTGCTATCGTTAAATTTACTGCACCCTCAGGTTTCTATTTTGACCAAGACAATAGACTTGTAGCAGGTATTCCAGGTTCGGGCGACAGCACATTTATTTGGACTACTGTTCTAAATGTAGTAGGCGACGGCTCAAACAACAATCAAGGTAGCTTCGCTAATGGAGCTGGTCCTATCAGACTTAGTGGCTATGTCCCTAATGATGTTATTGTAAGCACTATCATTCCTGTGTTCGGTAACATTATTCCTAGAGAAATAATTCAAGAGGCAGTAATCAGAATTGAACTGAATCAAGAATTTACATTAGTGTTTGATAACTCGCTACTAATCAATCAGTCACGCTGGTCTATTAAAAAGATTACTGACCCCAATTGGTTCGTAAAGTTTACCAGCTTAGGTAATAATAGATACACTGTAACATATAGATCATTGTCTTACTATTTTGGAAGTGTCTCAGACACAAGATTTACTTTCGCTAAAGACGAATTAGTATACGATCCGTTTACTGGAAAGATTATTCAAGATAATGTTACGGTATTGGGAATTAATACAGCACCCTCATCTACTACTGCGATCGGTAAGAACACTGAGATTAATATTGTTGGACAAACAGTTGAGAGCGATGGATACGTAAACGACTTTGAAGTTGAAGTTGCAGCAACGGATGTGAACAACAATCAGTTGATTTTAAATCCGGACTTCTTTAATGAGATTACAGGTTTCGTAACGGGTAACAATAATTTTGGTATATATGTTTTCTTTGAGACTGTACAGGATCCAATCAACCTCACCAAAGAGTTCATTATTCCTACCAGCTCAGTACGATTCCAATATCCTACTCAAACACAGATTGAATTAGTGAAGTATGATTATCCAGTTGGACAATTGTTCTATGCAACTAGTGAAAATAAATTCTATAAAACAGTTCAGGATCAAACTGTAACTACTATTGTCTACGATTTAGTAGAACAGTTTAATTATAGTGTGAAGTCAGGAAGACAGGGCCTGAGCTATCAGTACAAGCATAATTCAAACAACACTAATAGAATTGATCCGGCAACTACTAACATTATTGACTTATATGTTGTCACATTCAGCTACTATGAACAATATCAGAGATATATTGTTGACACAACAAATACTATTCCTGAACCGAATAGACCAACAATTACTGAGTTGTCTTCGCAGTACACTCAATTACAAGACTATAAAATGTTGTCGGATTCTGTAATATTAAATAGTGTAGAGTTCAAACCATTGTTTGGTCCTAAAGCAGTACCGGCACTGAGAGCGACAATTAAAGTAATTAAAGACAGTACAACAAATGCGAGTGACAGTGAAGTGAGAAGTGCAGTGCTAGCCGCAATGGATCAATATTTCAATATTAATAATTGGAACTTTGGTGATACCTTCTACTTCTCAGAACTTAGTGCATACTTACACGCCGAATGCGGAGACTTGATTAGCTCTGCTGTATTAGTACCGAATGACCCCTCAATGAGGTTTGGAGACTTGTATGAAATAAAATGTAGACCTTTTGAAATTTTTGTAAACGCTGCTACATCAAATGATGTATTAGTAATACCCGCGCTCACACCCGACGAATTACAGATAAGATAAGTACATATATGGCACGCATTAGAACACTAAATTTTCTTCCGGAAATTTTCCAAACACCCACCAACAGTCAGTTCCTCTCGGCTACACTTGATAGACTCGTAAGCAATCCTTCGTCAACTCGTGTACAGGGATATGTTGGTAGCAAATTTGGTTCGGGAATTAATGCGCTTGATTATTATGTCACAGAGCCAACCAAAACTCGTGCAGATTATCAATTAGAACCAAGCGTGGTGTTTACAAAAGCAGAAGAAGAAATTGCTAATGATTTTATTACATACCCGGGCATAATTGATTCGCTCAAACAACAGGGTGCTATTACTAATAACAACGATAGATTATTCAACAGTCAAATCTACTCATGGGACAGCTTCACTAATCTAGATAAGTTGGTCAACTATTATGAATACTACTGGTTACCAATTGGTGCCCCAGCAGTTACAGTTGCTCCCAGTACTGTATTCATCAACCAAGATTATGTTGTCACTGACTTCCCTAATAGCTATGAAATCAGCGAAGTCGGATCAGCGATTGGAACAGGAACGAATCCTACAATCTCAGTGATTCGCGGTGGCACATATAGATTTGAAGTAAATCAAACTTCACAGTTCTGGATTCAGACTGAGCCAGGTACTAGTGGATTTTCTCCCACACAAGAAAATCTACCTACAAGAGAAGTATTTGGTGTGGATAACAACGGTACTGAAGTAGGCATCGTAACATTCAACGTCCCATTCAAGAATGCACAGGATCAATTTGTTTTCCCTGGCAACAATATGGTTGACGTAATTTGCAATATTCCGTTTGATCAGGTTAACGGTAGAAATCTGTATACGATTAATGACCCTGCTACAGGCGTAATTTATCCCGGACTAGATAATATTGACGGTGTGACTGGCTTAGAAGGCCTAAGAATACTGTTCTACGACACCGGAGTACCAGATGAGCAAGGATTCGTCTCATCGTATTATGACAGCACAACTTATGACGTAAATGATCCGTCCTTTACAGAACCTAAGACTGTCACTGTCGGTAGCACTAACGCTAGTGGTAATAGATTATCAATGGCATCGGGCTTCACTACAGATGAACTAATTCCTAATCAAACTGTAACCTTTAGTGGAGTGCTATTAGGTGGCATCGTTGAAGGTCAAGTATATTTTGTAAAAGATATTATCAACTCAACCGACTTCACTATTTCCGAAGACCTTGAAGGTGATACTGTAACTGTATTTTCTCAGTCAGGCGCCAACATGATTGTTAACATCAATCAGGGCCAGTTTCAGAATGGATTTAACACTGTAGTAAGTGAGAACTTCTACAGAATTCAGTATGTAGGTGATCCCGATAATCCTATTATTAGACTGTTACCTGATGGTACTATTCCTAATAATGAAAAGATTTCTCCGAGATTCGGTGACCAATACATCAGTAGATCGTTTTACAGAAATAATTTAGGTGTTATTAGTATGATACCTATTATTACTGCACCGCTTGATGTGTTGTATTATCAAGATGGAATCAATCCAAATAAAGTCGGCGTAATTAAAATTAATGATTCTGACATAGACAACTTTATTAATATTGAAACAGAAATCTTAGGTAGAACAACTTACACCTCACCTAACGGCGTACAGTTCACGAATGGATTGAAGGTTCAATTTGATGGTAACGTCTTCCCTAATTCATATCGCTCAGGCGAATATTATGTTGAGGGCGTAGGTACAGCAATAGAATTGATTCCGGTCAGTGAATTAATTGTTCCTGAGAAATTCTCTAGAGGAGACTTCATACCATACGATACTGTAGGCTATGACGACACTGATTATGATATTGAATTGTTTGTTCCAATTGACCCCGACTATATCACTATTACAAGAAATAGCATCAGCAAGAATGCATGGTCAAGAAGCAACAGATGGTTCCACATTGACGTTATCAATGCCACTGCACAGTATAATGATAATCCAAATATCTTGACAGAATATGCGACTCTTGACAACAAAGCTAAGAGACCAATCATTGAGTTTTATCCTAACTTAAAAATGTTTGATGCAGGTACTCAAGGTAAGAGACCAGTTGACTTCTTTGATACTCGTGCAACAGATGCATTGTCTCAGGTTGCAGGGTTAAACAATTATTTCCCTGACGTAGAAACCTATACTGGCAACACTGCTGTAGTTGCAAGCACACCAACTGTCATAGTCAATGTAGTATCCATGGAGCTGGGTAAAACATATGAGCTTGTCAACGTTGATGACACTATACAAGATTCATGGAATGAGTTAGCAGGAACGTTGGGCGTTACGTATTTTCCGGGTGACAAAATCGTATGTGTTAAAGACGGAAACGATCTCCTAGTTCCTGGCACCGGTACTGGACGCTTAATAGATGATCAGACAACTGTAACTGTTCCGTCAGACGATGTTACTGGGGTATTCCAAATTGGGATGTATGTCGGTGACGTATTAAATATTATACCTACTAATGCACAGATTATTAATCTCACTGATGACGGGACAACGACCACTCTCACTATCAATTATCCGTTCCCACAAGACATTGTTGGCGGAACAACATCAATCGTTGGTACTGACACTACAGTAAGCAACTATTCTGTTTTCCCTGGATCAAGAATTATTTTCTCTAACGATACCGACGAAGGTACAAAGCATAAGATTTACGTTGTAGATATCGTTGTTACTACTTTAGGTGGTAGTCCACAGATTGTGTTGATTGAAGCTGAAGACACTAATGTTGAAGTAGATCAGCAGGTTGTCATCACGAGAGGCTTCACCGAGCAAGGTAAAACATTCTATTTTGATGGCATTGAATGGCTACAAGCACAGCAGAAAGTAACTGTTAATCAGGCTCCTCTATTTGATGTGTTTGACGATAATGGTATAAGTCTTTCAGACAGCACAGTTTATAATAGTACAAGCTTTACTGGAACTACGCTTTTCTCATATGGTATTAATCCATTAACAGTTGACGATCCTATCTTAGGTTTCCCTGTAAGATTCACTGATGTAGGCAATATCGGAGATATTAGCTTTGACGTTACTATCAATTCTGATACCTTTAACTATGTGCGCGGTATTGAATCAATAACACAGCAAGTAAATACTGGTTACGTACATAACTATATCAATAGAATTGAATTTGCTAGAGAATTGGGCTGGGTAACAGCAGTAGAAAACAGTGTACAGTATCAAGAATTCAACTTCAGATATAATGTTGCTACCCCAACAACTCAGTTTGTTTGTGATGTTGCTGCGTTACCTGAAGTAGAATTTGACAGTGTAGGTTGGCCAAGAGTAAAAGTATATAACAATAACAAGTACCTAGAACCAACTGATTACACCGTTGAAATATTTGATACTGCTACAAGAATTACCTTAAACAGTGCACCTGATGTAGACACCGTAATTCAAGTATTGCTTCTGAGTGATCAAGTCAGTCAGAGCGGATTCTATCAGATTCCTGACAACTTGAACAGCAACCCATTCAACGAAGACTTGACTGTAGCAGATTTGGGTGACATTCGCAATCACTATCAAGATATCTTTGTCAATGCACCAAACACTACTGGTGATATCTTTGGCTCAAATAACTATAGAGACTGCGGTGACTTAACCCCATATGGTACTAAGATTATTCAGAACAGTGCTTCAATGGTACTACCGGGTGTGTTCTTACGTAAAACAAAATATGACCTATTAAACGCATTGATGTTTACGAGCAATGAGTATGTCAAGTTCAAGCAACTATTGGTTGACACTGTACAAAATACCCAGTTCACTATTAGAAACACCCCAGCAGAAATTCTTGACGAAGCTATTGAGCAGATTGCAGCGAGTAAGAGTGAGATTAGCTCATTCTACTGGTCAGACATGCTGCCAAATAGATCGCCGCTAGCGGTAAATACATATAACTTTAATAGCAACACCGACGTAACTCGCTATCCGTTGAGCAAAGTTTATAATTTTGAATCAGCTAACTATGACAGCGTATTAGTATACTTGAACAGAACCGTCAATAACAATCTAGTACAAAGACAGCTCCTAAGAAATGTGGACTACACTATCAGTGCTGATAGCCCAACTGTCACCGTTACTTTAGATTTGGTACCCGGCGACCAAATCATAGTTAAAGAATATAATCAGACATATGGATCATTTGTTCCTTATACTCCGAGTAAGCTCGGACTCTATGCTTTGTACGAACCTAGTGTTGTATTAGACAGCAATTATTCTACACCTACATATTTCATTAAGGGACACGACGGATCATATACAAAGCTATATGGTACCTACATTCCTCAGACTGACACACTTTTAGACTTCAGAGACCAAACACTATTGGAATTTGAAAAGAGAGTTTACAACAACGTTAAGCTAAGCACAGAAGTTCCAATCAAGTTCTATGACGTATTGCCTGGCTTCTTCAGAGACAGTGACTATTCATATGATGAATGGTTGCAGATGTATTCAACTAATTTCTTGAATTGGGTTGGTCAGAACAGAATTGATTACAAGACTCAGTTCTTTAATAGAAACAACGAGTTCACCTACAACTACACTAACTCAAGCAACAAGTTGACCGGCGAGCAAATCCAACAGGGTTATTGGAGAGGCGCATATCAATATCTATATGACACTACTACTCCTAATCTGACCCCATGGGAAATGTTAGGGTTCGCTAACAAGCCTACTTGGTGGGAGGAGCGCTATGGTCCCGCTCCATACACAAGCGACAACTTAGTATTGTGGGGAGACCTTGAATCAGGTAGAGTATATTCAGCAGATGGCACAAGTGTTATTGTTCCTGAAGTAGCTCGCCCTGGACTTTTAGATATTATCCCTGTCAATTCAAATGGCAATTTGCTAAGTCCATTGAATAGCATCGTGGGGACTTATAATGCAAATACTTTCCAGAAAGATTGGAAAGTAGGTGATGATGGCCCGGCTGAACTTAGCTATCGTCGTAGCTCAACATATCCGTTCGACGTTATCAAGTTGTTTGCAATGACAAAGCCTGCTGAGTTCTACAACTTAGCAGTTGACCTAGACAACTACAAATACAATGCTGAGTTTAATCAATATTTGGTAAACAACCGTGACCACTTGATTATCAGTGATGTTGAAATTTACGGTGATGGTATTGCTAAGACCAGTTATATTAACTGGATCGTAGACTATGAAAAGCAGTTTGGAGTAGATACTACTCAAGAAATCAAACAAGCATTGCGTAATCTAGATGTTAGATTGGCATATCGTCTTGCAGGCTATAGTGACAAGACGTTGCTTAAGTTCTATGTTGAAAAGGGTTCACCAAATACTGCCAACGCATCATTGTTGATTCCTGACGAAAGCTATCAGGTTCTTCTTTATGATAACCAGCCATTCGACAAGGTAGTTTTCTCTAGCGTAATCATTCAGAAAACTGTTCAAGGTGGATTTACTGTTTTTGGCAATTCACAGTCCTTTGCTTACTTTATAATTAAGGCACCTGTTAATAGCGGTAGAAGCGAACTTGTTACTGTATTAGATAAGACAGTAAAATTAGCAACTGATTATTCATCTAAGGAAGTACTCGTCCCTTATGGCACAACCTTCTACAGCATACAAGAAGTTGCACAATTCCTAATGAGCTACAACGCATACCTAACAGACAAGGGTATGAAGTTTAATGAAGTACAGGCTGGTACCGAGATCAATTGGGAATTGATGGTACAGCAGTTCATGTATTGGACTCAGATGGGCTGGGAAGACGGAAGCTTGATTACATTAAATCCTGCTGCCAACGATCTTGTCTTTGATAAAGAAGGAAGCATTGTTCAGCCGCTAACCATCCAACAGCAGAACTTCATTCTTAACCAAGACCTGTACCCTATTCAGATTAATACTCTTTGCGTGAATCGTGACGGGACATACTTCAAAGTTCACACACTGAACGAAGGCGATAGCATGTCCTTCGCACAATTCAACGTGAGTAACTTTGAACATGGTATTGTGTTCAACAACACCACACTATTCAATGACGTAATCTATAATCTTGTTACTGGATTAAGACAAAACAGAATTACGTTGCGCGGAACTAAGACCAGCGAGTGGAACGGAACCGTAGACGCTTGGGGCTTTATCATTAACCAAGACAACGTAAAAGAGTGGTCAAAGGATGTTAAGTATCCAAAGGGTTCAATCGTTCTCCACAAGAACAAATATTACACTGCACTAAGATTGTCAGAACCATCAACTGTCTTTAACGACCTTGATTGGAAATTAATCAACTATGAAGATGTGCAGAAAGGTCTGTTGCCTAACTCAGCGACTCGTTCGTTTGAAAGCACACTATATTATAACTGCAATGAAGCTAACCTAGAACAGGATGCTGATCTATTATCGTTCTCTTTGATCGGCTATCGTCCAAGAGATTATCTCGCATTAGCAGACTTGACAGATATTACCCAAATCAATGTCTACAAGAACATGATTAAGAACAAGGGTACTGTTAATGCGGTAACTGCATTTGACGGCGTTAACTTGCCTCAGGGCGGCATTGAATATGAAGTTTATGAAAACTGGGCAATCAAGTCAGGTGACTATGGTGGTTTGCTAAGTCAAAACTTTGTAGAGTTTAGGGTTGACCAAAATCTTTTGACCGGTAATCCAAGCATTGTATCATTGACCAATGGCGTCTACACTGAAGGCTCTCAGCAAGAAGTGCCTATCTATAGTTTGTTTAATTACGGTGATACTATTACTGATCCAAATGTATTGGCAGTAACCACTGACCCATATAATAATCTGTATCCATCAGCCGGTTATGCTAACTTTAACGATGTGAAAATGTCGTCCTTCTACTACGGCGGATTGCCTAATGGAGTCAACAAGGACGGTATAGTCGTTCCTATTCAGAATTTCTATGTAAGAGACTATCTATGGTTAGCAAGCTTTAAAGAAAAGTGGGGAATCTTTTCTTGGAGTCCGATCGGCGAGGTAGTTGAAGTAGCTGCGAACTTAAACAACACTGCGACAGTGACGTTTAGTAAGCCGCACAACCTAAAGAATCTAGATCCAATTGCAATCGTCAACTTCAGCACGAATGTAGACGGCTACTACATTGTAACACAGGTTGTTAACTTGAATCAAGTAATAATCAACTTGAGTATTTCTAATATCGGGTCAGAAAGTATCACTGGTTCAGGCGTAGGTATGTTTATCTACAGTCAGCGAGTAGCACAGCCAGGCGATATCAATACTCTACCTCTATTGGAAGCAGAGTTCAGCAAGAATACTGTCTGGGTAGACGAAAACACTGACGGTGGCTGGGCAGTATATAGAAAAGGCATCAACTACGCTAGACAGGGTGAACTATCCACAACTACTTCAAGTACATTTGGTAATAGTGTTGCATTTACTGAATCTGCTGGTTACTTGGTCGCCGACTCAGCGAATGGAGTAGTATACAGATACTATTATAAAAATTCTAATTACGACCTAGCTGAAACTATTACCAATGACACCAGTTTTGGTGAGAAGATTGTACACAATGATAACACATTCGTTATTTCACAACCTACTACTGATCCTACTGTATACATATATGCATGGAATGATACTGCTTTAGCAAACGAGTTGTTGCTAACTCAAACGATTGCTGCACCGATGGGAGTGACCGATTGGGGAAGTGAATTAGCTATTTCCGGCGATGGTAATTGGGTCTATGTTTCAGATACGTTGAACACTCAAGTATATGTTTACAGAAAGAATAATCAAGAATTTTCTGCTGGTTATTTTGTCCCAACACAAACATATGTAATTACTGAGTTGGGTACTACTGACTTTACTGCAATTGGTGCAATTGAAAACAGTGTTGGTATTACTTTTGAAGCAACAGGAATAGGATCTGGTACTGGTACAGCAATCAATGCTACATACGAATTAGTAAACATAATTGAAAATCCTGACATAGTGACGGCCGGTTCATTTATTATTGGAGAAGAATATAAAATTGCTTCATTAGGAAATACTGATTTTACATTAGTTGGCGCAGCATCAAATAATGTAGGGGTAGTATTTACTGCTACTGGCCCTGGCACTGGGACCGGAACTGCATCAGCACAAAGCAACGGTTTTGGTACTGCAATCTCTACCGATTTTGACAGTGATTGCTTGTTCATCGGCGCACCCAACAAAGACTATAGCGTAAGCGTAACTAATTGGGGAGAAGTTTACTTCTACCAACGTTCTGTGCAAAACTTTGAATCAACTGCTGTATCTACGTTAACGCAGCCGCAATTCTTTGCATTAGGATGGACACCTGATACTGCAACTAAAGCGGTAACAGCTACCTCTGACAGCACTGACAGAATCACATTGGCGAACGTATCTGGAATCAGTGTAAATGATGCTATTACTTTTGTGGGCACCGGTCTAGCCGGAACAGATATTATTGCATACAAAACATATTATGTAGCCGGTATATCCGGTAGTGCTATTACTATTAAGGAATCAAGATCAACTAATGCTATAGTTCAACTATCTACCGTTTCGAGCATTTCTAATGCGACGGCTCACGTTCAAAGTGAATTGCTGCTCGTAAATGTCAACGGACGTATGGTTCAGGACAACAACTATGCAGTCGTAGGTAGTTCATTAGTATATACTGGTTCACTAAATGCAGGAGACATTGTAGAAGTCAGTGGTAACGATTTTTATAATGTTCAAACGTTCAACGCTGCTTCTAATAGCGCAATCAACATTCAATTTGGGTATGATTTGGACGTTACACGACAAGCATCTGAACTATTAATCGGTAGCCCATATGAAATTGACTCTGAGAATAGAGAAGGTTTAGTATATAGATTTACTAATGGTGGTGCAAGATTTGGTATTGTAGTAGGTGAGAATCAATGCTTCCTATCAACAACCCGCAGCGTTTTAATCAACGGGTATCAAGTCACATTGGCTGCTGGTACTGCCGCTGCCGTCGCCAATCAAATCGTAAATTCACGAGTACCTAATATTACTGCATCTGCAACTACAGACAATAAACTTATCATTCAAGTAGTTGATCCAAACTTAGCAGAAATCAATAATAAGTTGATGGTCACTGCATTTGATACTGCTACTTTAGATGAATTGGGTATCAGTGTGTATTCACCTACTCAAGTAATTCCCTGCCCTCACAAAGAAGGCCCAACTGAGTTTGGTAAGACAATTAAGTTTAACCAGTTTGATTCAGTTGTAATTGCTGCCCCTGCAGGTCCTAACTTTGTAGCCACCACATTTGACTTCACCGATGACGAGAATCTAGATAATGACACGGTGTTTGACAACAATGCAACCAGATTCCTTGAAGACTATCCTAACGCCGGCGCAGTCTACATGTTTGACCTGTTGACAAACAATAACGGTAGCTTGTTGAATCCGGGTGCATTCGTATACGCTCAGCCTTCTAACAGCGCAACTTTAGATTTTGTCATCAATCCGTACTACGGCGAAGCTGTTGACTTCTACGACAACACAGTTATTGTGGGTGCTCCTAACCAGATAATCAATCCATCGCAAGTAGGACAAGTAACAACATTTGTTAATGCAACTGGCGTGAGAAACTGGTCAGAGTTCCGTCAAAGCGCACCAATCGTAGATATTAACAAGATTCAAAACACCCAGTTGTTTAGTGCAAGCACAAATAATACCCTAATAAATCTTGATTACATGGATCCGTTGCAAGACAAGCTATTGGGTGCGATAAGAGAAAACATTGATTATGTTTCACCGGAAGATCCTGCCAGATACAACGTTGATCCACTAAACATATCTGCTAATACATGGGGAAGTCAACAGGTAGGAAAAATCTGGTTCAATACATCAACCGTCAGATTCGTAAACTATCATCAGAATGATGTAGTTTATAATAGTGAGTATTGGGGAACAGTGTTCCCAGGCTCAGATATCTCAGTATGCACCTGGGTAGCCAGTAATGTTCTTCCCGGTCAATATCAGGGACCTGGAACTCCTATTGACGCTACAAAGTATGCAGTCGGTAGTAGATTGAATGCGTCTAACATCGTTACCCCAGTTTATTATTTCTGGGTAAGAAATAGCGGTCTAATCGTTAAAGAGCGTGAGAAGACCCTATCGGACGCAGTTCTTGCTTCATACATTGCAAATCCACAAAGTTCAGGCATTGCATATATGGCACCTCTGTTGCCTAATACTTTTGCGCTGTACAACTCAGCAGAATATATCAACGATGCTGATAGTGTTTTCCATATCGGATTTGCTACTAACCAAGACACGGATGTTCCACATAACGAATTTAAGTTAATTCGCCAGAACTTCCCTGATGACTTCTTACCAGGACTGATGCCAGGTGAACGGCCATTCTCTCTATATGCAAGAATGCTTGATAGTTTGTCAGGAACTACTATTAGTGGGGAGATCGTACCTAATCCGTTCTTGCCATTAGCAGTACAGTCAGGCGTATTAGCAAGACCAAGACAAAGCTTCTTCTACAACAGATTTGAAGCACTAAAGAACTACTTGACATATGCTAACGCAGTTCTTGTACAGTATCCTATTACTGAAATAAAGCCGGACATTTCGTTCGCTTTCGTTTCAGATGAATTTTACAATACCGCAGATTATTGGGAATACATCAACTGGTGGGCACCTGGTTATAACAATAGCACAAGAGCTTTTGTGCAGGTACCGCTATACGCTGACTTAGCAGAGCTTGTAGTAAATCCAGACACTCTTGTTAAGGTGGATAACAACGGTACCGGCTCATTTGAAATCTATCGTTATGACGGCGAAGGAGTTTGGACACGAGTTGGTCTAGAAAACGGAACAATCCAATTCAGTAGTGCATTGTGGGAGTATGCTAAGTTTGGCTTAGGATACGGAAACGATTTCTATGATACTATACCATACGATGACTATCCAAGTGAAGCAACAAGAAATATCATTCGCCTCCTAAACGAGCAAATCTACACTCAGGAGTTGTTGATTCACAGAAATAAGAGTCTAATTCTACTCTTAGAGTATATCCAAACGGAAACGATAGAGTCACAAAATTATTTGCCTTGGCTTTCTAAAACATCATTGATGGATGTATTCCACACCGTTCGTGAACTAAGACCGTTTGAAGTATTCAAGAGCGACAACGTTGAATTCTTAGAAGGTTACATTAACGAAGTTAAACCTTATCACGTAGTCCTTAAGGAATTCTTAGTCAAGTATGATGGTATGGAAGTCTATGACGGAAACTTCACTGACTTTGATGTTCCCGCAACATATAATAATAATTTTGATCAGTACATAAGCCCGCAGCTTGTATTCACTGACCCTGATAATGAATATACGTATGATGAGAATTCACCAATCTGGTCTACTGCGCCATACACTCAGTGGTATCAGAATTATGGTTTGTCATTGACTGGACAAGAAAACTATCTCATAACTACACTAAAATCATATATGGATTTGGGGTCTAACGTAATGCTTGTAGATAACGCTAGCGGATTCCCATCCAATGGCGTCATACAGATTGATGGCGAAATAATTTCTTATGCGTTTGTTGACAGAAACTTAAATCTGTTGGGAGGCTTGTCAAGAGGTCTTAACAACTCACAAGTGTCAGAACATATTCCTGACTCAGATATCTTCATTGATTTGCCTGCGGTGGTAGTGTTGGATGAAGGTTCCGGCTACACTCAAGTACCAAAAGTAATAGCACACGTTGATACTACATTGTATCCGGCACCTAGAAAAGAAGCAATACTACAAGCAGTGATGAGCGGCGGCAGAGTAAGTTCAGTTCAAGTTATTGATCCGGGCGCGGGCTATGTTGTTCTGCCTGAAATCAAAATTGACTCAGCATACACTATCTTGTTCTCCGACACAGACATTAACGCAAGCCTAAACACAATTAATATCAATGCTCCTTTCCTTAGAACAGGTGAGATAGTTAAATTCAATAGTGGTACCGGTGGAGCAAAGCCAACTAATCTTGTAGACGATTCTTGGTACTACGTTGGCGTTCTTGAATCACTGCCCTCAGTAATCATAGCTCTCTATACTAACTATAGTGATGCAGTAAAAGATCAAAATAGAATTAATATTGCACCTGGTTTAGCTTCTGATGATATGTCGCTTTCTCCGGGCGCCAGAGCTTCAACTATCACAAGCTCAGCACCTACCAGAGAAAATAATATCACGCTACGTTTCGACAGAACTACCTATAATTCTCAAGTTATTGATTGGGAATCAGGAACATTCTATGGTGCATTCTTTGCTGGTACCTACTATAACAGCGACAAGATATCAAGTTCTGCCATCACGCTAGAAAATACTGAGCCAGATATCAACACTATCTTAGCAAGTGCCCAGGGCGTAGCACTACAAATTAGTGATGTTACTGATGAAGAGGAACTTGTTTGGTCTGCATTTACTCGTTATGTCAGCGAAACTTCAGCCATTGACAACTCAATTAGTTTGGTCCCGCAAGATGGAAATAACCCTGACTTGTCAGAATTAGAACCTAATGCTTCAGGAACCACAATAGGTTTCTATATCGGAATGCCTATTAAATTCATTGGTACTGTAATCGGTGGCCTATCAGAAGGTGTAACATACTATGTTTCTGAAATTATTGATGAAATCAAGTTCTGTGTATCAGATACTATATCAGGATCCACAAGGGTACTTAATAACGGAACAGTAAACGCACCACTACTTGAGTGCTATACAGGAAATATCAACGAAACTGTTATAGTTTCAGTTGAATATCCGGGTATTATTGAAGCAACACAAACTCAAAGCGTTACCAATGCTATCACGGTACCACTATCACCGGTTGGCACAGGGGGAACAATTGGTTTCTATACTAATCTTCCTGTATTCTTTACTGGTAACGTGTTCGGCGGAATAATTGAAAACTTTAATTATTACGTGACCTCTGTAATTGATAATCAGACATTTACAATCAGTGAAACACAAAACCCAGTGACTACCACTGTCACTCAAACTAAGGCCACTGGAAACATTCTGGTTGTTGGATCCATTAATGGAATTTCTAGAAATGACCCAATCATCATTACTTCGTTGACCGGCGGATTAGCTCTTAGCGGAATAGTTGCAGGTAAAACTTACTACGTAAGTCAATTTATTAGTCCGACTGAAATTACTATTTCTGAAGTGGTCAACGGTCCTGTGTTAGTTGTTTCTAATAGAGTCGGTACGGCTGTTCTCACTAACCAAAAGGATACAGTCAAGCTAACAAATGCAACCGGTTCAATGACAATGAACGTTTCTCTACCGGTAAGTCCAGGACAAGTTGACGGGCAGCTATTCACACTGTACCAAACTTCAGGGCAGTTTACCGATATTGCTCCTTCAGGTGCTAACTATTCAGACCTAATTGACAGACAAATTAGAGCTACAATTGGAACAGTGAACAAGATTGCTATCTCTGAAAACGATGGCGGAACATTTAACTTCTATGTGAACATGCCAATTCAGGTACTACAAAATGTGGGCGGTCTAACTACCGGTACAACATATTATATCACTGAATATTCAGGAATGGTTGATCCGTTAAATAGTGAACTTACACTACCTAACATTCAAGTTGAAGTTACTAACTCATCAGATATCGGAAACGTATTGACTTGCACAGTTGATCTTCTCAGAGGGTTCGATGGCACTGATTCACTTTACGAAAAAATGCCTATTACGTTCCAAGGCACTGGTTTAGGTGGAATCGTAATTGATCAAGAATACTATGTAAAAACTATAGTAAGTGCTACACAATTTACTGTTAGTGAAGTAGTTGATGGGCCTGTCAAAGTATTAACTCTCGCAAACGGCCTCATGGTTGGCACCGGCGACCCCTACATCAAGGTTTCAACGTCAAAGGGAGGTTCAGCGGTTTCACTGACAGACAACAACAGTGCTACTTCTTCATTTACACAGTTTATTACAGTAGACCCAGTGTTTGACCTTTCATATCTGTTAGGCGGATATAACGCTATTATCTCTACTCCGGGTGAAGGGTTTGCAATTAGCAACACTATCTTAATTCCAGGAACAGCGGTTGACGGAACTTCACCGGCTAATGACATATTGTTGACAGTGAATACCATAGACGAAGATGGTGGCATCACATCAGTAATTCGCTCAGGAACTCCACCAAGCGTTGCAAATCAGTACTACATGCAAGTCCGTTCAACAAACACACTTGCGGTGTATAAGAACAGCCTATTAACAATTCCAGCAACTCCTGCTGAATTTGATTATGTAGGTTACACTACTGCAACTGTAACAGAAACCCAGGCATCAACTGATATTATTACCGTAAACAGCACAGCCGAATTTGCGGTTAATGATGCAGTAGTATTCACAGGTGATGTTACTGGCGGAATGAACTTAGGTCAAACTTATTACATTCTAGACAACGGAAACTTCACTGCCACAACACTACAGATCAGTGATACTCCCGGAGGAAGTGTAATTCCTCTAAGCACTGCAACGTCACAGAATTATTCAATGGCTAAACTAGGAAGTGTTGCGTTTCTTCCGGAGCCATTCTTCTTCAATCAAAGTATTGTCAGGTACAACAACCGCGTATATGTTTGCGTAGTATCTAATAATGATGACGAGTTCATCTTTGGTAAGTGGGAACTTCTAGACAGCGGCGACCGTAGATTGAACGCAATGGATAGAGTCATTGGTTACTATCAGCCAACAAGCAACATGCCTGGTGTTGATCTACAGCAACTATTTGAGGGTACTACATATCCCAACCCAACCTATCAGGGCAACAACTTTGACCCGAACTTACAGTATGGTGTTGATACTATATTGACCCCGCTTCCATTCTATCCTAGCGAAGTCGATATCAGCGGCATTGTTTGGAACGGTGATAACTATTTGGCTAGTGCTAACTTGCCAGGATACAACGCTATCTTGACGAGTGAGGACGGCGAAACATGGACTATCAATCAGTTAACAAATAACAATATTAATACTACGAGCATTTCGCAGTTGAATGGGTTCTATTTCTTAACCTCAGCTAACCCAACTGTTCCGCTTCTCAGAAGTGTTAATGGTGTAGCATGGTCTGCGGTATCATATTTTGTACCATTTGGAACAACTGAACTGGAGTTACAAAATCTCGCAGCACTGAACATCCCTTCGCTGTCACTAAATGATGTTGCATACTGCACGATCGGTGATGCATGGGTATCAGTAGGTAGAAACATTTTAAGAAGCGAAGACGGAATTGTTTGGAGAGAGTTGACTGAGTTCAACCCTTCACTTGAATATGAACTTAATGCGGTATCATCTATAACAGGTGCAAACTGCCAAGGTTTGGTAGCAGTAGGTAAAGGTAAACAACCAGACTACTCAACCGGCGTAACACAACTTGTGCCGATTGGCTTGATTTTCTATAGCCAAAATAGCGTCAACTGGAATCAAATTCAACCCCTCACTGATAAAGGCCTCTATGGTGTGTCAAGTGACGGAACTACTGTGATTGCAGTGGGCGAACGCCAAGTAATCTACTATACTCAAAATGGTTTTGACTGGGTAGGACTTAATGAAGTAGGATGTGTGTTTGTTGATAGCATCAACAATTACCTCAACGTCACTAACACTGCTGGGTTTAATGATGGATCGCTAGGAACTCCAGTAAGATTCAATCGTTCATTCTCTACTATAGCAGCAAATACCACTTACTATGTCAGGGAAATAATTTCATCTACTCAGGTAACACTATCTTCAACTCTTGATGGTAGCGTACTTACCCTTTCAAGTGCCTCTGTTCCTGAAAATACAAGAATGTTTGTATACGATGCAAGTGACCCAATTCCAGCTACACTAAACGACATTTTGTATGCAAACAGTCTTTGGATTACGGTAGGTGATGAAGGTACTATCAAGACCTCAACAGACGGTATCGTTTGGGAAACTCGCACCAGCAACACTACTAACAACTTGAACAACGTTACATATAACGAAGATCAAGGCGTGTTCGTTGTAGTAGGAGAAAACAACACAATCCTAACAAGTGCTGATGGCATCAGTTGGGAAGAGACTTCAGTGTTTGATCCTATTGTACCAGTATATGATGTGAAGGGTGCAAACTTCCAATTCGGATATGCACCGGAAGAATTAGTAGCAGGCGTTGTAAGCGACAATCTCGCATTGATTGTAAACACCAGACCAGGATCTAACTGGCCTGTTGTTGAATACGGACACACTGGATTCAATGTCAACTCTATTGAAATAGCACCAACTTTTGGAGAACAGGTAGAATATAGCTTTGCGAACTTAGTAAATGTTCCGGTAACACTTAGAGTGCAGGTTATTAATGGCACCACTGAGTTGGGAACTACTCTATCACCTGATGCTTATACTATTGATTGGATAAACAAGAAAATCATATTAGATCAGGCAATTAGTTTCTCTCCGAGACTTGATAAACTAAGAATTGATGTATACGAAGCAGGCAATGGCGATCAGCTTGTGAAGGCAAGCACGGATACTTATCCTATCATTACTGATAGCGACTTTGGTTTCAGAGAAATCAATCTACCTTGTAACTACAGTGCTACTATCTTTGAGGGTGGTGGCGCTCTAAGACCCGGCACTGATAATGTGAACGTTAGAGTCTTTGAAACTGAATCTGTCACAAATCGTATTTTCTGCGATGAGGTAGCAGACTTCATCATTAACAGTCCGATATCATTCCAAGGTGTTCCGTTCGGTGGCTTGCAAGAAGAAACTGTTTACTATGTCAAGACAATAAGCTTCGCAACCAATGCAATCACTGTGTCTACAGTTTTTGATTCATTGACCGGCATAGCTGGACCAACTACTGAGTTGACAGACGATACAGGCGAAATGTTTGCAAACATTCAGAATGGTGTAGCTGCTGTTTGGACAGATCCACTCGTAGAACACAATGGCGAGAAATTAGTGTTTGGTGGTATTGGTCTCGTTACTAGATCAAAATCTAGCAACAACGCACTGACCACTGGAACTACAAGCGGATTGATTGTTGGTACTCCTATCACCTTTGGTCAGGCTTCATTTGGCGTATTAGTACCCTTCCAAAGATACTATATTCAATCAATCATTGACGGTAACGAATTTACTATTTCTGAAACACAGGGCGGGCCAGTTCTAGCTCAGGATGATTTCGCAGGAACTACTACATTCGTGACTAATGATTACTCAATTGGACTTAGAAATGGTAATAAGGCAAAGTTAGTATTTGCAAACAATACCTTTACTAACGATGTTGACTATATATCCTTCTCAATCTTTGGCGAAACACAGCCAGCGCAGTATGGTTATGCTGTTCCGGAAACTCAGTATTACGCAGGAAATGGTTCAACCAGTCTATTCCAGTTAGCTAACTTTGTAGGCTTAGATAACCCACAAAATGCGATTGTGGAAGTGAACGGTGTTAGACAGACTATATCACAGTATACGATTGACGCTATCGCCAACACAATATTGTTTGATAGTCCTCCTCCCGCAAACTCAGTGGTTGCGGTAACTACGTACAACGATACATTAAGACAATACCTAACCAGTCAGTATGACATTACTGGTAACCCAGGTTCTTCGTTGCTTAACCTAACAGTTATAGAAACAGTAAACGAGCTAGGAACATATGACCAAGACGCTCCGGTAGTTCAAACATATGACCAAGATACTCCTGTTATTGTTCTCTATGATGAATTCTTGAACTATCTAACTTTGGGACCAGGCGATGACACCAGTGTATTGAATGTTAACGATTCATTGCAGTTCAGCGCACCAACATTAGGCGGAATTGTTGCAGGACAAACCTATTATGTTCTTCAAATTCTTAACTCTACCGACTTCGTAATTTCTGAAGAAGTAGGGGGAACTCCTTTTGTAGTGTCTGATGATACTGGGTCAATGTCACTGTTGGCAAACGGATTGACGGTTGCGCCTATCGCAAATATCAGTAATAGTTTGACTCCGCCGATAGCTATTAGCAACGCAACAAGCACAACCGCAGGATCTCCTAATCAAATCACAGCAGATAGCACTACTGGATTTATCGTAAATCAACCAGTTCAGTTCTTTGGCACATCATTTGACGCCAACATTAGAACAGACGGTGTTGTATACTTTATTAGAAGTATTGTTAATAGCACTACGTTTACTATTAAAGACGCTGCCGGTACCCAAATTGTGACTGTTGGTGGTTCAGGCAATATGCAAGTTGTAGTGGGCGGACAGCCCAGTGTGCGTGTAACTACCTCAATTGAGCATAAGTTTGTAGAAAATACGTTAATTAGAATTGACGGTACAACTGGTTCAGTTCAGCTTAATAATAACACATATTATGCTAAGATCATTGACCCACTCACATTTGATATCTATAATAGTCCATATGATTCTTCAATTACTGCGGTAAATGATCCCGTAACTACTATTGAAGCGTATATCAGTGGCGGCTATACATGGCGTCAGGGTCTATTCTTCATCAGCACTACTACAGCCACTGCTACTACTGAAGCATCACCCGATGACGATTATATAACTGTAGCTTCTACTGACGGTCTGGTTTCTGGAACTCCAGTATACTTCAGTGAAATTGAAACATCAAACACTGATATTAACGGAGATCCTACTCCGCTAATGGGAGGCTTAACACAGGGTACACTGTATTATGTGAAGGACATTGTTAACTCTACTAGATTCACTGTGTCTTCAGTGAGATATGGTCCTGCTGTTAGCTTAACCGACGATTCCGGAAGAATCAACGTAACTCAGTGGTCACAAGAAAATGTTGATAGAATGTATGTAACAATCAACGGCTATCGTGTTCCGTCATCTAAGCTCAAAGTCAATGACTTCAACGAAGTCAGCATTTTGTCAGAGATTGTCCCCGGTGATAGAGTCATTATCTCAAGTATGATACCAACTGCAACTCCTAATGAGGAAATATACATCAATTTTGTTAACAATGTTGGGGACGCTGAAGTTTACAGAACCAGTCCAGAAATTACAACTTGGGTAACCGAAACTGTATATCCTTTAGCAACAGAAATCTTAGTCAACGATGTTACTAAGCTAACTCGCCAGATAGTGCAGGAAGTCACAACTCCAGCTCCAGCTATTGCTGACGGATTCTACTATATAGGATTAACCGCAGACAAGAACTTGATTGCTAATGTTAGAATCTTCAACAAGACTACACTAAACTTCATACCACAAGAAGCAATCAGTGTTGCTCTTATTGATTTGTCTCCTAATGTTAAGATTGCGCCCGGAGTCTACATTACGGAGGACGATGAGTTGACTATCACTACCCTAGAAGGTAACTTAGTCTATATCAACGGCGAACAGATTAGATTCAATAAGGTAGACTTTGATACTAATGCGTTGCAAGAAATTAGTAGAGGCGTGAACGGTACTGGTACACAAACTATCATACCTGCTTACTCTCCTGCATATGGACTGTTGTCGATAAATCAACTACCTAATGTGTTCTATGATCAGACTTGGAATTCCAACAAATATAACACCGTTGAAGGGGATCCGTTGCAGATTAGCGACACTATTCCTGCTCAATTCCTAATTGATCCGGCTAATTAAGAGATAAATAAAGAAATGAATACTAATATATCAACCAGTTCTACTAAAAAGGTTACTGAAAAAAAGCCCAACGAGATTGGTGGCTTCCACTTTTCCTCTGGAATTAAGATTTTTGATCCAGTAACGAAAGAAGTTCTTCTACAAAAGAGAGGCGACAACTAATGTCTATCATCAACTTATCATATAAGGTAGAAGGCTTCCTCAAGATTTATGACCCTAACAACGGGGAAATTTTTGTAGATAAGAAGAACGCCATCAACTATGAGAATATGTCAGTAGCAATTGCTGATACATTGAGCAGTAGAGGATACGGTGAAATCTATCAGATGGCATTCGGTAACGGCGGAGCTAGTGTTGATCAGACTGGCGTGATCACATATCTGCCACCTAACGTAACTGGTCAAAATGCTGCATTGTACAATCAGACTTATGCTAAGATCGTAGATGACACAAGCGTATTCAATCTTGATCCTACACGTAACAAGATGACTGTCCTACACACGACAGGCACCGTGTACTCAGATATTCTGGTTCAATGTCTATTAGACTACGGTGAGCCAGCTGGACAGGCAGCATTTGATAACAGTACTCAAACAGATTCAACGTATGTATTTGATGAATTAGGACTATTAGCCAACTATGGTACGGACAATAACGGTAATGTAATAACCAGACTACTGACTCACGTTATTTTCCATCCAGTACAAAAGTCACTGAACAGACAAATACAAATTGATTACACCATTAGAATTCAGAGTCTAACTAATTTGGTAACTATTTAAGGGAGCGCAAGAAGTGTCGTATAGTATTTTCAGAACCAATGGTTCACTTTTAACAACTATTCCGGACGGTACGGTTAATACTACCAGCACTCCTTTAAGCTTGCCAGGTAGAAACTATGCAAGTTACGGGCAAATCGTAGACACCAATTTTGTCCATCAACTAGAAAACTTTGCTAATTCTACTCCACCGCCTGATGCACTGCGCGGCCAGCTATGGTACAACACCACTGCAAATGTATTGTATATTTGCCCGTCAGACGGCGAGTCAAATGTTGCATTATGGGTTCCTATTCTAACACCAAATAATATTAGCAATATCTCAGTTGTAAATCTTACTGCATCGGCTAATATATCAGCAAACAACGCTACTATTACCAACAATGCAAACGCTAATGCTATCTCTACCAACTACTTAACAGTCAACGTTCAAGCAAACATTTCTAATGCAAATGTTACTGGAAATGCAGTAGTTGCAAACTTACGAACAGTAAACGTAACAGCTGGTTCAAATACCATCACCGGTACTTTAACTGGTGCCTGGACAGTAAACGGAGACGCAACAGTTAGCAGCGTTGCAAACACTGCTTTGTATGTTACCGGAGGTAATCTGGTTGTTAGCACCGGTATAAAGACTAACAACTATCTGTATGCTAACGGTGTCGCCGTATCATTTGACGGTACATATACTAACAGTAACGTAGCAGCTTACTTACCTACTTATGAAGGAAACGTAGGCAGCCCAGGTGGCAACGCAGTATTTAATGGCAGAACACTTAATGCTGGATCAAACGTAACAACAGGCACAATCAACGGTAACTGGACACTTTCCTCAGGTTCACAAATCAACGGTCTATCAGGTATTGCAGGTGCTAATGTTACAGGAACAGTTGCTAACGCTACATATGCAGTAAGCGCAGGCTCAGCAGGAAGTGCTACAACTGCCGCTACAGTAACAACAGCAGCACAACCAAATATCACTTCAGTCGGTACATTAACCGGCCTTAACGTATCAGGTAACGCAAACTTTACCGGTCAGCTAATAAGTTTGGGATCAAACGGTAATGTAAGCATCACTGGCGGCGCAGCCGGTCAAGTATTGTCAACAAACGGTTCAGGCGGACTAAGCTGGGTATCGGCAGCGGCTGCTCAAACTGCAATTACTGTTACTGCTAACGCTCAGCCAAACATCACAAGTACAGGCACACTCACTGGCCTTAACGTTTCTGGAAACGCATCATTTACTGGTGCTAACGTAAGTTTAGGAGATGCTGCTAATCTAAAAATTAATGGCGGTTCGTCAGGACAGCTTCTAACGTCACTTGGTTCTGGAACCGTAGCTTGGCAAACAGCCGAGACTGTCATCCCATCCGGAACCAGAATGTTATTTGCTCAAACTAATGCTCCTACAGGATGGACAAAGCAAACTTCAAGCGACAACGCTGCATTAAGAGTCGTATCAGGCACTGCCGGAACAGGCGGCTCTGTCAACTTTACGGCTGCGTTCACTTCACAATCAGTGTCTGGTACAGTGGGAAGCACTACTGCCGGAGGGACGGTCGGCAATAGCACTATCAGTGCAACTGTAGGTGACACTGCTGTTTCAGGCACCGTGGGTTCTACCGTAGCAGAAGGTTCAGTAGGGTCTACTTCTATAACTGCAAGCATCGGTGAAACTGCGGTATCAGGTTCAATAACATCGGCTACTGCTGGCGGCACAGTAGGGACCAATACTATTAGTGCAAGCATCGGAAACACTGCGGTATCAGGAACAATAGACGAAACTACGGTTACTGGAACTACCAATAGCAATTTCACCGGAATTACCCTAAACATAATTAACTCAGAGCAAATTGAGAACGAGCAAAATCAGTTTTGGGTTTATCGTTATGCAATAAATGATCCAGGACACAGCCACACGTTTTCTGCTGCCCCACACAATCACACGTTCTCATCACCGTCCCACTCTCACGATTTCACTCAGTCGGCTCACGGTCACACATTTGCTGGATCGCCTCACAGCCACAGCTTCACTTCGCCAAATCACACTCACGGATTTACTCAGACAGCGCACAATCACACATTTGCTGGATCCGCACACACCCACTCATTCTCGTCACCAAACCATACTCACTCCTTTAGTCAGTCAGCGCACACTCATACCTTCACCGGTGATTCCCATAATCACACATTTTCGGGAACGGACATTAACTTGGCTGTTAAATACGTAGACGTTATTATTGCACAGAAAGATTAAGGTATTGTATGAAGTTAGAACCCGGAAAATTTTGCCCACTGATTAAGAAAGACTGTGTAGGACTACAATGTTCATGGTTTACATTAGTTAGGGGCACGCATCCGCAGACGGGACAAGAAGTTGATGAATGGGGCTGTGCAGTAACATGGTTGCCGGTCTTGATGATTGAAAATAGTCAGCAGCAGCGACAAACAGGTGCCGCAGTTGAAAGTTTCAGAAACGAAGTAGTTAAGTCGGCTGAGAAAAGTCAGCATTTGATAGCAGCAGACCTTCAACATCGTATAGAGGAATCTAGAAGAATACAGACGCTACCTTATAGCGATACAGCAAATAATACATGATAAATATTCGTACACGGAGAAATTTTTAAATGGCATATACAATAGTTAAAAGCGATGGTACAGTACTTACCACCATTCCAGATGGTACGATAGATACTACCAGTACCTCTCTTGGATTACCAGGAAGAAGCTTTTCCGGTTATGGACAAGCTCAAGACACAAACTTTGTTCACTTAACAGAAAATTTTGCTTCTTCTACTCCTCCTCCTAATCCTATTAGAGGTCAGCTTTGGTACAACACAACTACTAACACGATGCTTGTGTGTCCAGCAGACGGAGAAGCAAACGCAGCAGCTTGGTTAGCACTAACTTCAACATCAAGTGGTTCTACTACTACATTCGGTAACATTTCAGTAAGCGGGTCAATCACAACTTCTGAATTGACAGTAGACAATGAAATTTCAGCCGGCTCAATATCAACCGACTCATTGACTGTTACTAATGACGCAAACATTGCTAATGCTACTCTATCGGGAACTACCACAATTGCAAGCACTCAAACAGCAATTATTACAACAGGCGCAGCCGCTACAAACGGTAGCTTGACAGGAACTTGGACAGTATCCGGTAATGGTGTAGCTAATAGTGTTAACGGAACTGCTCTTTGGGTTACAGACGGTAACCTTGTAATTTCAGGCGCAGGTAGTATCGGTATACGAACCGATAACTATATGTACGCAAACGGAGTATCCATTCCACTAGGCGGTACATATGGTAACAGTAACGTAGCAGCATACTTACCAACATATGCAGCAAACATCGGCCCCGTAGGCGGCGCAGCAGTGTTTAATGGTAGAACTTTATCTACTGGTGCAAATACAACTACTGGTAACATTACAGGTAACTGGTCATTAACTGCTGGCTCACGCCTCAACGCTACTTACGCTGACCTTGCAGAACGTTTCGCAGCAGATGAAGTGTATGAACCAGGTACTGTAGTAGAATTGGGCGGCGAAAAAGAAATCACAATTGCAAAAGATGAACTGTCAGAGAAGATATTCGGTGTTGTTTCAAACACTGCTGCCTACTTGATGAACGCTGGTGCCGGTGACGATGATACTCACCCTGCAATTGCGCTTGCCGGACGAGCTTCAGTTAAAGTTGTCGGCTCTATTAAAAAGGGTGATAGACTTGTAAGCGCCGGAAATGGAGTAGCAAGAGCAGCCTCTGAAGCTGAAGCAACTGCGTTCAACACTATTGGTAGATCATTAATAAATAAAGATACAGAAGACGCCGGCATTATTGAAGCCGTTGTTATGATAAGATAATAATAAGGATTTAAGATGGCCTACGCTCAATTCGCTACAATAGATGCAGCAGACTTTAATACGCTCGTAGGTGGCAACCCCACTACGACTGTTAATACGCTAAACGCAACTTGGGCAGTAGGTGGCGGCGCCGCCGGTTACGGACAGACTGCTGTAGCAAACGTTGCTGCAGGAACTAATATTCTGGCAAGCACTCAGTGGGCATCACTCGTCTCTAATACAGCAAGTGCAGCATCGCATCAAGGGTCTAGTATTACAAGCGTCTCTACTCCGGTTGCGGGCGGGGTAATTACATTCAATGCAGCTATTCCTACTAACTTGACAACTATCTATACCAATAGACTAAATGCAGCGGCACAAGGTTCATCTACAAACAACACAGCTACTAGAGGTACTACTTGGTCAAACCAATTGACATTCACTCACACTGCTACATTTGCTAACGGTAACGCTGCTCGCTATTTCTTCAATGCTGGTGGTCAAATTAGAATGACTGTATCACATCCTAGCGGTACCGGAATTAATCTATTGTTTAACAATTTGGCAAGTAACGTAGGCACAGTAGTAATGTCTGCCCCTACATCAGGATCAGTATCTATTGCCGGACTATCATATAACGGAATAACTAAAATAGGCGGCGGCGGAAACGCTCCTACTATTTCTCAGAATACTGGTTACTATGCGTTGACTACAGCTAATGCCAACGTATTCACTCAGACTGCAAGTACAGGTCCAAGTGGGTATCTATCATCGTTCATTCGTTTCATCGTTCAGAGTAACGGTACGCAGGGTTCTAACGGTGACGCTGGCTCAGTAATCACTGTTCACACTGTCTGGGACGAAATTCCAGACGGGTTAGTAGTAGCAAGTGGTTCTGCAACTACTATGACACTCACCCCTCCTGCAACTACTAACATTGCTAACACTTGGGGCGCAGTCACGTTAACCGGTACTGTTACTGGTTCCTAACTTTTTTAATCGCATAGGGGTATCCATCTAAATACTCTTAGGAGTTTACGATGGATACTAAAACCTTAATTACCGAAGCAAAAGCTCGTTTTGCTCACAACTCAGCAAAAGATTATCTAAAAGAAAAGTACAATGCAAAGCTATTAGTAGCAGAGCAGGGTGGTCTATGGCGTGCTGACAAAGAAACTATCTCTTTCTTAACAGCATTCTTGAATGAAGAAGTCGTTCTCATGGATACGTTTGACAATCCAGTAAAGGTTAATAGACAAGACCTTAAAGACAAGTTGTGTGAAACTTATTATAGAGTGATGAACGAATGGCACAATGAGTGGAAAGAGCTTGAAAGTAAGAGATAACATGACCGAACTGGTATACGATTCAGATAACGGCATCATCGCATTAGCATTACAAATGTACGTTCACTACGCTACTGAAATGGGCGGCGATCAGCATTTGATTGACAGAGCAGGTGAACTAGAGTTTATCTTTAAGAATAAACCTACAACAGAAAGATACGAGTGGCCAGAATGACTCGTGGCGTAATACTATTTGCCTTTAATAGTCCCAAATACAATTACTATGATATGGCTAAACATACTGCAAAGCGTGTTGAGCATTTCTTAAAGTTGCCTGTTACGTTAGTAACAGATGACGATTCTATGCCTAAAGACGAGTACGAACTTTGGGATAAAGTAATAAAAATCAAACCGGACAAGAATAACTTTCGTGACTGGGGTATGTGGATCAATAAGGGCCGCTATATGGCATATGAATTAAGCCCGTATGACGAGTCACTATTGTTGGATGTAGACTATATCATCAACTCAAACAAACTACTAACCTTATTTGATATTGACACAGACTTTTGCTGCCACAATAGAACTAATTTCTTAATGAATGTTGGTGCAGCACAAGAACTACTAAGCGCATATAGTTATGAAACACTATGGGCTACTGTTGTGAAGTTCCGCAAGTCTAATCGTGCAGAACAAATTTTTAAATGTTTAGAAATGGTACAAAAGAACTATGAACACTACGCCAACATTCATAATTTTATCGCCCCTGTATATCGTAACGATTATGCTCTTACTCTCGCCCTTCGCATTGCTAACGGCCATAGTAGTGATTCCCGCGATGTTATTCCTTGGGATTTATTGCACGTTGGAAAAAACACGCAAGTTTATCGTGATGGTGATGACCAGCTCGGCACAGAGTATACGGTCATGTTTGACAACTGGCAACGGGGCAAAATAAGAAAAGAGTATATCACAATCAAAGACCAAGACTTCCACGTGATGGATAAAGAAATATACGTGGAGATGATTAATGAATAAAGGCTTTGTCATTATGGCGCAGGGACTTGACTATGAAGTTTGCGCCGATGTTCTTAAGGATAGCATATTAAATGTGATGCCTGATGCTAACGTAACAATCATTACTACTGATATGCTTCCATATGGCGATCAAGCTCCCGACACTGATTGGAAGCTACAGAATGATTGGCAAGTATACGAAGCAAGCCCTTACGAGTATACTATCAAGCTTGAAGCTGATATGTATTTGCCAAGGTCAATTGAATATTGGTGGGATGTACTACAGAATAGAGACTTAGTAGTAAGCACTACAATCAGAAACTTCAAGCAAGAAATATCGGATATCAAAGCATATCGTAGATTCATTACTGACAACAATCTACCTGATACTTATAACGCTATTACGTATTTCCGCAAGAGTGAATTAGCAGAAAAGTTCTTCAATATTGTGCGTGACGTATTTGAGAATTGGGCTGAGTATAAATCTGTTCTCAAGTGTAACGTTGATGAGATTTGTACTACAGACTGGGCTTATGCTATCGCTGCACACATCCTGGGTGAAGAGAATACTACGCTACCTCAATTCAAAGAAATGTCAATGATTCACATGAAGCAATTCATTAATGGTTGTCCTACAGAGAAATGGACAGACAATTTGATTTATGAGAAGCTTCCGCACACTTTCAGAATCAATACTATTCCGCAATTGTATCCATTACACTACCATGTAAAAAGCTTAGCCAAAGAAATCAAGGGGAATAACAATGGATGAAGTAATTGTTATTTGGGAAAGTCAGAAGGTTGACAAGCCAGAGTTTAGGCTGTATTATGATGACAAGGGCTGTGTTATTAACTACACATGTGAACCTCATGAGGGTAACTATATTGTTATTGATGCCCTAACATTTGCTGAGGCTAGACCCGACATTAAAGTTATTGACGGGAAGATCATTAAAAATCATTTTGGTTCAGTGATGAGTAAACTATGCAAAGACACTGAGGGTGTTCTTTGTGAGGTTGAAGACATAAGCATTATCACTGAAACTGACGGACAACATTGGAAATTAAAAACTTATGAATTATGATGACATTGTAGATATCGCAGACCTAGACTGCATCTATCTAAGCTATGACGAACCTCAGAAAGAAGAATTCTGGATCAAGATTAAGAACATGGTTCCGTGGGCTAAGCGAGTAGACGGAGTTAAGGGTAGTGATGCTGCACACAAGGCAGCAGGAGAAGCAAGTGAGACAGAACGTTTCATTCTCATTGACGGCGACAACATGCCGGACGAAGACTTCTTCAATCTACAGTTAGACTTTACAGGATTAGATGAAAACTACAAGTTAGCGCAATATCGTTGGAGAGCGGTCAACGCAATCAACGGTCTGCGTTATGGCAACGGCGGTATGAGTTCTTGGACTAAGACTTATGTTGCCAACATGAAGACCCATGAGACAAGTGACGGAAGTGATACAACAGCGGTTGATTTCTGCATGGATTCTTCAGATAATCTATACTGGGCAATGCACGATTGCTACTCTACAACGTATCCTAACTACACTCCCTTCCAAGCGTGGAGAGCAGGATTCCGTGAAGGTGTCAAGATGGTGCTTGATCGGGGTGCAAAGCCCAGTATAGACGAATTTCGTGAACGAGTTGCTGGACGCAATCTAAACAATCTTACTATTTGGCATAACGTTGGCGCAGATGTAGAGAATGGTCTTTGGGCTATCTATGGTGCAAGATTAGGCACGCATATGACCATGCTTACTGATTGGAATTATCGTGATGTTGCAGACTTTGACAACTACCCTGCATTGTGGGACAAATATAAGCACAACAATCCAGTCCTTAGTGCTGGGTTTATCGGAGAAGAACTTGAGAGTAAGTTAGGATTACCAATGTGTACTCTTGATGCTGAACAGTCTAAGTTCTTCAAGCGCCACTATAATTCAGACAAGTATAACATGGGTCCTCTCGTTAAGGAGATGGACGTAATCCGCAGAATTGAAGGATGGTAATGTCAGAATCAGAAACAGACAGAATTAAAAGAATCCGCGACTTTATTGATGTGAACACTACGCCTACATTCTGTTTGGCTAAGTGGCAGCATGTCACAATGTATCTACAGTCGGGTGAGACACACTCTTGCTATCACCCAAAGCCGCACAAGATTCCATTAGCTGAGTTAAAAGATAACCCAAGTGCATTGCATAATACGATGCACAAGAAGCTTGAGCGTAAAGAAATGCTTGAGGGGAAGAAGCCAGAAGGCTGTCAATATTGCTGGAACATTGAAGAAATGGGCCCTGACTATATCAGCGACAGACATATTCGCAACGCAAGTATTTTTACAAAGGAACGCTATGAACAAGCCAGTAAGGGAGCCTGGGACCAAAACATCAACCCAGAGTATTTGGAAATTAATTTTGGTAACGAGTGTAATTTTAAATGCGGCTATTGCCATCCGAAATATAGTACAAGATTCTACAAAGAAATAGAAGACTTCGGTCCTGTTGAGAACGTAAAGAATCATCGCTGCGATGTTGACTGGATGAAGCTATTTCAACGTGAAGAAGAAAACCCGTATGTTGATGCTTTCTGGGAATGGTGGCCTGAGCTACGCAAGACACTAAACATCATGCGTGTTACCGGTGGCGAACCCACACTGCACAAGTCAACATGGACACTGTTAGATAAGATTGATGAAGACCCAATGCCCTGGCTTGAGCTTAACATCAATAGCAATCTCGGCACTAAGAATATTCTTATTGATCGCCTTGCCGTCAAAGTAAAGAAGCTGGTAGACGAAAAGAAAATTCGTGCATTCAAGCTGTTTACAAGCATGGACACATGGGGTGAACGTGCTGAGTATATTCGCACTGGTCTTGAATTAGAGCTATGGGAAAAGAATTTTCACACCTATGTTCAAAAGAGTGAAAGCCCCATCACATTCATGATCACGTTCAACATCTTCTCAGTGACGAGCTTCAAGAGCTTGCTTGAGAAGTTCTTAGAGTGGCGCAGACAATATGGCTGGGATGAAGAACGCAAGCAGCATATCATTCGCTTTGACACGCCGTATCTACGTGAGCCTATTCAATACGATATGAACATTCTTCCTAAGGAACAGTTCATGCCCTACATGTACGAGTCATTGAAGTTTATGGAAGACAACTTAGATGACACTCGTGCAGACGCCTTCAGCACAATTGAATATGAAAAGTTCAAACGAGTTGTTGACTATATGGCAGAAACAGTGTATAGTGAAGACAAGCTAATTGAAGGTCGCAGAGATTTCTATAATTGGTTTAATGAATTGGATGATCGTCGTGAGAATGATTTGTTGACTGTCTTCCCAGAAATGATGGATTTTTATAAATTATGTCAACAAGTAAATTTGACGAACCCTCTCTGAGAAATAGAAAATGGGAGTGCATTGGTATGGATATGCCTAGCCAAAATGCCGTATATAATATCCGTGCGCAAGAAATCAGAGATTGGATTGAAGAACAACCGACAGTCATGTGGGCGCAGTATGGTATAGATGAGATTTACGAGGGTAAACCTATATCTGCAATGTTTGGGCAGAACTATGTCTTTACAGAAGAAATGGAGGCGTGGTTCACGTTAAGATGGGTATGAATTTAACAGATAAAGCAAAGAATAGCAAAACTTTTTGTGTGTATCCCTGGATACACATTCATACCAGTCCAATGGGAGCTATTGCACCATGCTGCATAGGGGCGTCGGTGTCAAACACCGATTTAGCCGACGAAGTAAAAGGAAAACGTCTTGATGATTTAGTAAATCATGACAGAATCAAGCAGTTACGGTTAGACATGCTTGCAGGAAAAAAATGTAGTGAATGTAAAATCTGTTATGAATTAGAAGATGCAGGGGTTGATAGTTTTAGAGTAACGGGCTTGAGAGAATATCCTGAGGTCGCTGAGGAATTAGTAACTGACACTAATATAGATGGATCACTGTCTAATTTTGAAATGCGTTATTTTGATATGCGCTTTAGTAACATTTGTAACTTCAAGTGTAGAACTTGCGGTCAAGAATATAGCAGTCAGTGGGAACAAGAAAATCTACGAAACAACGTATCATATGCAAGGATGTTTTCTAAAGGTGCCGAAACTGAATTACTTGAAGATGTGTTAGAACAAGTACCCAACTTTGAAACTGCGTATTTTGCAGGCGGTGAACCTCTGATTACCGAAGAACATTATATTATCCTAGAAGAAATGATTCGTAAAGGTAAGACTGATGTGGCATTGCGGTATAATACTAACATGAGCAATATTAAATTCAAGAACAAGGATTTAATGTCTCTTTGGAAAAACTTTAAACATGTTAATGTATCTGCGAGTATTGATCATTACGGTGAGAGAGCAGAATATATTAGGCATGGTACTAACTGGTCAGTTGTAGAAGAAAACTTAAAGATAGCTAAAGAATCAGCCGTGGTTAACTTATCCTTAAATACTGTTCTGAGCGTGTTTAACTTTTTTACCATTGACTCTTTTTACAAGTATATGCACCACGCTAACATCTATACTAAAAATAGTCCGGAATCAACATTATACTGCATGACCTCGCCTGATCACCTGGCATGTCATTGGTTGAATCCAGAACATAAACTTATAGGGAATGAGAGCTTAAGTAGAGCAATAAATTTTATGGAACAAGAAAATTTCCGAGAAGGTCACATCCGACATATCAAAGCAGCATTAAATTGGTCGTGCTCCAAAGACACTTCTGATAACATAGACGGGAGTGGTTATACTAACGCTATCAATTTCAGAAATTCTATTGAGGAACTAGACAAGATCAGGGGAGAATCATTTGAGAAGGTATTTCCTGAATTGATTCCAATATTGGAATCTACATATGAATAAAGACTTTCTCTTAAACGATAGCAAGACATTTTGCATGTTCCCGTGGGTGCATTTAAATGCGACGCCTAAGGGTGACGTATATCCTTGCTGTAGTAATGACTATACAGACCCAGTTGGTAACACTAAGAATAATTCATTAGAAGAAATCTTTAACAGTCCAAAGATGAAAGAATTACGCTTGGATATGTTAAACGAGCGTAAAAATAAGATTTGCGACTTCTGCTATAAGCACGAAGAAGCTGGCCCGTATAGTTTCCGTAACTATAGCAAAGAACACTTTGGCAAATACTTTGATGAAATTGTACCCACCACACAAGATGATGGTACTGTTGACGAATTCAAGATGAGATATTTTGATATCAGATTTAGTAACATTTGTAACTTTAAGTGCAGAACCTGTGGGTCAGAGTTTAGCTCTAAGTGGGGCGAAGAAATGCGCAAGAACTACGACCCTAATCATCCCGTGTTAATTCACGTTGATGATAATCGTGGCACAGTTCTTGATGAAGTGTTAGAGCATATTGAACATATTGATCTTGCATACTTTGCGGGCGGCGAACCACTCATCACTGATGAGCATTATACTATGCTTGAGGCAATGATTCGTAAGGGCCGCACTGACATTACTCTACGCTATAACACAAATGCAAGCAATATCAAGTATAAAAAGCATGATGTACTTGATTTATGGAAGCATTTTAAAAAGATTGAACTAAGCTGTAGCATTGATCACTATGGCGAACGTGCTGAGTATATGCGTAAAGGAACAGACTGGGGAGTTGTAGAAAGCAATTTACTTACATTCCGTGAATTGGATTATGTTATCTTTCAGATGAATACTGTTTTCAGTATCTACAACTACCTCACTATCGGAGACTTTTATCAATATCTTAAGGATAAGAACATCGTGAGAACAGAAGATTGGTATCATTCGCTCTATCTTGCCGTACATCCTAATTATTATTGTGCTAAAAGTCTCCCTAAAGAATTAAAAACAGTAGCAGGTGAAAAAGCATTAGCCTGGGCTAACGCTAATATGGACGACAAGACTTGTGTACCAAGACTCGTGGTAGATGCAGTGAACTTTGCGAACGATACCGATCAGTGGGGCGAAGTCAGAGACAAGTTCTTGATGCATACTAAGTCAGTTGACAGAATTAGAGGCGAAAACTTCTGGGAAACCTTCCCCGAATTAAATAGATTACAGGATTTATATGAATGAACGAAAAGAAGTACTGTCCCCCATTATCATTGACCACTCAGTGGGAATTTTGGGCTTGGATTTATAATATGAAGCGAAATGACAGTGCAAGGTTCAAGAAGAAGAAACAGTATGATTGACAAGAATAAAGTAGAAAAGTTAGTTACAGAAGGTAAGCATTTTTGCGTGTTGCCTTGGGTGCATTTTCATGCATGGCCCGATAAGCGAGTAATGCCTTGCTGCGTTGCTGACAGTAACATGCCGGTAGCTCAAATTGAGGGCGATCAATCTATTATTGAAATGATGAACAGCGACCGCTACAAGGAAATTCGTGCGGCGATGCTTGATGACATTGAAGTTCCTGAGTGTAAGCGTTGCTTTGACCTTGAGCTTATGGGTACATGGACTATGCGCCAGAGTCATAATAAGCGCAGAGGTCAAGACTATGTAAACTACATTGCTGAGAACACACAAGAAGACGGTGCGCTCTCAGAGTTTGAAATGAAGTACATGGACATTCGTTTCAGCAATCTATGTAACATGAAGTGCCGTAGTTGTGGCCCAGACTGTTCAAGTCAGTGGGCGCAAGAGTTTGTTGACAAGCGTGGAAAACAAATGTGGGAAGAATACTTCCCTAATCGTAAAGTAGTCATCAACAATAACGATGACCAAAAGTTTATGGTTAAGTTAAAGCCATATCTTGCAGACGTTTCAGAAGTATACTTTGCTGGCGGCGAAATTATTATTACGCCAGAGCATTATGAATGTCTTGATTATTGGGTTGAAAATGGTCAGGCAGATACTATTGAATTAAACTATACTACTAATTTCTCAACATTACATGGATATAAAGACAAGAACCTACTTGAATATTGGAAGAAGTTCAAGAATATTCAAGTGTGGGCGTCATTAGATGCACACGGTGATCTAGCCGAATGTATTCGTAAGGGCACTGATTGGGATAAGATCGTTGCTAACATTAAGAAGTTGAAGGAAGAACTTCCTCACGTACAATTGAGCATTACGCCTACTATTAGTATTTGGAATATCTTTAAGTTCCCTGACTTCTTTGACTACATGGTTGAAAACAATTTGCTGGATCTAACGATTAGTCCAAGATTTAATCTTGCGACTAGCCCATGGTATGCTAATGTCATGATTCTTCCTAGACATGTAAAGAACAGATTAGTTGAGCTTTACCGTGTTTATCAGAACAAGTACGGCAAAGATAATATGGATATTTATAATGGCTTCAAGATGATTATCTATAATCTAAGCGTAGGCGACGAAAACAAAGGAGGCATTCTGGAGTTCAAGCAGTTCAATGACGAGCTGGATCAGTTTAGAAATGAGAAGTTTGAAGACCTTGTTCCGGAGATTAAGGAAGTGTACGAGTGGGCCGCAAGTTAATTGCAATTGAGGCACCTGAGCAATATCTTGCTATTACATGGCAGGTAAACAATTTCTGCAACTTCCGCTGTAGTTATTGTAACCCTGGCAACTGGGCAGGCGAAAATCCTAACAACGGTAACCTAGATATCTACATCAATAATCTCAAGGCGATCATTGACAAGTATCTTGATATAGGATATAAAAACTTTAAGTTCTTTTTCAGCGGCGGAGAGCCTACAGCTTGGAAGAACTTTATTCCTATCTGTGAATTTCTAAATGATTACGTATCATGTACATTAGCAGTCAATACGAATCTAAGCAGACCATTAGCCTGGTGGGAAAAACATCACCATTTATTTGATGACGTTGTTGCAAGTTATCACGTAGAGTTCGCTAAGAAGGAACGCTACGAAGAAAACAATATCTTTCTATGCGACAAAGTAAACTACTTGTCAACTAAAATGTTATTACACGATGAGAGATTTTGGGAAGTAGTTGAGTTCGGCAATCATCTAAAGACAGTGATGCCTAATTACTTTATTGAGTGGACTCCGCTGTTTGACGAAATGACTGTCAACGCTGGCCCCTGGAAATATGCTGATCCGTTGAAAGAACAGTTTGTACGTGAGAACACGATTGAAATCAAGCAGACACTACCTAAGCCCAATAAAAGATGTGAGACAGTCAGCTACAGTAGATATGATGATGGTTTTGTCACACCGACAAATAGCAATCAAGTAATTGTAGATGGCGAGAACTTCTTTAGTGGCTGGAAATGCAACGTGGGCGATAGTATCTTCATTAGCCCTAATGGTCAAGTAAGCTTAGCAAGCTGCGGGCAAGGCGGCGTAGTAGGCCATATTTTAGAAGACATAAGTAAAGTAGGGCCCAAGCAAATCACATGCTTCAAGCAGCATTGTCATTGTGGCACCGATATCATCATTCCCAAATTTAAGGTAGACTAATGGAAAAGACTAAAGTAGTATATAGTTGGATTGGACCAAGAGGTCCCATATGGAATACTGAGTTACCTAATGTGTACTCTTTTGCATGTGTTACCTTCGAAGGCCAAACGAACAGCACTAAGTTTAACGCTGATGACACCTGGCTATCATTTTTTAGTCACGGCAAAGACATGTTTGAAATGTATCCTTCTCCTGCTATTGAAGAAAATGATGACAGACATTTTATTATCCCCTTCTCACTTGTATGGAGAATCAACTTTGAAAGTTATTTCTTAGGTAGAACAGGACTTCTGGAGTTTGCTCACACGCCATGGCACTTAATTAATCTGGTGCGTGAAAAGAATGGTTATATTTTGATTGACTACAGTGTAGAAGCATTCTTAGAGCATAGACACATCAATGCACTACATGCTTATTTTGGACAAATACATAATATACCATTGCACAAGATCATTTATTTGACCGGCACGGTTAATGCTAAAGAAATTTATGATGAATATTGTTTAGTGAAGAACATTCCCGATACTCCCGAGAATCGTTTAACTATTGTACCATATGCAGCGTCACAGCATATATTCAGACCAAACCTCGAAGAACATCCCGAACCTGAATATAATACAGAGATAGTTCCGGAAAAGTTATTCTTATCATGGAATCGTAGATATAGGCAGCATAGACTTGAGCTTGCACCAATTCTTGAGCTACACAATGTAGTTGAGAGAAGTTATATTAGCTTCAGTAGATCACATATTGAAAATCCATCATTAGACTTCTTAAATGAAGCCAGCTCACTGTCGTTACATAATAGATTCAATGATTTAGGAATAACTCGTGAAATCGTAGAACGATTTTATAATAGACTTCCATTAGTATTAGATGGAGAAGACGAAATTGTACAAATGTGTCAAGACCATGATAACGTATCAAGACCTTATTATCAGAATAGTTTGATCAGCTTGATAACTGAAACGAACTTTTACAATGTTGAAGGAACATTAACTGAGAAAAGCTTTAAGCCCTTCAAAGAAAAGCATCCATTCATATTAGTAGGGGCATTTGGCTGCTTGAAAGCTATGAGAGATTTGGGCTTTAGAACATTCGGAGAATTTTGGGATGAGAGTTATGATACAATTCAAGATCCTACTCTGAGAATGAAAGCTATTGCTAAAATTATTGAGCAAATGAGTCATTGGTCTAACGAGCAAATATTAGAGTTTAGACGCAATGTTAAACCAATATTGGATCATAACTATCAAGTATTAAAAAATAGTAGCCGCAGACACATAGTTGAAAAAGTACATCATATTGTGCGAGGAAGCGATGCGTAAGACAATATTAGTATGTGGGGCGGGTGGTTTTATTGGAAATTACTTAGTAGACAGTTTAAAAAGTCAAGGACATTATGTTGTTGGCACTGACTTAAAGAAGCCAATATATAATGAAACTTCAGCAGATGAATTCTATATTAAAGATTTGAGAGACAAGGATAATGTAGACTATCTATTGTACCTGCACAATTATGACGAAGTATATCAGTTAGCTGCTGACATGGGTGGTGCAGGATATATCTTTACTGGCGAACACGATGCCGATATCATGCACAACTCAGTTACTATCAATTTGAATGTATTACGAGCAATGATTAAATCAGGGTGCAAGAAAATATTCTATAGCTCAAGTGCATGTATGTATCCAGAGCATAATCAACTTGACCCCGATAATCCTATACTGAGCGAAGACAGTGCATACCCTGCTAATCCAGATAGCGAGTATGGTTGGGAGAAGCTATTCAGCGAACGACTATACATGACTTATGCTAAGAACTATGGCATGGATGTTCGTATCGCACGTTTTCATAATGTGTTTGGACCCAATGGAAGCTGGAACAACGGCAAAGAAAAAGCGCCAGCCGCACTATGTAGAAAAGTGGCACTTGCTGATGACAACGGTGAAGTAGAGATTTGGGGTCCGGGTAATCAGACACGAAGCTTTCTATACATTGATGAGTGTATAGAAGGCATCCATCGTATCATGAATAGTGATTACGATAAGCCCGTCAATCTCGGCAGTGAACGCATGATTAGCATCAATGACCTTGTGTTACTGATTGCCAGTTTAACTAATAAGAAAGTCACTATCAAGAACGTTGACGGGCCTCGCGGCGTCATGGGTAGAAAGAGTGACAACAGACTGATTCAAGAAGTCACTGGCTGGAAACCACACGAAGATTTAGAGACAGGTTTAATCAAGACATATCGCTGGATCAATGAACAGATCATGTTGGGTAGAATAGATCAATAATGTCTCAATCTGTATACGTTGTTCATCATAGTCAACAATACAATAATTACCAATGGGAAAAAGAAATTGCAGAAATTAATTCTATAAACCCGGACGTAGTATTGTGTTTTTGTTTAGAAGAATTTGACGTTAAGTACCTCTTTAGAAATTTTTTTCCTAAAGTAAGTGAATGGGCAGTAGCAAACAATAAATTAGTAAAAGTATTGGTATCTAACCCAGATAATATAGAATTGTTTCCTAACGTCATTACAGAAAGTACATTTGGATTTTATTATGCAATGATAGGAGTAGTTCACGCTGCTATTGCAAATAAGCAAGAAGTCACTCCCGTGTTATGCGATAAAGTGTTTACTTGCTACAACAATAACCCTAAGTATGAACGAGCCTTGCTTATAGAGGAATTAGCAAAGCGACATTTAATGCAGCACGGTCTTGTTACTTTCTTATATCCTGAGGAGGTACAAAGAAGTTATGATTCAACGGAGTTTGCAGGGTGGCAATATCACGATGGAACTAAGCTTGTAGATGAATATGACTTTGAATTAAATTCTCGCACTGAGTTTAGACCAGACGTATTACCTAAAAGTTACCTCAGGGGCTTTGTTGATTTAGTATCAGAAAGCAATGTCAGACCTAGTGAGTTCTTCACTACAGAAAAGACAGCTAAACCAATTGCTACGTTAAAGCCCTTTATATGTTTGGCTAATCCCGGCTATCATAAATTCTTAGTAGAAGAATATGGTTTAGAGCTATATGATGAATTATTTGACTATAGCTTTGATGAGGAAACCGATTTAACTAAGCGAATTTCTATGATCGCGGACAACATAGAAAAGGTAGTACGATGTTATGATGACGATTATAAACTTTCTATCTATGAAAAGCTGTTTCCCAAACTGTTGATAAACAGACAACGTTTTGTGGACTATGGTTCAAATAGAAACAAAATGATGATTCACACAATTGAACATGTTGTAACTAATAATTACACAGTATACGGAAGCGAGACAGGCCTCAATGAGGTCAAAACTCTCATAGAAAACTATAAAAAGGAAAACTGGTTGTGAACAAGTATATAATTGGATTGGGCTGTAGTTGGACACAAGGCGAAGGCGGCTACCCTGAACATATTTGGGAACAGTATAATGGTCGCCCGCAAATCAGTTTGCGCGGGCATTGCGACTATCATATACGACACTATGAACATGAGAACAGTTGGGTAAATGTACTGTGTCGTGATCACTTTCCTGACTACACGCCCATGAATCTAGGCGTCAAAGGTATCGGCAATCGTGCTGCAATTGAGCAATTATATTTCTGTGATAGAGTAGACTTTGATAATAGTGAAGTCATTATAGTATTAATGCTTAGCGGCTTTGAGAGACTGGACTTACCCGCTACATACTGCGACGGCGATCAATTAGACGATGGATATAGTAACGGAGATTATCGTCACTATAAATGGAATACAGCTTGGCCCCACGATTCTGCAAATCTGTTTTGGAAAGCATATGCTAAAGAACTATACTCAGAAAAATTCGTTGCTGTTGGACAGTTGTTAGCATTGTTACACCTGCAAGATTTCTGCAAAACACACAATTGTAAACTAATAGTTGCTAATGCGTTTAATCAACGTAATCAGGGTATACTTGAATATCTGAAGGAAGAAACCAAATCACTATTTGACAAGTTTGACTGGAGTACTTACTTACACAATACTACAGACTATGTTGCATTCGTAGAGAAATTAGTTGAGTTAGATGGCATCATACCAAGGGATCAATGGCAAAGTTTTCATCAAGCATATTTTAACAGAACATGGCCAGCAAAATATCTTACAAATTGCGAAGGCGCACACCCTACTATTGACGGATACAAAGTAATTGCAGCCGAGCTTGCAAAGTTCATTAAATACAAGAACTATGCGTAAGAGAAAAATAAGCTTTGTCAACCCCAATTTTAATCAGGGTCCCAAAGAATTTAATGCCTATTATTTACCATATACTTCCGCAGTATTGTGGGCGTACGCCAGTCAATTCGAACATATCAGTACTCATATTGAGTTGGGTGAGTTTATTTGGCATAGAGAACCTATTGAAGACGTAGTTGAAAGATTAAAAGACCACGACATTGTTGCTCTATCTACGTATATTTGGAATAGAAATTATAATCATGTATTAGGCCGCTCTCTTAAATTAGCTAATCCAGATATGCTGATTATTAGCGGCGGCCCAGAACCTCCCATTACCAACCCCAACTTCTTTGAGCTATTCCCTTATATTGATATCTGTTCTATTCAAGAAGGTGAGAAATCGCTGAAGGCTATTTTAGAACATTATTTGGAAGGCAACACTGACTATACAGATATCAAAGGGTTGTTAATCAACGTCGATGGTAAAGCAGTCAACACGGGTAATCCAGATCGCATTAGTGACCTTGATACTATCCCCAGCCCATATCTCGTTGGCATGTTTGACCACTTGTTTGAGAAGCATCCTGAAGTACGATGGAACGTTACATTAGAAACTAATCGCGGCTGTCCATATATGTGTACCTTCTGCGACTGGGGAAGCCTCACATATAGCAAAGTCAAGAAGTTTGATGAGACACGAGTATACAAAGAGCTTGAGTGGATTGGACAGAAGGGCTGCGACTTTGTAAGTATCACTGATGCAAACTTCGGTATCTTCCCTGAGCGTGATATGGCTATCGCCCGCAAACTTGTCGAAGTGCAGCAACAGTATAGCAATCCAAAAGCTTACACAATATCTTGGGCAAAGAATCAAAAGAAAGAAGTAGTTGACATTGTTAAGATGTTGATATATGAAGGCGGTAGCAAGATTGGTCTTAATCTCTCAGTACAGAGCATGGACGAGCATACATTAGAGGTAATCAAGCGTAAGAATCTTGACACTAATAAGATTGAAGAAGTCTTTGATATGTGTGAAGAAAACAATATTCCATTATACACTGAGTTGATTCTTGGCTTGCCCGGCGAAACAATGGAAAGTTGGAAAGAGAATTTCTATAGACTGTACAAGGCAGGCAACCACACTGGCATCACTATCTATCAGGCACAGTTGCTTGAGAACGCCGAAATGAACTTGACCCAACGTGAAAAATATCAACTGAAGGGTCAGATTGTATATGACTATCTGGTAGGAACATATAACGAGCATGAAGTTCGTGAGGGTATTGAAGTTGTTACTTCAACCATTGATTTGCCTATTGACAAAATGAATGAGGCACAAGTATTCAGTTGGTTTCAAAATACATTTCACATTAATGGCATCACTAATTACATTAGTCGTGTGCTATATAAAAAGTATGGCATTGAGTATAGCCAGTTCTATACTGACTTGCTTGAATATATTAAGACGGATGAGTGGCTCAACAGTGAAATTGAACGTATCAGTGAGCATTATTTAAATTGGAATACTGAGGGCGCAATTGATCACGTTCCTATTCAGGGAATTGAAATTCATGGCTGGAACTTAGTGCATAGTACTATCATTAACTTAGCTAACCTAGATATGCACGACCATGTATTCAATGTGCTTGAAGAATTCTTAAAGACTACATACGAATTCTTACCTGAATCATTACTAAATGATTTAATGATGGTGCAAAGAAACTATCTAATCAAGTATAATGGCATACAATCATATCCTAGAATAGTAGAACTTAAGCACGATATCTTTGGTTACGTACAGAATATGACTGAGTTAGACAGTGCTGCAACATATCACTTTGACTTCCCTGAAGACAAAACTATGTCACTAAGACAGTTCTGTGAGCAGATTTTCTTTGCAAGACGTAGAAACTTTGGAAAAGCATGGGTAACTAAATTATGATTATAAATCAAGACAACATATTATATTACGGAAACAGCGGCCCCGAACTTAGACTACAAAGTTCATTGTTTAATATCAGAGACTTCAGTGATACAGACTATTGGTATATTGATTTCTTTCACGGTGAAGCACTTAAGGATGTGCATCAACATCTTCCCGAAGATGTACTGAATCGAATTCGTTTGGGTAGCGTTACATTAATATTGAACAATAGTCACGAAGCATACCATGATGTTGTAGAATATATCTATTTGTATTTGGTAGATGGTCTTAGTATTCCGGCTCAGCACATTACACTATTGAGTGAGAGTGCTATTATTAATGAAGAAGTCAAGACAATTGCTAATAAGTATAATCTACCTGAAATAAAAACTGAGTGGCTTAGAATATTTGAACACAACATTCATGTTGCTACTACCAAAACATTGAACACACTACAAGAAAAAGAATACACTAAAAAGTTTCTGAATCTAAATCGCAGATGGAGACCGCACAGGCCATTGTTTGTGGCATTGCTCAAGATTAATGACCTATTAGATCAGGGTTATGTGAGTATGGCTCCAGCAGATGACAATCAAGATTGGGAGAGAGCGTGGGACATGATTTCATATCTAGAGCCTGACTTGATCCCGCATAAAGATAATCTTGCTACTATTCCTGATTTATATCTGGATACTCGTGAAATGCATATCAATCAAGTGGCGTTGACTGACAGCACCGATCAATATTATCTTGACTCATATTTCAGCATTGTATCAGAGACAAACTTCTATAAAGAATATGGCCCAGGATTGTTTCTTAGCGAAAAGGTATTCAAGCCTGTCAGCAGAAGGCATCCTTTCTTAGTATTAGCTCGTCCACATACTATCAAGAAATTCAACGAGCTTGGCTATCGTAGCTTTAGCGAAATAATTGATGAGTCATACGATAATGAGTTTGATGACCGCAAACGAATGATGATGGTTCTTGAAGAAACTAAACGTCTCTGCAACCTAACAGTTGATGAGTTGAAACATTTCTTAAAGGTGGCAAGAGAGATAACACTACACAACTACCTACTACTCAGAAACAAAAGAAACTTTATTACAAAATTATGAACCTAGATTTAACAAAATACAAGAGGCTGTTTACATTTGGATGTAGCTTTACAAACTACAGATTTCCTACCTGGGCGCATATACTTAGTAAGTCTATGCCTGACTGTGAGTTTCATAACTTAGGCAGAGGCAGCGGAGGCAACCTGTTCATTGCAAATAGAATCACTGAGGCTAATAAGAAGTTCAAGTTCTGTGAGACTGATTTGGTTATAGTAATGTGGTCTACGTTATGCAGAGAAGATAGATTTGTAAACGACAATTGGGTATTGGCTGGCAACATCTTTACGCAAGGGTATTACGATGACAAGTTTGTAAAGAAGTTTTGTGATCCAGTTGGTTATCTTATTAGAGATTTATCCTTGATTGAATTGTCTAAAACATATCTGAACAGTTTGCTATGTGACAACTATATGATGCTGAGCGTTCCATTCACTAATCAGATTGTGGAAGAAACAAAGACTACAACTGATGTATTAGCAACATACCGGGATCTTATCAATAGTTTCCCTGCATCAATGTTTGAGCTTGAAATGAATAATTCGTGGACTAACGATGTGATTTATAGAATGTCTGATGGTCAAGTTCAAGTAGATTATCATCCGACTCCAATGAACTACTATAACTATTTGACCAAGCTCGGCTTTGCTCTAAATGAGGATAGTAAGTTATATGCATTGGAAAGCGACAAGACATATAGGACCGTAGAATCCATTGAGCAACTACAAGCATTATTCTATGAGGAGTATGACTTCTTCACTACAAAAAACATGTGGTGAAATGTGTCCAATAAATAGTTGCAATGTTAGATTTAAGCAAATATCGTCGTTTTTTCGCATTTGGCTGTAGCTTTACATCATACAAGACACCGACCTGGGCTGATATCGTAGCTAAAGAAATGCCAAATGCAGAGTATTATAATTTTGGACAAGGCGGTGGCGGCAATCTATTCATCAACAATCGTGTAGCTCAAGCTAATTTAAAATATAGTTTCAATGAACATGATTTGGTTATGATCATGTTTACTACCGTATGCAGAGAAGATCGCTTTCTTAATGGTAGGTGGGAGTCGCACGGAAATGTATTTAATCAATCTTTTTACAGTAAAGAATTCGTAAAGAACTATTGCGATCCGGTTGGCTATCTTGTTAGAGATGCTGCACTAATTGAGATGACTACGGGTTATGTGACAAATTTGCCATGCACTACGAAATTTTTGTCAATGGTTGACCTATCACTGGAAGCTGGGTTATTAACTGAAACTGCAAGCATAAACAGTGACCGTGCTGCTGTTACTAAGATAAAAAAAATATATCGTGATAAAATGAAATTTCCGGCAGTAATCAATAATGGAGAAGTCAGTTTCAAAGGCGTAGAACTTATTGATAAATTTGGTAAGTTATTTAAAGACGGTCATCCACTGGCTGACGATTATGCAGAGTTCTTACATAGCATTAACTTCCCTATCACTGAGCGGGGACTATCATATGTTGAAGAAGCGATGACTAAACTAAAAAATGCAAAAACCTGGGACGATGTTAGAGCATCATTTCCAGACATAAGGCAGCATCAAGAATATAGAAACAGAAGCGTAATTTAATAGGAAAAATATATGAACAAAGTAGCAATGATCGGCGTTGGCAAACTAGGACAAGATTGCGCCGAAGTTATGGCAACAAAGTATGATGTTGTGGGGTACGATATTGAGCCTAGAAACCCCGGCTTTCCAATGCGAGATACGATTAAAGAAGCAGTTGAAGATAGAGACATTATCTTTATTGCTGCGCCTACTCCACATGACCCAATGTATGGGGGAGAAACTCCCACGAGTCATTTACCTAATAAAGATTTTGACTATACGATTGTCTCAGAAATCTTGGATGAGGTTAACAAGTATACCAATCAGAATCAATTAGTAGTTTTGATTAGCACTGTGTTGCCTGGCACTGTACGTAATATCTTAAGACCTAAAATCACTAACGCACGATTTATCTATAACCCATATCTTATTGCTATGGGTACAATCAAGTACGATATGGTTAATCCTGAAATGATTATCATTGGTACAGAAGATGGTACTGCCACAGAAGATGCATTAGAATTAGTTAATTTCTATGTGCCATTAATGCAGAACAATCCACGATATGAATTGGGCACCTGGGAAGAAGCAGAGTCAATTAAAATCTTCTACAACACCTTTATTAGCACGAAAGTTGCATTAGTCAATATGATTCAGGATGTTGCCGAACGCAGCGGTAATATGTGTGTTGACGTTGTAACTGGAGCACTAGAACGTTCTACGCAGCGTATTTTGGGTCCGGCATATATGAAGGCTGGTATGGGAGACGGCGGCGCATGTCACCCTCGTGACAATATCGCATTGAGATATCTTGCTGAGAAGCTTGACTTAGGGTATGATCTATTTGATAGTATCATGCGGGCACGAGAAGTGCAAGCAGAAAATATGGCTAAAGCATTGTTGAAGTATGGTAAGAACGTAACCATCATCGGCAAGGCATATAAGCCAGGAGTGCATTACACAAACGGTAGCTCAAGTATGCTGGTTGGATACTATGTTGAACAACATGGTGGAAACATCAACTACTATGATGAACACACTGGCGACTTAGATTTGGCCGAAGATTGGACTGAAGTCTATCTGATCGGTTACTGGGATGACTATGTAGAGGAATTAAAGTTCAGTGATGAGAACATTGCGACTGTAGTTGATCCCTGGCGCAGATGGACAACTGATAGATGTTCAGGTCACGTAGTACATTATGGTAACTCTAGGAAGCAATAATGGATCTGTCAAAACATGATGCATATAGATATCCGGAATATGATGACTACATGAAATTGCTTTGGCAAAATTATTGGCCAAATAACATTCATCTATTTGATAAAGTAAGACACATCTATGCCGGTGCCCATGCATCTATGAGTTTCAAATGGAGACCAATCGAATCTATTATTGAAGAAATAAAAGATTTCTATCAATCAGGCATAAGAATATTTTTCTTTGAATGCTTGACTGAGGGTGTTATCATTGATGGCATTGAAAAGATTGCTAAGGTAGCACTACACTTTTCAAACTTTCCCGATATCAAATTATTCTATTGGTCAGGAGATTACACAGCAGAAAAACATGTTAACAAGCATTTAGGTAGTATAGGCATACCTAAAAAGTTCGCTGTAATCGGTACCAGTCACCTAGAACTAACGGGCAAAACATATCCGCCATATGATAAAGATTATGCCGTTGGACCTAGAGAAAAGAAGTTTCTATGCTTTAACAAAGTCCATCGCCAGCATAGAATTGACTTATTAGAGTACGTAGTTACTAACAATCTATTGGATGATAGCTATTATTCATTTGATTGTAGCGAAGATAATTTAGAACTATTAGTTAACGATATCAACTATCCGGGCATTAGATCAATAAAAGATCGTATCCCACTAATATTGAACAAAACACCGGAACGTGATAATCCGGTCAATATCATTGAAGACGATCACAAATATTTTGAAAACACATATTTTAGTGTAGTAACCGAAACGTTATTCTATCGTGACCCCATAGCACCTAAGCAAAGATTAATGATGCATGTTCCCGGAACTTATCCCGGAAGATTCGTTACTGAGAAAACATTTAAGTGTATTGTAATGAAGCACCCCTTTGTTGTTTTGGGTCCATATAAGATGTTAGAGTTCATGAAGTCAAGGGGTTATAAAACTTTCAGCCCTTTTATTGATGAGAGTTATGACGATATTGAGAACGATGACGAAAGATTACTTGCTGTCGGTAACGAAATTAAAAGACTATGTAATCTAAGCGAAGACGAATTGGTAAGATTCACCGAGTTTGCTAAACCTATCGTAGAACACAATGAGAATGTTGTTCGCAATGTTACCGATTTCACTACTATTAATAATTTAGGCGACTATATAACTGTGTAAATACTACACGATATAGGGAGCAACACTTGGATTTTAATCTAAAATCACTGGCTAAAAAAGAATTAAAGCCTAATGAAAGACCAACTGAGGACGTTGGTGATCTTCGTCACCGCAGCATGATGGAAGCAATTGCTCCTTATGCTAAAGACGTTGTGGTCAATGCAAAGAATTTGACACCGGTCTACGTAGATTATAAGACCCGTGATACTAAGATGGTTCTTGTATTATGTCCGGAATGGAGCCCATACATGCCTCCGTTCAGTCTTGCAAGACTGAGTGGTGTTGCAAAGGCTTCTGGGTATGAGACACATATCATGGATTTAAACGTTAAGGCTTATAACGCATACCGTGATGATTGGCAACCTAACAACAAGCTACCATTTAGATTGTGGGACCCATCAAGCTCATGGCACTGGCTAGGTGACACTTACATGAATGATATTCATCCTGTACTTGAGCCTATTCTAAGCGCAGCAGTAGATGAAATCATTGAAATGAATCCTCAAGTTGTTGGGTTCAGCGTGTATTATATCAGTGAGGAACCCACTAAGTGGATGGCTCAAGAAATTAAGAGACGCAATCCAAACATTCTCATTGCAGTTGGTGGCCCTAACGTACACAAGAGCTGGTTTGATATTCGTCCTTACTATGATTATATCATCGTAGGCGAAGGTGAGCAGAATCTACTCGTAATGCTTGATGAAATTGAAGAAGGCAAGCGCCCTTTTCCTGGTCAGCCCAGAGTGCTGACACAGCCTGAGAATCAACGTATCAACATCAATGGTCTGCCTATGCCAGACTATGAATCAATTGACTTCTCACTATACGAAGTGCCTAATGGCGTCAACAGTGAGATTAGCCGCGGCTGTACTGCTAAGTGTACGTTCTGTGAAGAAACACACTTTTGGAAGTATCGTCAACGTCAAGCAGTTGACTTAATCACCGAAGTTGAATGGCTATACTATAACAAGGGCACCGACGTTATTTGGTTCATTGATAGTCTTATCAACGGCAACATCAACGAGCTTAGAGCGTTTGCACTTGCACTAAAAGAGAAGGGACTTAAGGTTCGCTTTACTGGATATGCCAGACACGACGGTAGAATGACATTAGAATATCTACAAGACTTAGCTGACGGTGGATGCATCATGTTCAATTTCGGATGTGAATCAGCATCGCAGAAAGTACTTGACGATATGCACAAGGGCGTTACTATTGCAGAAATGGAGCAGAACTTCATTGACTGCAAGAAGGTAGGTATTTGGTGCGCTACTAACTGGATTGTTGCATTCCCCACAGAAGACTTCCAAGACTATAGCGACACCATGACGTTTATGTGGCGTATGCGTAACAACAATGTTAACAATATGGGATTGGGAGTAGGATATGGATTAGGCCCCGAAACAATCGTGGGGCAGAATCCACACGCATATAATATCAGCTTCCATAAGTATCAGGGACACTGGATCAGTAAAGACTTAGCAATGGGCGGACCTCATGTCATGACTCGTGTTAAGAATATTCATATTTGGCTGGACTTCTTTAAAAATTGTACAGATGTTCCGATTGGCTACCCTATTAGGCATAATCTAGAAAAAGAACATTATAAGATTAAACTCAATAACCCAAATCTACAGAAAGAAATGGCATATGAAAAGTTTGACTATAACATCATTCCTCCCTTAGGAGATAACAATCCTTTTGCCAATCAGTTAGTCAATGAAATGTGGCCCTTCTTTAGAAATCTGTGGAGAGCTAGGGGAGGTTACGAAGCAGAAATTTACTTCAACCCTGAGATAGACTTGAAAGAGTTCGGAACTCAGTATGGTCCAGGTCAGTACTGGGCAACGTTTAAGTTCAAGATTACTGATGAGGGTCAATGGAACGCTCACTTCAATATCAAGTTTGAACAGGTTGACAATCCTCTAGATGATCGTGAACGTCCACCCGAAGGTCGTAAGGGTCCTTTCTATGCGCAGGACTATTCACGATTGCAATCCAATACAGTAAAGAGAGCCAGAAAGCTTGCTAAGCCTACTTGGAGTAATCAAGAAGGTAGATCAGGACAAGACTTTGCTGACTTGCTTGACGAAGAAGCATATTTGAACGCTACCATTGACTTTAGCTTTCACTTAGATTGGCAGGGTTCAGGTGACTGGAGCGATCATGAAAAGTATCGTGTTGATGTAAGTAGCACATCACGAGACATTATTCCAGAAAAGGAAAGTGACACCGGATCAGATATTGTGTCTAGTATTTCATTGGATAGTATAAGGCGTAAACCAAAATGAATGATATAGTTGATAAGTTTGAAAAGCTGATTGCTAATTTTTATGGTGCACCATATGCAGTAGCAACAGATTGCTGCACTCATGCCATTGAGTTGTGCTTGCGAATTGAAAAGCCGGAATATCCTATCAACTGCCCTACTAGAACTTACATAAGCGTACCCATGACATTCATGAAACTTGGAATGGAGTGGCAGTTTGACGATTATGATTGGGAAAATTACTATCACATAGGATGCACGAGCATCATTGATGCCGCAGTGTATTGGAAACCTCGCGGGTATGTTCCTGGCTCAAAAATGTGTCTCAGCTTTCAGCACAAGAAACATTTGAGTTTGGGTCGCGGGGGCATGATCTTATTAGACAACTATGATGATTATGTAACTCTCAAAAAAATGAGCTATGATGGAAGAATCCCTAACACACCTTGGGCAGAACAAGACATTGATACTGTCGGCTATCACTATTACATGACTCCCGAAACCGCACAGACAGGCATCTATCGTTTTTGTGCAGCAGAAGTAAAAGAACCTCGTAAATGGTCATCACAAGATTATCCTGACCTATCAACAATGCAAGTTTTTAAATGACATACTATCTACAACATAGTGAATGGATGAGTTCGCTTAGTATTCCTGAGGGAATGAACTTAGACATGTTGAACAACTTATCTAATAGATTAGAAGCATTACTTAAGCCCGCGCTTTCCAAACATAGTAAAGACAATATTGTTATTGATTTGGGAGCAGGAACAGGTGTGTTAGGATTGTTCGCATTATCACAGGGAGCAACGTTTGTTTACTTTGTTGAACGTGATCCGCAGATGTTTCATATACTTTCTAACGTGCTGCCTAATAAACTACCAGCAGATAAATTCAAACTTATTAACAAAGACATTGAAGATTTAACTATTGATGACTTTGATTGTGGAACGCCCGATGTTGTTGTCAGTGAGTTCTATGGACCGAGACTATTTGACGAAGGATATGTAAACTATACAAAGCACCTACGCTCGTTCTTACCCGACTGTTATTTTATTCCAGAAACATTTGAAGTTGAATTCTATTTAGGAGACATTGATTACTCGCAGCCCATTTGGCCAAAAGACAATGAACTGGTAGACCATTTCAAGTTTATGTATAAAGAGAAGGGCTTCGCCAGACATATGGAGTTTGCAGGCGGAAAGTATGTGGGTTCAGTTTTGTTTGACGCAAACAAGCAAACGTTTGACAATGCGGTAGAATTTGTATATGATAAAAACACTGAGCAATTATTAGTAGGTAGAGCAATCGTTAAGCACGGAGAACTAAATCAGTATTATACTACCTTAGGCTGGCTGATGACGGCTGACGATTGCGATAAAAAGTTTAGAATCTACTACGATATTCCTAGCTACTTTAATCCAAGAAAGATTGATATTACCAATGCTGAGCAAGAATGAATGGGACCCTCTTAAAAGTGTGATTGTTGGCATTGCAGATGACGCCAAGATTCCTCCCACTAACATTGGACTACGCACTGTCAATTACGCCGATCTAACATTCAGTGAATATATGGGTGTCAAACACGGTAGATATCCTGACCAGGTGATTGAAGAAGCGAACGAAGACTTAGAACGACTCTGTGAATTCTTGCGTGAAGAAGAAATTCAAGTGGTGCGTCCGAGTAGCAACGACCCTGAATACTATAACTATTGTCCAAGAGATACAGTATTAGTTCACGATGACTTGATTCTTGCGACTCCAATGGCATTGTCATCTCGCAGAGATGAATGGCGCGCAAGTAAACAATATTTTGATTTTTCTAAGTTAGTAGTTGCGCCAACGCCTGAACATTCAGACACTTATAACAGCAGATGTTTAGGCGACCCTGATATATTAGCATTGCGTGAATATGAACCTATCTTTGATGCTGCTAATGTTCTACGAGCTAATGATGACCTGTTCTATTTGGTCAGCAATACTGGCAACAAGAAGGGTGCAGAATACCTACAAGAGCTTGTCGGTCCCGACAAACGAGTTCACACCATTGAAAACGTCTATAGCTATATTCATTTAGACAGCACTATTGCATTTTTGCGTGAAGGTCTAATGTTACTGAATCCATCACGTATTAAATCAGTTGAACAATTGCCGGAAGTACTGCGTAATTGGGATATCATTTGGGCTCCAGAGCCAGTTGATATTGGTCACTACCCTGGCTACTGCAACGCAAGCAAGTGGGTAAACGTGAACCTACTCAGTGTCAGCCCTAAACTTGTAGTATTAGAAGAACACCAGCATAATCTTAGACTTGAACTTGAGAAACATGGCATAGATTGTGCGATGCTACCTATGCGACATGCAAGAACACTGGGCGGATGCTTCCACTGTGTAACTTTGGATTTAGTACGGGGCTGATAGTTCTCGTTAAATACTATTATGAATTCAAGAACCGAAATAGGTCATGTTTCTAGATTTTGGAATGACGATTTCAAATCATTGCCATATGTAAAGCAGCCCATCACTGATGAGGAAATAGCTAAATGGACTGAAATGGGATATGACTATGTAAAAAGCTTTAGTGGCTCTATGTATGACAATCGCAATCCTATGCCTGACTGGGTTGCGACAATGGAAAATCTGCTCGGAATGTATGATCAAACTTATACAATCTATAGAATGAATACATTGGAAATCATGCCGGTTCATAGTGATCACTTTAACACTTATTGTAGACTAAACAATACCACTAGCGACAAAGTTCAACGTGTGATATTAATGCTTGAAGATTGGAAACCCGGGCATTACTTTGAAATGGACGGCATAGGATATGTCAATTGGAAAGCTGGCGATTGGTTCAAATGGACAGGTGATGTTCCGCATGCAGCCAGTAACATAGGCACTGAGCCTAGATATACACTACAGATAACCGGGAAGCCAGTTGCAGAAGGGCAACTGAATAAGTTATTCTATCACAACATTCCGGGCCTGCAAGATAATTGTACCCAACCATTCATTATAAACGATGTGTTGCCTAAGGTAAAAGAGCAACACGTAATGGTCTACATGAACAATAGATTTATTCATGAATTGACTGATGTTGAACATGATGATGAAGCCAGAAGCATATTGAATAACGAGGGACTACACATTTATCTGTATGAACCTCTTTCAAGTTATGATAGAAATTGTCCTGACCATACTATGGGATTCTATTCAGAGTTCAACACTATTGAACCTGAAAATTTGGGCGCAGAAGAATTAGATAGTATCAGTCAGTATGCTATTCGCAATAGTCTTACTAATGTCACTGTGCATACCTGCGATTATGATGTTAAAGAATGGTATCCACACTACAGTAATCTCAATTTAATATGTGATGACCTGTTTCTAAAGACACAACGTAAGATTAGAAATCTTGATGAGGCATTTAGAAATCAATTCAACCAGAAATTCGTATGCTTGAATTGGCGCTTCACTAATCACAGACAACTGGTATCTACATTCTTAGCAAATGATAACGGATACTTGAGCTGGTATCACAAGTCAGACTTTGAAAATCTATCAACGAATCTTTTCTTTAAGCTTGAAGATTGGAAAACTTCACATCCTGAGCATTATGCAAAGCTAGAGCAGGGTTGCGACATTGTGCTACAGCGTTCTCCATTTGTAGTAGACATTACAGCTAATCATTCTAATGAGAACATGGGATGCTACGATATGTGGCCTGATGCAAATGATTATACACCTGGCGAGACTCCGGCGTTACGTAATATATTAGGGAATAGCCTCTCTAATGTGTACATTAATTCGTTTGTTGACATTATTAATGAAACAAGATTTGCACAACCTACTGCTAACTTTAGTGAAAAAGTTTTTCAGGCCATGCAGTACAAGAAGCCCTTCATTGTAGTAGCTCCTCCCAAAACATTAGAATATATTAGAAGCTTAGGTTTCAAGACCTTCAGCAATTTTTGGGATGAAAGCTACGATGATGAATTAGAACATAGTGAAAGACTAGCAAAAATCTTTGACCTAATAGACATAATTAATGCAACACCACTGGACAAGTTACGTTCACTGTATGAGGATATGCAGTCTACAGTAGAACATAATTTCAAAACTTATAAAGAGTTTATCCAATGACAAAAGAAAGAATAGCATTAATAGCGGGCTGTAGTCACAGCGCCGGTTCAGAAATAGACGGAAGTCAGGATAGCAAATACAGCAGAGATAGTGCGTTTGGATCAATTCTAGCTAATAAACTTGGTTATCGCCCTATCAATATTGCTATTAATGGGTCAACTAATTCAGGAATCGCCAGAAGTATCTTGATGTGGTTTGATGAGAACTATAATCCTGAAACAATGGATGTATACGTAATCGTAGGATGGACAGAAAGTTCTAGAATAGAGGTTCCCGCTACCCACAGACCAAGTGATTTTCACTCAGGAAATCCCAGCATTGAATGGTATGACTCATCTGCTAATAGCTATCTTAGAATCAACTATGGCTGGGAAGGAAGCGGAAGTTATGAGAAGGAAATCATACCCAAGTATCATAAGTTTATGGCTGAAAATGAAATTTATCTAGAATATCAAACAGCCAGCACTGTCCTAATGATTCAGTATTTTCTAAAATCTAAAAACATACCATATGTTATGTGTAGTACAATGCATATGTTTAGGCCACAAGAACATTTTACAAGCTATCTGGTAAACTTGATTGACGAAACGAGATACTATAATTTGAAGACTGATCAAGATAGTGCGTTTTATTGGAAATATAAAAATCTAGGCTACGAAAATAGCAAAGCTGTGTATTGGCATCATAGTGAAGAACCTCACAGGCTATACGCAGAGGAACTATATAAGTTCATAGGAGAACAATAATGAGATGGATTAGAAATATTATTAACAAGATCAAACGAGAAATTCAGTATCGTAAGAGAATCAAGGAACTCAAGAAAAGAGATCCTTTCATTTACAAGTGAGATAAAATGAACTACGTAGGTATTAGTTGCGGCTTCCATGATGCCGGCTTAAGCGTCATTGATGATAATGGCAATATACTTTTTGCTGGGCATAGTGAGCGTTACAGCATGAAGAAACACGACAGCGAATTGTGTTTAGGCATTGTTGAAGATGCTAAACGCTATATCAACGATGACTTTGAAGTACACTATTATGAGCGTCCGTATGTCAAGGCTGTTAGGCAGTTTATTGCTAAGCAAAAGCTTGGCCCTTTCAATGTCAACGAGATTATTGGCAATCAGAACCTACGCGGATTAGATAGTTTTAGGCACATTCGTCAGGGTAAAGTAAAGACTCACAATCATCATCTATGTCACGCCGCTGCAGGGTTCCAAACAAGTCCGTATGAAGATGCTACCGTAGTTGTCATTGACGCTATTGGGGAATTAGATACTATTAGCATTTGGGATGCAACGTATGATAAGAACGGTAAAGCAAAATACAAGAAGATTTGGGGCCGTAAGTATCCTGACTCTATCGGACTATTCTACTCTGCGATGACAGCACGAGTAGGCTTGCGCCCGCTAGATGAAGAATACATTCTAATGGGCATGGCTGCATATGGTAAGCCTGTATATGATATCTCAATGCAACAACTGTTCATCAACTTTAAAGAGATTGTTTTAAAAGACAACCTGCACATCGGAGTTGATGAGAAGTTTCTAAAGGATGCAGACGAAATGGATATTGCTGCATCTGCACAGGTTGTTGTTGAACAGCTAATAGAAACAGTAATGAAGAAGGCTAAGAAGTTAGGTAGAAGTGACAATCTCGTATATGGGGGCGGCGTTGCTCTCAACTGTCTTGCCAACAGATTGATTGGCAAGTACTATCAGAACATTTGGATTATGCCTAACCCGGGCGATGCAGGCAACAGCTTAGGTGCAGCAGCGTTAGGCTATGGTAAGAAGGTCAACTGGACTGATGCTTTCTTAGGATTTGACATTGAAGGTGATTATCCGGTTGACAATATCATCAAAGAATTATATAGTAACAAGATGGTAGGTGTCGCTAGTGGCAGGGCAGAATTTGGCCCTCGTGCATTAGGTAACCGAAGTCTACTTGCAGACCCTCGCGGGCCTGATATTAAGGATAAAGTAAATGACATTAAACGAAGACAGAAGTTCAGACCGTTTGCGCCTATCATTTTGGAGGAGCTGGTTACTGATTACTTTGATATGCCTAGTGGCTGGAGTGACAGTCGGTATATGCAAGTCATCGCTACTTGTAGGCTACCTGACTTATTTCCTGCTATCGTTCATCATGACGGGACTTCTCGTGTTCAAACTGTCCCGAATGACGGATCAGGAATTAGAAAACTACTAGAAGCTTGGTATAAAGAAACCGGCTGCCCAATGCTATTGAATACGTCATTGAACATTCGCGGAGAACCTATGGTTAATGATAGAAACGATGCGGACAGGTTTGAAAAACTCTATGGGGTAACTGTCTGTAGCTAAGTATACATATGCTTAGAGACGTTTTTTATTATGGCAAGAAGCCCAATGTCCACCCAAGAGAACAATTCGCAGAAAATCTAGCTGATGCTAGACTAAAGGCCACTACTCGTGACTTTTGGATCATCAACGAGTTCTGCGACTACAGAAATTTTGATTGGGACTTTGATTTTGAATTCCTCCCGGACGAAGACGTTTGGGCAGAAGATCACAATAACGTGTGGCCCAGTCAACATCAAAAAGATAGCGGCACCTGGTTGTGTTCTAAAGAACATAGTGACCTAATCATCTATCGCGGTGACGTAGACCCAGTCATTCGTAAAAACGAAAAGACCGATCATTGGGTTGAACTTGATTTAATTAATCACAATAAGTTTGACTTTAGTTGGCACCCTGACCCAACTGACCCTCCCTATATCTATAAGTGGCCCTGCAAGTTCTTCCCTGCTGAGTTCAAGCATGTGTTAGAATATCGTGTGCCAGGAGCAACGCAAGAAAAATACATGAACACAATTGCAGAGTTGGTTCCTGAGTATGATCGTTGGGAAGAACATCAAGCAATTGACAAAGATAGATTTGATATGTCGTGGAGACCGAATCCACTTGACCCGCCATTCACATATGTTTGGGGCAACAAATATATTGACGGGACACTTAGGCCCACGCTGGAGTATCATACACCAGGAGCAACTGATAAGAAGTATATGTCAGAACTTGTTCCAGTACTGCCCGAAACTGATAGATGGAGCATAGTCGAAGATATTGATAAAACATCGTTTGACTTTAGCTGGAGACCTGATCCTAGAGAACCTGCATTCATTTACGTATTTGGTAACGAACAATATGATGGCACTATCATGCCTACTGTTGAGTATCACTGTCCCGATGCAAATGAAATTAAGTACGTCACTGATATCAAAGCCAAGCTATCAAGTAAGAGAGAATTATTTGAACATCTTGAAGACAGCTATGGTTTAGATTATACTTGGAGACCCGACCCTACAAGTCCTCCCTATATCTATGCGTGGGGGAATCAGTGGAATGCTCCAGAAGATAAAATCTCAGTGCAGTATGTTGTAGATGGTGCAACAGAATACAAGTATATGACTGACAGGGCTGTTCGCAGACCATGCATGGATAACTGGATAGTCCCCAAAGATGTTGATACAACTGGATTTGATTTCAGTTGGGAACCTAGCCCTGCTGCACCACCGTATATTTACGAGTTCGCAACACAATGGCAAAAGACGGGCGGCCCTCAGTATGTAGTGCCCGGCGCTACTGAGAAACAGTATGTTGACTTCCAAAAGGTCAGAAAACTACCTTCAGTAGATAATTGGAATGTGCCTGATAACATTGATAGCACTACGTTCGACTTCAGTTGGCACCCAGACGATACAAGTCCCCCTTACATTTATGTGTTTGCTACCCAATGGGCATTCAGCGGCGGCCCTGTATACAAGGTAGAAGGCGCTACAGAAATCAAATACGTAGACGAACAAGTAGCGACTGCTAAGCCAGATAGAACCAATTGGGTCTATGATGAAAAACTAATTGATATAGCAGAGTTTGATTTTAGTTGGCATCCATATGTAGAAGACCAGCCCTATATCTATCAGTTTGGAACTCAATGGCAAAAGACGGGCGGACCTAAGTACATTACCTCGGGTGCAGATAGCTCCAGCCCAGTTAAGTACATTGACACCCGTATCATCAAGTCTACCCGTTTACCGACCCCAGATAACAAGTGTTGGAATAATCTATATCCTATAAAAGATTTTGATTATAGTTGGCACCCCGACGACACCGAAGAACCATATATCTACGTGTTTGGAAATACTCAGTACCCTGCCGAAGAGTGTGCTACTATTGAATATAGAATGGAAGGTGCTACTCAGGTAAAGTATGTTCGTGATATAGTTGCGACATTAGATATAGATATGACTAATTGGGTCATACCAAAAAATGTAGACTGTGCGGGCTTTGACTTTAGCTGGATACCTAATCCTAACGACCCTTTATATATCTATGAGTTTGGAACTCAGCATCAAAAGACGGGAGGACCTCGTTACGTAGTATCAAATGCTACTGAAATCAAATATATTGATTCACAAAAGGTAATCATACTACCCAACAAAAGTGATTGGTTCATACCTGATAATGTTGATGTTGCTGAGTTTGATTTTAGCTGGCACCCTGATGATACTGACCCTCCCTATATCTATCAATTCGGCACTCAGTGGGCGCTGTCGGGCGGCCCTCGTTATGTAGTTGACGGTGCAACAGAAATCAAATATATGGATAATCTAGTTGCTAAGGCACTGCCTGATAGAACTAATTGGGTCTATGATGAAAACTTAATTGATGTAGCAGAGTTTGATTTTAGTTGGCATCCTTACGCAGAAGATGATCCCTATATCTATCAGATTGGTACTCAGTGGCAGAAAACAGGTGGCCCTAAATATATTACACCGGGGGCAGATTTATCTAGCCCTGTGAAATATATTGACACACGTATTATCAAAGCTAGACGCTTAGAAAATCCTGAGAATACATGCTGGGTAAGAAATTATCCTATCAAGCATTTTGATTATAGTTGGCATCCGGATGAGACAGAAGAACCTTATATCTATGTTTTCGGCAACAAGCAATTTTTAGCTGAGGAATGTGCCACCGTCGAATATAGAATACCGGGAGCAACGACTGTAAAGTACATACCCGATATCATTGCAACATTAGATGTTAACATGGATAAATGGGTTGTCCCTGATAACATAGACACGACTGATTTTGACTTTAGTTGGATTCCTAATCCAAGTGAGCCACCATATATCTACGAGTTCGGCACTCAGTGGCAAAAGACAGGCGGACCTAAATATGTTATGCCGGGAGCTTGGCGCGGAACAAAATACGTTGATGATCAAACAGCAAAGAGACTTCCGGACCATCAGTACTGGACTGTTCCTGACTATATTGACAAGGAAAGCTTTGATTTTAGTTGGCACCCCGATGCTACAGAAGAACCATATATCTATGTATTCGCTACACAGTGGGCATTTAGTGGCGGGCCAGTATATACGGTTCCGGAAGCTACTGAAATTAAATATGTAGAAGAACAGCTTGCTACAGCACTTCCTAATAAGGCTAATTGGGAATACGATGCAGATGCAATTGATATTGACAGCTTTGATTTTAGCTGGCACCCATATGTAGAAGATCAGCCCTACATCTATCAGTTTGGTACTCAGTGGTGGGAAACAGGTGGCCCTAGATACATTGCCCCCGGTGCCGATGCTGACAGCCCTATCAAATATATTGATACTAGAATTATCAAGGCTACAACAAAGTCCAGACTAGACAATTGGGAAATACCCGATACCGTTGATGTTTCTAAATTTGATTTATCTTGGGTACCGCATCCGGAAGACCCGCCCTATATCTATGTGTTTGGTAACCAATGGTTCCCTGCTGAAAAGATGCCCACTGTAAAGTATCATGTCGAGGGCGCAACTGAATTAAAGTATGTGTCAACCATTAGTGCTACACTAAAGCCAGACATGACAAACTGGAGAATTCCTAAGAATCTTGTCATTAAAGATTTTGACTTTAGTTGGGTACCTGACCCTTACGATCCTCCGTACAATTATATATTCGGAAATCAGTGGTACGGAGCTCAAGAAATGACAACGGTGACATACGCTGCTCCGGGGGCTAAAGAAGATAAATTTGTAACTGATATAGTTGCAACTTTAGGAAAGAACTTAACTAACTGGGAAATTCCTGCAGGAGTCGATGTTCGTAGGTTTGATTTTAGCTGGATACCGCATCCAGCTGCACCCCCTTATATCTATCAGTTTGGTACATTACAAGATCCTACCGACGGTCCTATATATAATACTCCTAATAATAATGGAGAAACAGTCCGCGTTCCTAGATTAGAGACTGATGAAGAATTAAATCCGACAGGAGAGGCCCCATCTGAAATTCAAATCAATAGATATTACCTTACTACTACGATAGAAGACCTTGCTAAGCAACACCCTGATGAATTGTTCTGGGCATTGAATCCAGACATTGATTATACTAATTTTGATTTCGATTGGAGACCTAGTATTGAACAAGCAGAATACGTTCATGCGTTCGGTTCTGCTGCCAGTGAAAAGACACAGACATATTTCGTTAACGGTCCACAATGGGTCAAGGGAAATCGTGCTATCAACTGGGTACAAAACGTAGAACTAACTGAAAAGGCATTGGCGGAGATGTTCGTTAAGCCTGATATGTTCTTTGTTGATAGAAGCAACCCTGAATCTGCTGCTAGATTTGAAGCACTAAGGGCGAAATATGGTACAAGAATTCAGAAGACTCGCTATCTGAATAGCTGGGTTGACACTATCAATCGTTGTGCTAATCGTGCAACGAGTAGTTTGATTTGGGTATTGAATAGCGAACTTGACTATAGCGATTTTAACTTTGATTACTATCCTAACCCTTGGCAGATGAAGATGGTTCATGTGTTTGGTACTCAGTGGTCACATTGGGGAACTACATTCATGGTCAACCGTGAGACATTTGCGGAAGACACCAAATATATCAAGATCATTGAACACTTGAGTAATCTAAACTTTGTGAAAGACATTAGAGCTAAAGCTACAAAATGCAGTCACGATATCATTGTAATTGATCACGGTAATAAAGAAACATCCGATGTTGTATCCATCTTACAGCAGAAGGCGCCGGACAGAACAGTTGTTACTACCAAATACAATGGCAGCTATTTGGACACACTAAGAGAAGTTATCAAGCGCCAGCCTGAAAAGAAAGAACATTTCATTTGGGTATGCTCAAGTGTTTGCGATTACACTAACTTTGATTTCACATATATCATTGATCCATTTTCAAGAGACAATCTACATGTTTTTCCTAGCGGTAAGCAGAAGTTCGGAGACACGTTCTTCATTGATGTTAATAATGCAAGAGAAGTAATCAGTGAACTTGACAAGCTTGAAAACTTTACTAAGGTAAATTATAATGGTGCTGTGAAGGCAGAACGCCTAAAAGAACCAATCATCGTCATTAGTGATGACACTCATACGAGTTCAATTGACAAAATTACTGACTTCCCTTATGCGACATTAATTACAAGTGATAACGTTGACATTGGTAAGGTTGACATAGAGCCAATGAATCTATGGTCAGCCGAAACTAAGAATATCTACGTGACAAGCACAGGTTCTACTAGAATTGTTGCTCCTAAAGAAATCAAGGATCACGTTAAGAAAGAGCTATACGAATATCCATATATCAAACGTGCTCCTAAGCTGGCATTGTCAAATCCATTAGACATTGTGTTCTTGAGTAACGGAGAAACTGGAGCAGAAGAACATTATGAGCATTTGCTGAATATCACTAAGAATCTCCCTAACAGAGTAGTGAGAGTGGATGGCGTGAATGGTCGTGCAGCAGCATATCACGCAGCAGCAGAAGCAAGCAACACTCCTTGGATGTTCACTGTGTTTGCTAAGCTGAAGGTCAGTCCTAAGTTTGACTTTAACTGGCAACCAGATAGAATGCAGAGTCCAAAGCATTATATCTTCCATGCAAAGAATCCTGTTAATGGATTGGTATATGGTCACCAAGCAATGATTGCGTACAATAAGAAGCTAACTCTAGCCAATGACGGTAAAGGACTAGACTTTACATTAGATGATGAGCATGAAGTTGTTCCGTTGATTTCAGGTACTGCTCAATACAACACTGATGAGTTCTCAACATGGAGAACAGCATTCAGAGAGGTCATCAAGCTTAGAGCAGATGATAGCGAAGTGTCTAAGGAAAGACTTGATGCATGGTTGAATAAGGCAGAGGGTGACTTTGCTCAATACAGCATCAAGGGTGCGTTGGATGCAGACGAGTATTACGATGAAGTAGACGGCGACTTTGACCAGTTGAAGTTGAGCTATGAGTGGGCTTGGCTCAGAGAAAAATTTGACCAAATCTGACATAAACCGGTTGACAACGATAAAAAAGATAAGTATAGTAGAGGGTAATATGAAAGAAAATATTTTATACAATCAAAAATTTCTAGCCACAGCCGTGCTAGTAACTCCCTTAATTCCGGTGATAGCGTATGCCACATACAGGCTGGCACTTGAAGTTTGGTGTATCGCATACGGTTTAATCTACTAACAGCCAAAGGAGGCTACTATGAAGAAGATTGTTTCGCTTATTACAATGACTGCAATGCTTGCAGTTTCTACTCCTGCTTATGCAGATCATAGGCAACGTGATTATCGCTGGGGTAATGACAGAAATGTACACAGCCCTTATCATAGACAGCATCATCGTCGTGATCGTGGTGTAAGCACTGAAGGTGCAATTATCATCGGCCTTGGAGCATTGCTTGTAGGTAAGGCTATTGCTGATAGTAATAACCGTCGTCGCAATCGTGAAGTAATCGTAGTAGAACGTCATCAGCCGCAACCTCGCCAAATTTGCGAAGACATAGTTCAGCGTGACTATTACGGCAACCCATATGTTGCTGGTCGTAACTGCTGGTATGAACAGTGATTGATTGGTCCGGTATGCGTCCTGTTCGTGAGCCAACAAGGAAAGAGCGAGGACGCTATCAGCGTTGGGTAAAGTACCTCAAGGACTCAAAACTCACCGAACAGCAAATTCATGAACGAGCAGCTAGGTTAACTGAATTGGGTCGTGACCCTGATCTATAATTATGGTAGTTTGTAATTGTAGAAACATCAGGGAATCGCAATTCACCTGCAGGGAAGAACTAGCTGCCCGCATTTTACAAGACGATTATTGTTGTGGTACATGCTTAGACGAGTTTTTACCAAACGACAATAAAAAGATTGACACAGATCACCAAATAGTATATAAATAGTTTATCAGTTGTTTGATGCAATCTGATGTTTGTGCAGGACCCGGGGGCGGTACCCGGCGCCTCCACCATAAACTTATGGGGGCGAAATAGGATCGACTGCAAGGCAGAGGTGAGAGTAGACTGATTGGTTGGCCGCATATAAGCCAAAAACTGTAAATGTCGCAGCTAATGACAACAATGTGGATCTTGCCCTAGCGGCATGATTTTACGGGGTCCGGGGAGGACCTAGCAACAGAACCTCCCCATCACTCTCCGTACTTGATAAATACAGTATGGACATTAATGAATTAGAATCCTTTAAACTTAGTGACGCTGTAACATTCCACAAGGAATTGAACCCTAAGTTGTGGGAAGGTAATAAGCTTGACCCGGCAGTACGTGATCAGCTATTGGTGATTGCCGAAGACTTTGTAGAATATCTAGGCATTAGTAATCTTAAAGTTAGAGACGTTACTATCTCAGGTAGTAACGCTGCCTATTCATATACTCCTCACAGTGACTTAGACTTGCACATATTGGTAGACTTCAATGAACTACCAAACAACGAAGTGTACCAAGAACTATTCACAGCAAAGAAAACATTATACAACGATGCCCACGACATTACAGTTCGTGATGTTCCTGTAGAATTATATGTACAGGACACTAACCAACCCCATTTTAGCTTAGGTGAATACAGCGTTGTCTATGACAAATGGATTCGTATTCCTAAAAAGCGTAAAGCAAACTTTGACGAAGCTGCAACCAAAGCAAAGTATGAGAAGCTTGGTGACCTCGTTGAGTTGGCATTGAAGTCACGAGATCCAAAAAGAGTCAACGATACCCTCGCACTAATCAAGCGTTATCGCAAGAGCGGACTAGAGAAAGCTGGCGAGTTTGGCCCTGAGAATCTGGCATTCAAAGCAATCAGAAAGCAGGGACTGATTCAAGACCTACACGACCTCAAAGCACAATTACACGCTGAAAAGTTAAGCATTGACGAATATGCTAACGAAGATTATGATCCAAACGGTCCGCCCCCTGGACCTGAATTTAAGCCTACGATGCCAGCCGGTACAGTCAGAGTAGACGTTAGTGACGTATACGATTGGTACAAGCTAGGACAGCATATCAGCAATATGAAAGGCTTAGGCAAGCACGACTTTGGTAAAGGACCTCCCAGCACCATTCTATCATTCGGTGATGAAGATACCGAACACAAATATATTCAAGACTTAGAAAAGACTGGTCTAACCACAACTGACATTGACCCAGTCGATCCTAATCAACCTAAGGGTATGAAGCGTCAAAAGACTGACCCTACATTTAATGTCAACGAGACAGACGATAGGAAAGCCGCAGTACTCAAGATTCAGAAACACTTGAATAAGAAGTATGGCGCTAACCTTGACCTTGATGGTAAGCTAGGTCCGTTGACTCTCAAATCAATCAACAAGTTTATGCCTAGAGCAAAGACTGGATTAGCTGATGAGCCTAATAAGACAACAGCCGTGCAGGGTAAGAAGCTAAAAGAAGCTGATAAGACATTAGGCATTACATTCACCCAAGAGCCGTATGAAGGTTGGAATGGCATGGGTGCAATGATCACTGCCTACGCCGACGGTGATCAGGTTGGTCAAGTTATTTTTGAGCCTACCGATAGCGATAAAAATAAATGGTATGCAACTGAGGTTGAAGTAGAAGATGAATTTCAGCGTAGAGGCATAGCGACTACTATGTATGATATGGCTAAGAAAATTGCTCAAAAAGCAAACGCAGTCATTGTGCCGAGTCATGCTCAAACCTCTGATGCAAAAGGGTTATGGAAAGACAAGAAAATTTGGGAAGCATCAGGATACATTCCTAGCGAGAAAGAAAAGAACGATCCTCGCTTTAAGACTGCATTGACCGTTGATGTAAAGCCAGATAGCATTAAGAAGAATGCCAAAGCGTTTAACTGGAAAACATCACGAGCCGGCATTCCGCCACAAGCCAGAGCAGATGGTAAACTTGCGGAAGACCTAATGCGAGAGTTTAAAAGTTTTTTGCTTGAAGATAAGCAGCCCAAAGTAGGGTATCATGTCACTGCTACAAAAAACTTACCAGTCATACGTAAGAACGGAATCAACGCAGATAGACGGGGCAATAGCTATGTTTGGGATACACTTGAAATGGCTGAATGGTTCACCGACTTTCAGAATGATGAGGGTCAAGATAGAACGATATTAAAAATAGATATGACAGGCATTGATGCCCGCCCTGACCCGGAAGCCGAAGACATGAGTGAATGGTCAAGTAGATTTGAGCCCGGCACGAACGGCGGTGCTTGGATAGTATCAGGTTCTATTCCACCGGACAAAATCATAGGTTGACAATGACCCAAAACTATTGTAGTGTGAGATTATGGCAAAGACATTCAACACCGCAATAGAAGCTAGGGAAATTATCATAGACCTACGCAAGCAGTTGAATAGACTGCCATACAATCCTGACCTCAGGAAACTCTGCAACAACATCGGTGAAATGAATTCCCAGCTCAGCCGGCTTGAGGTTGAAGTTAGGCAGACCCGCAAGACTTACAAGTTTGACGCACATAAGGAAGAAATGGTCAAGGCTATCAAGCATCTTGAACAGCTTATCCTTATGGCAAAACTGATGGCATAAAAAAATATCCACTACGGCGAAAAAGTGGTTGACTTACCCCTCACAATCACGTATAACAAGACTATAGAGAGCAACGAAGCAAACACTCTCTATTTGTTCAAACTAAGGAGCTTAAATTATGTCTCAAATGTCCGATAATCTCACTATCACTTCTATTCAGGCCCGTAAGGCTATTCTCGCTGCGTTCAAGGCAAAGCGTCCTGTCTTCCTCTGGGGCCCTCCGGGTATTGGTAAGTCTGAATGCGTTCAGGAAATCACTGATGAACTCGGTGGCTACATGGTCGATCTTCGCATGGCGCAGATGGAACCGACTGACATTCGCGGTATCCCTTACTTCAACAAGGAAATCGGCAAGATGGATTGGGCCGAGCCCGTCGATCTTCCCAGCGAAGAACTCGCTGCACAGTATCCGATTGTCGTTCTTTTCCTTGACGAAATGAACTCTGCCCCGCCCGCTGTTCAGGCTGCTGGTTATCAGCTTATTCTGAACCGTCGTGTTGGTAAGTATAAGCTGCCTGATAACGTTGTTATCGTTGCTGCTGGTAACCGCGATAGCGACAAGGGTGTTACGTATCGTATGCCGATGCCGCTTGCTAACCGTTTCGTTCACCTTGAAATGCGCCCTGACTTCAACTCTTGGCAGCAGTGGGCTGTTAACAAGGGCGTTCACAAGGACGTTGTTGGTTATCTCTCGTTCGCTAAGCAGGACATGTATGACTTTGATGCTAAGGCTTCGTCTCGTGCCTTCGCTACCCCGCGTTCGTGGGTGTTCGTGAGCGACCTGCTCACTGACGAGGACAACGTTGATAACGATACGCTGTTCAACCTCGTTGCTGGTGCTGTCGGTGACGGTCTCGCTACTAAGTTCATGGCACATCGTCGTGTTGCTGGTCAGATGCCGAACCCTGCTGACATTCTTGATGGTAAGGTCAAGGACCTTAAGGTCAAGGAAATCTCCGCGATGTATTCGCTTACGATTTCTATGTGCTACGAACTCAAGGAAGCACTTGACAACAAGCGTGTTGACACTAAGCAGTTCCACGTGATGGCCGATAACTTCTTTGAATACATCATGAAGAACTTCGAAACTGAACTGGTTGTGATGGGTGCTAAGATTGCGCTTAAGACGTACCGTCTGCCGATTGAGCCCTCGCAGCTTTCTAACTTTGACGAGTTCCACAAGAAGTACGGTAAGTACATCGTGGAAGCTGGCAACTAAGCCAGCAAGCTCCGGGGGAGGGTTCGAGACAGCCCTCCCCCATTTTTCGTAGGTATTAATATGAGCATAGCCACTTGCGCGGTTTGCGGTGTCCAAGTAGAAAGAACACTTCATCAATTCCCTACTCGCAAGTATCCGCACAATGCTCCCTACCTTGCTGCTCTATATCACCGAGATCCGTTTTGGGGTAAAGGTGACTTTGAAGAATATTGCAGCGCCAAATGCGCTACAGAAGCGTTCTTAAAAAGCAAACAAACTTGAAGTTTTTGGTTGACAATACCCTTAAGGTTTGTTATATTGACTATATCAACTAAGGAGATTTCTATGAGTGACGTTATTCCCGGTACTGCGACTAAGCCTAAGAAGGGCAAGCGCACCCGTAGCAAGAAGTTTGAAAATCTGATTGGTCCGACCGATCCTAAGATTGATCACGAAGCCCGTGAGCGTCTCATTACCGCTCGTATTGGTCTCCTGCTCCGTCAAAGCTTTTTCGGTAACCTCGCTACCCGTCTACAGCTTGTAAATGCTGACGATTGGTGCTCCACTGCTGCTACTGACGGTCTGCGTTTCTATTACAACAGCCGTTTCATTAAGATGCTTCGCACTAAGGAAGTTGAATTCCTTGTCGGTCATGAAGTTCTGCACGTTGTTTACGATCACCTTGGTCGTCGTGACAGCCGCGACCCTGAGATTTGGAACATCGCTAACGACTATGCAGTTAATGCTGACCTCAAGCGTCACAAGGTCGGTGAAATGATCACCACTGTTCCTGCTCTCTATGAGCAGAAGTATGATGGTCTTGCATCCGAAGTCATTTATGACGACCTCATGAAGAACGTCAAGTATATTGATATTGACGAACTCCTTGACAAGATGCTTGACGATCACCTTGAAGATGAAGGTCAGGGCGAGGGCGACGGCGAAGATAATGGTCAGCAGGGTAATGGTAAGCGTCCGCGGATGAGTCCTGAGGAGCGTGAACAGGCCCGTCAAGAAATGAAGCAGGCTATTCTCAACGCTGCACAAACTGCCGAAGCTGGTACTATTCCGATGGGCGTTGAACGTCTTATCAAGCAGCTTACTGATCCTGTCATGCCTTGGCGTGAACTGATCCAGACTAATCTGACCTCTGCTATCAAGTCTGATTACACTTGGATGCGTCCTTCTCGTCGTTCTTGGCACATGGATGCTGTTATGCCCGGTATGAACCCCGGTGAAGAAATTGACGTTGATATCTACATTGATATGTCGGGTTCTATCAGCAACAAGCAGGGTATGCAGTTCCTTAGCGAAGTCGCTGGCATGATGGAAGCGTTTGATGGTTACTCGCTCCGCGTCACTTGCTTTGATACTCGCTGCTACAACACGCAGGAGTATACGAGCGAGAACATGGAGAACATTGAGGAGTATCAGCTTCACGGTGGCGGTGGCACCGACTTTGATAGCATCTTTGATGACCTCAAGGAAGCTGGTCGTGTCCCCAATCGCTTGATTGTCTTCACTGACGGTTATCCGTGCGGTAGCTGGGGCGATGCTGATTACTGTGATACGACTTGGATCATTCACGGTGACCCCAATCCGAACCCGCCCTTCGGTACGTATGCTATCTATGACGACCACAAAAAATAATCCGATAGCAATCGTTGGAGCTATGATATACGAGTCTCCGGACGGTGGAAAGACGATCTACGCAAGAGAGCGTGGGTCGTCTAACCGCGTTTTAGTCCGCAAAGATGATACCGTAGAGGAAACTAAACAGCTTCTTGCTAGGCGAGATCGGCTTACTAAAATCTGTGAACTGGCTAAAACAGTTCCTGCGTTAAACGACCAGTTAGAGAAGCTTGAAGAAATATATTTGTTGGTGAAAAATGAAAACGATTGACGATATCAACTTACACACATGGTTTGTAGACCGTGAGTTAGATTTCACGCCTCCGCATTTTATTAAGTCAGGAACTGTCTTGACCGACGAATCTAAGGTTTGGATTCTAGAAAAGCTGACTGGAAGATTTGCAATCTCCGGACATGAGGGCTTTTTTGGTTCTCTATCACCAGCGTTTGAAGATCCAAAGGAAGCGTTGTTTTATGAACTTAAGTGGGGTTAAGGCTGATTTAGTTATGATAGATGAACTAGGGTTTGCACACCCTGCACCTAGGCGCATAGCCACATCTGTTCGTGACACTACACTCTTTATTGATAAAACTCCTTACTACTATGCCAATCCAATAATGTATTCATTTACAGAGTTGGAGGAAATGGCTCAATGGTGTTGGGATACCTTTGGACCTTCTGGATACTACCAAGAAACTATGCAAGTAGTTTGGAACTATCGTTCAGATCCGGACTATATCTTCTGGTTTGCAGAAGAAAAACACTTAACGATGTTCATACTACGCTGGTCGTAAAATATTTTAGCCAGCTGTTTCCTCATTAAATACAAGAGCGAATTTACAAGGAGAACGCAAATGGCTTTTTTAAGACACGTAGGGAAGCACGGTGATCGCAAGGTAGCGGTCGTATTTCGTGAAGTACCTGGCGAGCCACATATGTGTTTAGTAGTATATACAGAACTATTGAACAGAACTGTTCATGACCCGCTAGTAAAATGTATTGAAAGCGAAATTGGTCAGAACAGCAAGAATTTAGCGGATGCATTGAACCGCAGCTACACCACAGATGGTCTTATCATCTTACAGAAACTTCATGCCGAAGGTCAGCTTAAGAAGGTTCAGACTGAACTTATCGTAATGACACCAACACCCGGAACACAGATTAAGCTTAGTGAACTAAACACTATTCTTGATGAAATGGAAAGAGGTGAAGCAGCAGTGCAGAAGCTTGCTGATATGGATAAGCAGCTTGGTATGCAGGACCCAATTCAGGTTGCTAAGCGTATGCGCGGTGACATGTTGAATGAGGGAACTGTTCCACCAGTTGCACCTTTAACAGCATCAGGCGACGCATTGGGTGACAATGCTATTGCTAACAATCTTCGTCAACAGGCAATGAGAATGTCAGCAGAAGCAAAGGGACTACTCGCAGAAGCAGATAGGCTATTGCAGGAAGCAAATGCAATGGATCCAGTAGCAGCTACATTGCAGAATGCACCGGTAGCAGCAGCAAAAAAGTCTAGAGGACGACCAAAGAAGGTCCTTACTGCATAAGGTGTTAGTTAATGTCCCCCGAATTTATTGAAAAGTGGGAAAAATTACTTGAAGATGTTGACAAACAGCAAATTCCAGTTGAGTTTATTAAAAAAATTGTATTGAAGCTTGTAGGAAGAAAACAACATACTATTAATATACAACGACTACTGGAGCAAGGACTTTACCCTGACGAAATTGAAGATGCAATCAGTACTAAACTTATTGAGTTAGATGAGTTGGTTACAGGAATTGAGTTCATCTTAAATGTAGAAAGTATTGCGGAAACAGTCCAACCCGAAACTGACAGATTATTGAATGGACTATGAAATTAATATTAGCATGTGACCCAAATGGGGGAATCGGCTATCAAAACAGATTGCCCTGGAGTAACATTCAGGGCGATTTGCCAAGATTCAAGCGTTTGACAGAGGGACAGACAGTCATTATGGGACGCAACACTTGGGATAGCTTACCAAAGAAACCGTTACCGAAACGGTACAACTTCGTAGTAACGAGCCAAGAACTTGATATGCCTGAACATTCACAGTGCATAACATACGATGAATTTACAAGCCCGGAATCTTCTCTTAGGTTTAGTAGTACCTGGTTGATAGGCGGCGCACAATTAGTCAATGCATGTTGGCCTCATATCACTGAATTACATCTAACAAACGTATACGACCATTACACTTGCGATACTCACATAGACCTGCTATATGTAGAAGCTAACTTTACAAGGGTTTGGAGCGAAGTGTTCCCTGATCATAGATATGAAATTTGGAAAAGAAAATGAAACAGTACCACGATTTGCTTGAAGATATACTAAATAACGGTGAAGTCAAGGATGATAGGACCGGCGTTGGTACTATCAGCGTCTTTGGCCGTCAACTTAGATTTAATCTATCAGAGGGTTTCCCCGCTGTTACTACAAAGAAATTAGCGTGGAAATCAGTAGTAAGCGAATTATTGTGGTTTATAGAAGGGACAGGAGATGAGAGAAGACTTGCGGAAATTTTACACGGATCCAGAGATACTGAACGTAGTACAATATGGACAGGAAACGCTCAAGCAGCTTATTGGATCCCAAAAGCGAGATACGACGGGGATTTGGGCAGAGTATACGGCGTACAGTGGAGAGACTGGCGAGGAGTTGACCAACTCTCAAATCTAATTGAGGGTATCAAGACTGATCCTAACGGTCGTAGACATATCATCACTGCATGGAACGTAGACGAATTGGATCAGATGGCATTGCCTCCCTGCCACGTTCTCGCACAGTTTTATGTAAGCAATGGTAAGCTAAGCTGCCATATGTATCAGCGTAGTGTTGATGTATTCCTTGGCCTCCCCTTCAACATCGCCAGCTATGCATTGCTTACACATATGATTGCACAAGTATGTGACCTAAAGGTAGGCGAACTTATCATTTCAACTGGCGATACGCATATCTATAGCAATCATATTGAACAGGTTAAAGAGCAGCTTTCACGAGAAGAATACCCATTACCTATGCTTTTCCTCAATCCTGAGATAAAAAACATTGACAAATTCGCAATGGATGATATACTGTTATTTGACTATCAGAGTCACGGAACCATTAAGGCTGATATGGCAGTATGAAAACAATCGTTGCTCACTTCTTCACTGTCGGAGACGTTGAAGATCCTGATATCTATGCTGCCGAACCCCTTTGGGAATGGCAGAATAGCGAAGCAGGCAAGTGGGCAATGGAAAACTGTGCCGAGACTCCCAGTTGGCACCGTGTAATGGACCCGGCTAAATTTGGCTACACTTACCAAATAAAAATTGATTTGACCCCTGAACAATATACCTACTGGAAGTTGAAATTCGAATGAAAACCCGTGAAGAAATCATCAATAACATGTGCATGACCTTTCGTCATGACTATGGTCTTGAAATCAGCGAAGATGATAGAATGTACACCCTTATGTCAGGCATGACTAAGCAGGAACGTGAAGCATTATATCGTGATATGGCACAAATCTTTGATAATGATATTGCTCCTCTATTAGAAGAATATCGTAAGGTCAACGAAGGCGAAGCTATCACTATTCCAAAGAGTGCCGAACACGCAAAAGCTATGATGGGCGTTGCACAATGGTACTTGGATAATCAAGGATGAGAATCCTAGTCACAGGCGGCATGGGCTTCATCGGGCACAATATTGTTGCTCAATTAGAAGACATGGGATATGACGATATCACGCTTGTTGACAATTTTACTACATATGGAATCATCCCCGAAGATGAATTAAACGCATTGATGCAAGAGCGTCAATCAAAAATCTCATCTGTCAACTATATTTACGATATCGCATTGCCTGAGGTAGAAACTGCGTTTAGAGTAAATAAACCTGACCTCGTAATTCATCTTGCCAGTTTCCCTAGACAAAAGGTAGTCAATAGCAATCCTACATTAGCAGCAGACACTATGATGAAGGGCTTGCTCAACCTGTGCGAGTTGAGTTGCAAGTATCAAGTCAAGCGTTTTGTATATGTCAGCAGCAGCATGGTCTATGGCGACTTCAAAGACGGAACTGATGAATATGCATTCTGTAAGCCGCAGGGTCAGTATGCTATTATGAAACTTGCAGGAGAGCACCTCGTTAGAGACTACGGTCATCGCGGATGCTTTGACTACACAATCGTTCGACCCAGTGCTGTATATGGTCCTTGTGACGTTGAGGATAGGGTAATCTCTAAGTTCTTTATGGCTGCAATGAAGGACGAAGTGCTTAAGGTTAATGGGGAACACGAGCGATTAGACTTCACATACGTAGCAGATACCGCCTCAGGCATCGTAGGAGCGTCCCTCAGTAAGGACACGGCATTCAGAACATATAATATTACTCGTGGCGAATCCAGAACCTTACTTGAAGCAGCACAGCTTATCACAAAGATTGTAGGCAAAGGCAAGATTGAAGTGACACATAAGAGCGAAGACTACCCGAGTCGCGGCACATTAAGTATCAACGCAGCCCGCAGAGACTTTGGATATAATCCCACTGTCAACATTGAAGAAGGATTTGTCAGGTACTATGAATACTTGGTTAATTCCCCATTTTGGTCTAGCAAGACAGTATAGAGACCTTCAAGAGGAGCTGTTAGAAGCAACTCACCTAGCCCTAAAAGAAGGGGTGCTAATCAATGGACCATTCACCGCTTCATTTGAATCTTGGCTTTGCAATTATACTGGTTGTCAATTTGCTACCGTCACCCATAGCGGTACTCATGCGTTAGAGCTTATTGCAAGTTATCACTATGATCTATGCTTTCTTGCAGGGGATGAAGAAGCTCCTCGCATTCGTATTCCTAACTTAACTTTCCCTGCAACACTAAACGCATTCTATAGCACAGGATGGGAAGTTGAACTGGTTGATACAGATAGTAATGGGTTGTTGAAGTTTGGCGACGATTATGAACGTGACTTTAATACCTATACTTGTTTTGTAGGACTATACGGAGCTTCAATTAATAGGGCATTCTATAGTAATGTTATTGTTGATGGAGCCCAGCATTGGTTGACAGTTGACAAGCATCAAATAGGTGATGGTATGGCCATCAGTTTTGACCCTACTAAGAACTTACCTAGTAGCGGCAACGGTGGCGCAATCGTAACAAACGACCAATCATTGTATGATTGGGCAAACGTCATGAAGAATAACAGCAAGCCTGATCACTTCTATCCTGGCACTAATACTAAGATGAGTGAGTTAGAATGCGCCCATCTACTAGTCAGATCCAAATATATTGACAGATGGCAATATCGCAGAGAACAGATACGAAACTATTATCTGGATAGATTTGAAGATATGCCGTTTAGGTGTCTCAGCGAATCTTTTGAAAGACACGCTGATCAAAAGTTTGTTATCTATACCCAAGACCGCAATGAGCTACACCAATATTTGACTGACCGTAAAATTGAGTCTAGAATTCATTATCCTTATGCGTTGAGTGAATTACCAATCGCTAAGGATATCATTAAGAAGCCAGACTTTGTGAGTACAAGCGTAGCATTAGCTAAGGGTGTATTAAGTCTACCCATCTATCCTGAACTTTCTGATAGTGAAATAGAAGCCGTAGCGGACACAGTTTGCAAGTTCTTTGATAAATAATATTGTTATGTCAATATTCTGGATTCTTACTTTTGTACCGAACTTTGTATTTAACCTAGCACTCATTGTTGGGGTGCTTGGGTTAATAGTTGCTGCCGTCGCAGGAAGAGTCCCATTCATAGCTCAATATAAGCTGCCTATTCAACTTATTGCATTTGCTCTTACTATCGTAGCCGTCTTCTTTCAGGGCGCACTAGCATATAAGCACAGTGTTGCAGCAGAAGTGGCTGAACTTAAACTAAAATTGAAGAATGCAGAAGTCAAGTCACTACAGACTAATACTGAAATTGTAGAAAAGATTGTCACTGATACACAAGTCATTCGTGAGAAGGGTCAGACAATCACTGAATATGTTGACAGAGAAGTTGTCAAGTACAATGAAGTATGCAAGCTTCCGACAGAAGTAATCAACGCACACAATATGGCAGCAACACTTAAGCTGGATGAAGGTGCTACTGAGGAACAACCAAAGTGAAGAAGCTACTAATTCTTCCCCTTTTCGTTTTGTCTGGGTGTGCAGTTCACGTTGAGCCAGTAACAGCAACGTTTCCGGAAGCTCCTGCTACGCTATTACAGAAATGTGAAGCCCTCAAAGAAGTCGCTGCGGACGCTTCACTAACAGATTTCACTAAAATAGTAGTAGAAAACTACATTCTATATCACGAATGCAGCCGCAAAGTTGAGGGTTGGCACGAGTGGTATACTAAGCAAAAGAAAATCTTCGAAGACGCTACCAAAAAGTAATCTTGAGTCTAGTATGATAAATACTAGATAACAACGGAAGATTACTATGGCTACCCAAGAAATTATTAACATTGGTACACTACCTAACGATGGCGAAGGCGATCCGTTAAGAGTAGCATTTGCTAAAATTAATAATAACTTCTCCAATCTTTTCCCTACTGCTATCAATACGAGTAGCTCGTATTCAGTAGGAGATACCCCCGGTCAACTTATATTTGAAACTGACGCTAATACCTTCACAATGGCGCAACTATATGTCTATGCCGCTGACCCATCAGGCGATAGTAGTCAGAGTATGCAACTAAACGCACAAATTAATCAAGAATTAGATGATGCTAAATTTAGTGCTGTTGGGTTGTCTGTGTTCGGAAACGCACTATCTTCATATAGTATGCGGGTGTTAGGTGGAAACGTACAACTTCTTGCCAATCCATTACAAGATACTACGATTTTTCACTTTATTGGTTCATCTATTATTTGGATCGGCTCAACTCTTCCTGGAATTCCTATCGAACTAGACGGGTATGTTGCCAATTCAGTTATGGCAACTGAAATTAACCAGGGTGTGACAACAGAGCAATAATAATGAGAGCATACGAATTCATCACGGAATCTGCAACAGACGGTTTGAGTATGGTTGCACATAGCTTGCCAGCTACCTATATAATTCCTGATTTAAAAAATAATGATTTCTACGAGCTTTATAGATTTGGTTTAGCAATTGCAGATACTAGAGGTAATGGTGGAAACGATGATGTTCAAAACGGTTTTAAACATGAGTTTAAGGCAGAAAGCACCTGGGGAGAGCATCAAGTAGTGGTTTCTTGGGATCCAAACATTGAGCAAGTGATTGATCAATCGTTGAGTAAAGTTAATAAAAGAGGAAAAAAGCTAGTAAGTACTAAAACTAGTGACGAGATTCCTAATACCGGAACCCAATCCACTCTTAAACCCTTTAAGGGATACAAGCGATGAGAGCATGGGAATTTATAACTGAAGGGAAGAAAGTTCCTGACTCTCCGGAACATCACGATGGCCCCATGACCGGGTTACATAGATTTGCCGACAGCACATATGACCGTTACTATCTATTAAATCGTGTAATGATGGCCGCTGCCTCAACTGACGGGAAAACAATGCCTGATGTGGATAGTGATAGTTGGGCGTCTCGTTTCAACATAGCACATCCTTACACAAAAGAAGAAGCAGATAAGTTAAAATTAGCATATAAAGCAGCAGGCGTCAAAAAGTTTGATGACATAACAAAAGGTGATTTGTCTAGCACAGAACCAACTGGCCATAACGATACCAGTCCAATCAAGCCATTCAAAGGGTACAAGCGATGAGAGCGCACGAGTTTATTAATGAAGGCAAAAAGGGTTCAGTACCTAATAGACACAACGCTGCCCAGCCTGGTGCCTATAAGTTTTCGGATAATGGCACAGACAGAACCTATCACTTAAACCAAATTATGAAAGCAGTAGCTATGGCAGATGGATCATCTACTAAAGCATTGAAGATGGATGATGAAAGCTTTGCAGGAAAAAATAACCTTGCATATCCATATAGTGATGTAGAACATACTATGATGCAGCAGGCATTCAACACAGTATCTCCCACACAAGCTAAACATATGATTAAGGGTAGAGGCAGTGACGAGCTTGACTTCATAAACAAGACTAGTCCTGTAGCAAAACGTCCAAAAGATCACAGAAAAAAATAATTACGCTACTTTCACCTGATAAGTAATTTTATGAACAACTTAATTGATATCAACCAAACACTCGACCTTATTAAGCTTAAGTTTTACAACGAATGGCTTTACACCGCTCACATCTATGATGAGGGCGACAGTCAATTTCATAAGGAGCTGACTACTCAAGTAGTAAAAACTTATGTTGACCCACTTGAACTACCTAAGGATGCACACATTCTTGACTTAGGATGTGGCCCTGGATATTTCTTAGACGAAATGAAAGAACGTGAATACACTAATGTTCACGGTGTCACTTTGAGTCCTGGCGATATCGCTATCTGTGAAAGCAAGGGACATGCTATTAAGAAGTATGATTTGAGCTTCTTGCCACAGAAGGATGGTTACTATGATGAGTCAGTAGATTTCATCTTCTTGCGCCATGCATTAGAGCATAGCCCATATCCTATCTTCTCATTGATGGAATACAATCGTGTATTGAAGCAGGGTTCAAAGATTTACATTGAAGTTCCTGCTCCTGACTGCGATAGAAAGCACGAGTTTAACTTGAATCACTATAGTATTATGGGAGCAAATCAATTGGCTGCATTACTACAGCGTACTGGATTTGATATTGATAACTTCAATAATCTTGAGTTTGATTTGAACGTTCCTAATCCTGAAGATCCAGAAAAAAGCAAAAAGATGAAAGAAACTTACTACTGTATTGTCGCTACTAAAGCAAGACCCTTAGATATCAAATAAGTAAGATAAATACTCTCATAGAAATGTGAGAGTATTTTTTTATGGCTGAGCCTGATCCAAGTAATGTTGCTCCGTGGTATCTACGGAATATCAACCAAGCGTTAGAACTTAATGAAGCTACTGGACAGGTATTTGTTCGTACCGGTTTTGAAGGTAACATTATCATTAGTGGTAATGTTACTATTCCAGGCAATGTTGATGCACACGTTTCGCAAATTGGAACAAGCGGGGAACTAACAGTTCCTTGGATGCCTGTCAGTATTGATGGCAATAGTAATGTTACTATATCAGGTGGCAATGTCAATGCTGCGGTTACCGGTACAGTAGCAGTTAGCGGCATTACAGGTAACATTGCGGGTATCACCGGCAATGTCACTGTAGTAGATGGTGGCGGAAGTATTACTGTAGATGGTAATGTAGGTGTTACAGGAAATGTTAATATTGGCACAATGCCAAATGTTAATGCTACTATTACAGGAGGTAATGTCTCTGTATCAGGTAATGTTGGCGTTACGAGTTTAGGAAATGTCGTACTCACAGGAAACACACTTCCAGTAAGCGGTAATGTGAATGCCAATGTCAGTGGTAGCAATGTCATTGTGTCAGGTAATGTTGGTGTTTCAAGTTTAGGAAATATAAGTCTTGCAGGAAACGCATTACCTGTTACGGGTAATCTTACTGCGACTATTGATAATAATGCCAGCGTAATTATTTCTGGATTCAGCGGCGCAACAAGCGATGCATTTGGTAGACTGCGTGTAAGCGAACCATTCACATTATTTGATACTAATTCACGATACTATGATCACCAGCAATTCAGTAGTGCTATCAATGGTACTGGAAATGTGACATATGTTGAAGCAGAAAGTTCTTTCCGTCTCAGCGTAGGTTCATCTGTCGGAGACTCTGTGATAAGAGAAACTATGAAAGTATTCCCTTATCAGCCAGGCAAGAGCCAACTTTCATTGCTTACATTCTGTATGAACACTCCAAAGACAAATCTACGCCAGCGTGTAGGATTGTTTGGTGCTAATGACGGCGTATTCTTTGAGAATGATGGTACATATAACTATATGGTTATTCGCTCAGGCTCTACTGGTGTAGAAGAACGAGTAAGACAAGATGCTTGGAATGGCGACAGACTAACTGGATTGGGCGGCGCGTCTAACCCATCAGGAATCACGCTATATCCAGATCGTACACAGATTTATTATGCCGATGTTGAGTGGTTAGGTGTAGGTAGCGTTCGTGTAGGCTTTATCATCAACGGTGTTTATATATTATGTCACACATTTAATCACGCTAACCAACCTGGTAATACGAAAGTCTATATGACTACTGCTACATTGCCTATACGCTATGAAATCACTAATGCAGGTGCTACTACCGGTAACAGTGTAATGACACAGATTTGTAGTACAGTTATCAGTGAAGGTGGATATAATAGTTTTGGAACTACACAGACCGCAGGTACCGGAACTACACAAAAAAGATTGACCAATGCCAATACTTATTATCCTGTTGTCAGTATTAGATTAGCGCCAAGTAGATTAGACAGTATAGTATTACCTAGACAGATTGATGTGTTAAGCCCTAGTGTAAACTATTATCGCTGGGTATTATTACAAAATGCAACTCTAACCGGTGCCACGTGGACAGGCACAAGTCCAACTGGTACGGTTCAATATGATTTAGGTGCTACTGCTATTAGCGGCGGTATAGAAATACAAAGTGGTTATGCAGCAAGTAGAGAACTTACACAACTTAGTTCGGTAGATTTCTTCCAGTACCAACTAGGAAGAACATTAGCAGGTGTTAGTGATGTTGTCACCTTAGCAATTGCTGCAACAGCAAACAACGCCGATGTATTAGCTGAAATAGGTTGGCAAGAATTAACCTAACACTTCTAAACTACTAAATATTCATATGGCAAATACACCAACCTTAATCAAGGATCCCTACAAGAAAACTGTATTCAAGAACCAAAAGGAACTTGATGAGTTTATGAAATGCTGTGACCCTGAGACAGGTTATCTATACTTCATGGATAACTTCTTTATGATTCAGCATCCTACTAAAGGGTCAATGAATTATCACCCTTGGGAATATCAAGAAAGACTGATTGATACATACCATCGCTATCGTTTCTCTATCTCACTCATGCCAAGACAGTCAGGTAAGTCTACTTCTGCTGCTGGGTATTTGCTTTGGTACGCTATGTTTGTACCTGATTCTACTATTCTAATCGCAGCACACAAGTATACCGGCGCACAAGAAATTATGCAGCGTATACGATATGCGTATGAAAACTGCCCAGACCACATCAAGGCTGGCGTAACTACATACAACAAAGGTTCGCTTGATTTTGAGAACGGTTCTCGTATCGTTTCTGCTACTACGACTGAAAACACAGGTCGTGGTATGTCTATCACGCTATTATATCTTGACGAATTTGCCTTCGTTCGTCCCTCAATCGCACAAGAATTTTGGACTGCTATTACTCCTACTCTATCAACTGGTGGTAAGGCAATCATTACATCAACACCAAACTCAGATGAAGACCAATTTGCTCTTATTTGGAAGGGTGCAAACAAGACTGAGGATGAGTTCGGCAACACAACTGAGTTAGGCATCAACGGCTTTAGAGCATACAGAGCATACTGGCACGAACAGCCCGGCAGAGATGAGAAATGGGCTGCTGAGATGAAGGCTCAGCTAGGCGAAGATCGTTTCAATCGTGAAATCGGTTGCGAATTCATTATCGCAGACGAAACACTTATCAATCCAAACACATTGATTATGCTTGAAGGCATTGAACCTATTAATAGATTAGGTCAAGTCAGATGGTACAAGCAACCCGAAAAGGGTAGACTATACGTAGTTGCTCTTGACCCTTCATTGGGTACAGGTGGTGACCCCGCTGCTATTCAAGTATTTGAAGCAAGCACTACTACACAGATAGGTGAGTGGAAACACAATAAGACTGACATTCCTAGTCAGATTAAACTACTTGCTGAGATTTGTAAGTATATCTCAGAAATAACAAAAGAGCCAAACAGTATCTACTACAGTATCGAAAACAATGGCGTAGGTGAAGCCGCTGTTGTTTCGCTCAATGAGTATGGTGAGTCAAATATTCCAGGCATCTTCATATCTGAGAAGGGCAAAGGGCGTAGAGGATTCAACACTTCTAACAAGCCTAAATTAGCTGCTTGTGCTAAGTTCAAAACACTTCTGGAATCAAAGAAGATGACCATACATAGTCGCTCTCTCATTAGTGAGTTAAAGGCGTTTGTAGCCAGCGGCGGAAGCTATGCGGCTAAGATAGGGGACACTGATGACTTAGTAATGTCATCATTGCTTGCCGTTCGTATGATGACGCAGTTGGCAGACTATCACGGCGACTTAGAGAGCCAAATCAGAGACCACGATGAAATAATTCAACCACTGCCATTCTTTGCCGTCTTAGGCTAATTTGGCATAAATATACATATGGCCACTGACAACGAATCATTCAACCGCGACTTATATGACCTTCTTAAAGTTAGAGGGTATCAGCCTGTTCCACTAGACAGTAAGAATCAACGTGTTCCTGCAAGCCAGGCTGCGGACGTTATTCAGTTTACCTTTACTAAAGACGGTGAAGAATACGGTAAGGCTTGGGTGAGTATTGATGATGCTGCAAATATTATCGTCTATTACGATGAAGAACAGCAAGAAAGTCCAAGCAATGCTACACCTGGTGTAGAATACAATGATACTTGGACTGGGTTCTTAAAGCATTTAAAGAATTGGGCACAACGTAGACAATTAAGTTTTGAATTGTCAAACAAAGATCGCCTTGGCGACGATATGAGACAACGGGATTATTACAAGATGAAAGAACGAGTATCAGAAGGTTACTACCCAATGGGTAAGAAAGCGTCATATAATGATGCAGTTCCTAATGTAAAGATTGTTTTACAACACAACCGCGCACTTGAAGAAGGTGAACAGCGTTATCGTAACGTTGCTAAAATCTATCTTGAAAACGTTGATGGCGAAAGATTCCTTGCTCCAACTACCCGTCCTGGTATCGCTCGTGTATATGCTCGTCACATCGCAGAAGGTGGCGTACCCAATGATGACAGATGGAATCACATTAAATCAATCTGTGAAGATTATAATAAGATGGCTGGTTTCGTTCGTGCTACACGCAACGGACAGTTCAACGAATCAGCAACTCAGATGGTTCAAGAAGGTGTAAACCACTATAACAATCTTCGTGAAACATTACACAAACTGACAGGTCATCGTGGATATCAAGCTTACTTTGAATCTTGGACTCCTTCACTTATGGAAGACGAGGGCGATGACAGCATTAACGAATTGTTCGTACAAGAAACCATGGATCCTCGCATTGAATCAGCAATGCCAATCCTATCAAGACTTAAAAAGCCAGTAACTGAAATGGAAGAAATTGATACTCTAGCAGAATGGGCAGACAGCGTTATCAATGAGAAGCTGGAGCTTGACGAGGGCGATGTTGTCCCGTTCAAGAAGAAGCAAGATGATGATTTAGATGACGATGATGACGATAGCTGGATGCCATCAGAAGAAGACTTTGAGCAGGAAGAAAAACACCGCAATCGCAAACGCACCCCTGCAAATGATGTGAACGAAATGGATAAGAGTCCAGAAGCTAACCCATATAGTGGTCAAGGGCATCGCAAGGGTGATGACAATGCAAGTAGAGGTCCGGACAAGACTGCCAAGATGCTTGCTGCTAAAAAGGCTATGAAGGCTGCTAGAAAGACTCTTGACAAAGCATTCAAGGGCGATGTTGAAGAAAACTTTATCGGAATGGCACCTCAAGCAGTAGCAGAAGAAGAAGTTGAGGAAAGCGGATTACAAGCATATCTCGGTAAAAAGAAATATGGCGAAAAGGGCATGAAGGCACTTCAACAAGCAGGCCGCGATGGCGCAAGCAAAGAGAAGATGGCATCAATCCGTGCTAAACACGATAAACTTGATGAAGTACAAGTTGAAGAAGATTTAGACGCAAACCAAAAGCGTGCAGGTCAACTTGGTCCTACTGAAAAAGTAAAGAACAACAATATCGGCAAGCTGGTTGGCGCCAATGAATCAACAGAGATTGATCCAGAATTAGCTCGTATCATGGAAATGGCACGCTTTAAAAGATAACAACGGGGAAAGTACTATGAGAAGACCAATGATGCCAAATAGAAATAATAGACCAAATTTATCAGCTCCTAGGGCAGCAGCAGCAACCGCAGCCATCAAGAATCTGATTCCTACAATTAAAAATATACCTCCTGTCACAGCAAATGACCGCGCTAAAATGGAGGTGGCCAAGGTAGCACTTGCAGCAGAAATACAGAAAACACAAGTAGCAGCAGCAAAAACTGCCCGTGACGGAACTGCTGCAACCCCTGTTCAACAGCTTGCAGCACAACAAACTAAGATCGGTTCGTCGGTTCCTGGCATTGCTAAATTTCTTCCACCTGAAGCTCAACCAGCTAATGTAACATTTGCAGCAGCTATAGGGTCAATGCAAGATACTATTGCTCAACTAGACGTATTAATTGCTAATCCAGTCACTGGCGGCGTGATGAGCGACCCTGCTTTCATAGGAAGTGGCCAGCTTTCAATAAATAACAACATCAGTAGCGTTTAATACTATTTTGGGTGCATAATGTAATATAATAATATATTATGCACCCAATTATATTGTAAATACATTACACATGAGTTATAACATAACTTGTGTGTAGTTGTCTCCGAACAACGAAACATAAAAACACATTTAGGCACAACTTAGGCACATTTAAAAAGGAGAAAACAAAATGGCAAGTCTAGCAGAAATCCGGGCTCGTTTGGCAGCCCAAGAAAACAAGAATCAGAACTCTGGCGCTCGTACTCAGTCTGATAACGCAATTTATCCCCATTGGAATATTTCAGAAGGCGCAACTGCAACAGTGCGTTTCCTTCCTGACGCTGACAATACTAACGACTTTTTCTGGGTCGAACGGCAGATCATTAAGCTTCCTTTCAATGGCATCAAGGGTCAGCCCGATGCTAAGCAGGTAATCGTTCAGGTTCCTTGCGTAGAAATGTATGGCGAAAACTGCCCCGTTCTCGCAGAAGTTCGTCCTTGGTACAAGGATGACAGTCTTAAGGACCTCGCTAACAAGTATTGGAAGAAGCGTTCTTATCTTTATCAGGGCTTCGTTCGTGCAAACCCTCTCGGTGACGATCAGACCCCATCTAACCCCATCCGTCGCTTTGTAATCAGTCCGCAGATTCAGACTGTAATCAAGGCATCGTTGATGGATCCTGAGTTGGAAGAATTGCCAACTGACTTCGCTCGTGGTCTTGACTTCAATATCAAGAAGACTTCAAAGGGTGGTTATGCTGACTACTCAACTTCTAACTGGGCCCGTAAGGAATCCCCGTTGACGGAAGCTGAATTGGCAGCTATCGAAGCGCATGGTCTTTTCAATCTTAAGGACTTCTTGCCCAAGAAGCCAAGCGAAGCAGAACTTCGTGTTATCAAGGAAATGTTCGAAGCATCCGTTGATGGTCGTGCATATGATCCTGATAAGTGGGGCGCTTACTATCGTCCGTATGGACTTGAGGCCCCGGCTGGAGCAGCTCCGGCAGAAACAACGGTGACTGCTGAAACCAGCACAACCCAGAATGCTCCAGTCTCTAACAATGATGTTCCTTGGGACGAAGATGCAGCGCCGGCAGCAAATGATCCGGTAGTTGTTCCTAAGTCGGACACATCAAGCGACAAGGCTCAGGACATTCTTGCAATGATCCGCGCCCGTCAATCCAAGTAATACTTGGCAGGGGAGACCTAGTGTCTCCCCATTTTGACAGGAGGTTTATATGACATTACCAGATGAAAGATATAGAGCCTTGAAGCAAAGTAGAAAGCTTTTAGAAGAACTTTGCGATCCTGGCAAAACACCTAGAGTACCTAGTATTATTCGTGATCGTGCAAGAACGATTCTACGTCATTATCCTATGGATATGCACTTAGATGGTTTAGCAGAAAATAGTCCCGAACTACTTGAAAAAACCTCACCAGGTGATAAGTTAAAACAAATTGTAAGATAACAGGAGAAAACATGGCAAAGCCATTTGATATTAGTAAGTTCCGCAAGGACATTACTAAGGCTATTGACGGCCTTAGTATCGGATTTAATGACCCTACTGATTGGGTCAGCACAGGTAATTATGCACTCAATTATAGAATTAGTGGAGATTTTAATAAGGGCATTCCTCTTGGTAAAGTTACTGTCTTTGCTGGAGAGTCCGGCTCGGGTAAGAGCTACATCTGTTCGGGCAACCTTGTTCGTCATGCCCAAGAGCAGGGTATCTACGTTGTATTGATTGACAGCGAAAACGCACTTGATGAAGCTTGGCTTCACGCTCTTGGCGTAGACACTGCTGAGGATAAGCTCCTCAAGTTGAACATGGCAATGATTGATGACGTTGCGAAAACTATCAGTGAATTCATGAAGGGCTACAAAACCTTGAATGAAGAAGACAAACCTAAGGTGCTGTTCGTCATTGACTCGCTCGGCATGTTGCTCACTCCTACTGATGTTAATCAGTTTGAAGCAGGTGATATGAAGGGTGACATGGGTCGTAAGCCTAAGGCACTTACTGCACTTGTTCGTAACTGCGTTAATATGTTTGGTTCGAACAACGTAGGTCTTGTAGCAACTAACCACACTTATGCATCGCAGGATATGTTTGACCCTGACGATAAGATTTCAGGTGGTCAGGGCTTCATCTATGCTTCGTCAATCGTTGTAGCTATGCGTAAGCTTAAGCTTAAGGAAGACGAATCAGGCAACAAGGTCAGTGACGTTCGCGGCATTCGCAGTGCTTGTAAGGTCATGAAGACTCGTTACGCAAAGCCGTTCGAATCTGTTCAGATTAAGATTCCATATGAAACTGGTATGAACCCTTACTCAGGTATGCTTGATATGGCAGAATCAATGGGTATGGTATCTAAGGAAGGCAACAGCCTTGTCTATACTAAGCTTGATGGTTCTATCATTAAGAAGTTCCGTAAGGCTTGGGAAGCAAATGACGATGGTTGTTTGGACACAATCATGGCTGAGTTTGAAGCAAAGTCTGCAAGCAAGAACGCTTCCTTGATAGAAGAAGAGGAAGGTGCAGAATGAGCATTGGATTAATCGGTGAAGTTTGGAAGCTTCTAAGGTCAAGTATCGAGGCTGGCGACGTTGATGGCGCTGCTGAAACACTGGTTAATTATCTCGTAGAAGAAGATTATTCAGCACACGAAATCAAGAACACTTTCCGAGGTGACAAGGATATCAAGGATGCCCTTGATTTTTACTTAGAAACTCCAGAAGATGGTTTGATACACGAGTACGAAGATGATCTTGACGAAGAAGATTATTACGACTATTACGATGATGAAGAAGACGACCAGTACTAATGACTTGGTATGGCAAAATCACTCAGGATTTGAGTCACATTCCTGACTTCATTACTCATTACGAGAATGAATTGATTTCCGCAAAGAATGACGTTAAGGTGTACGGCAATGTTGAAAAGAACATTGCCGCACTACCCGGTGTCACGGAGTATCGCTTTAATCAACTACAAGAGATTGAAGCGGTACTCAATTTCCTCAATATTCAATTGAGAAAACTCAAAAGAAAATATTTCAAGAAGTACCTAGAAAACTATAACAGACAACTTACTCCTCGTGATGCTGAAAAGTATGCAGAGGGTGAAGATGATGTTATTGATTTTGAAGTACTAATCAACGAAGTTGCTCTACTACGTAACAAATGGTTGGGTATACTTAAAGGAATTGACGCAAAGCAATGGCAGCTTGGTCATATTGTGCGTCTAAGAACAGCCGGCATGGAAGACGTTACTATTGGGTAACCTGTCTATTGCTATTTTTTAACAATTCGTATAGTGTGAAATAGTAAGGAGAACACTATGAGAAATATGACAGCAATTGCGTGGGAAGATTTAGTTGATAATTCGGAACCCAAAGATATCGAAGTATGTTATAATTTTACGACAGACCCTTTGCTAATCAGTTGCACTCTTTATCGTTTGATAAAGGAGTCACGAGAAAGCGATTCCATATCATATCTTAATTGGTCTCTAAACGAACACGCTAATCAGATTGTAAATAAAATTACCGATCAGGATCGTGTATTTGCGGAATCAGTCAAGTCATATTACATGTCTAAGCTGCTTATGGCTAAGTTGCGCGGCGATGACTTCACTAAGTTTAAAACTGATTTGATGCAGTATCTACACAATTCTCCTAATACTCTCACTTCACGTTTTGTTGGTATGGTCTACAAGCTGCCTTACTTCTACGAATATGATATGCAGTTGATTGAAATATTTGGCGGAGAACATAAAGACCTCGGTCCTGCTAGACAGCGTGATAGAGAAGACATTACGTTGACCTTTATCGCTAAAGCTGATAATGGGCAGAAGCGTTCTCGTCATTATGAATACTGGTTCAAGGATGACTCCGACACTCGCATTCTACTTGAAGTAGAAAAGCATAACCCTGTCAGAAATCTTTGGGAACATAGTATTCAGTCTGGCAAGTTGAATGTCAGTACTTTTCTTGAAAAGAAGCGCAGAGACAATCTAGAATTTTACGTTGCTAAGGCGTGGACAATCAATATCTGAAAATTGAGAGGAACTATAATGAAGGGCGATAAACTAAAACTGCATATCGCAGAACTAAAGCATAAGCATCATCATTTAGAATTGGAAATTAATCAGCTTGTTTACATTCACGCTGATGATTTAAAAATCCAAGAGTTAAAAAAGCGTAAACTTAAATTAAAGGAAGAGATACTTAATTATGAACAGCAATTGGGACAGTGAACAATTTAAATTGTTCGTTTCTAAGTTTTTAACAGCGTTAGGCGAAACAGCAAACAGATGGTCAGGCGGAATCTTTCTACTGGTTAAGACCATTCTTGCTCTATTCAGTCTGATTGCAACAGTAGCGGTCGTCATTGTTTCCGCACAATGGTTCATCGCATCGTTTGGCATTGTAGTTTCAGTTTTGGTATTGGTAGTATCGTCGTTTGCACTAACTGCGATTTCATCAATTTCCAAAGATAAACCACAATAAACGGTTGACATAGCTCCTACGATTTGCTATTGTTAATTATAGACAGAGAAAGGAGCATGTATGAAAAAAGGTGAACTACTCGGCAAAGTCCTAGTTCTCGCTACGAATGCTCACGCAGGTCAGTTTGACAGGGGCGGTAACCCCTACATTCTGCATCCGCTTAAGGTCATGCATTATCTCAAGACCGACGATGAAGAACTACAGTGTATGGCGCTGCTTCACGATGTTGTTGAAGATACCAAAACTACTTGGAAAGACCTTGAAGCAATCGGTTGCACTGAACGTGTGATCAATGGTGTTAAGGCGCTTACTAAGCAGCCCGGTCAGACCTACGATGAATACAAGGAAGTAGTCTTTGCCAACGAGGACGCAATGCGTGTTAAGCTTTGTGATCTTCGTCACAATACAGATATCCGTCGTCTCAAAGGCGTCACACAGAAGGACATTGAACGTATGGCAAAGTACAATCAGTTCTTTCTTGAAATTCAGGCTCGCTTGAACGGATAAAAAATTGCACCCGAGGTCATTTTTTGGTTGACTTCGGGTGCCCATTTTGCTATAACTAATATATAACGTCAACACAGAGGAATTCATATGTCTCGCATTCTCATTAAGAACGGTGAATATCGCAACAACCCGGTCATCGACAGCCAGTTTACTCTTGTCAAGGGTTTTCAGACTGGTAAGAAGGGTACTTTCGTGACTGTCAAGAATGACGGTGCGTTTCCTGTAAACATTGACGAAGTTCGCATCAAGATTGCTGATACAAGTGATGTTGAATTTCTTGATGGTGATGCTACTCCGACTGATACGGTTACTGAAACTGATGAAGAAGCGATGGATCGTATTGCTTCTCGTTTTCAGATCCTTGACGAAATGAGCGCCGCTTGTATCAACAGCGACATTCGTGCGATGATTGTTTCGGGTCCTCCGGGCGTTGGTAAGTCGTTTGGTGTTGAACAGCAGCTTGAGAAGGCTTCGATGTTTGACAAGATTGCAGGCAAGAAGCTTCGTTACGAAGTTGTCAAGGGTGCTATGACTGCACTAGGTCTGTATGCCCAGCTGTATCGCTACAGCGACAAGAAGAACGTCCTCGTGTTTGACGATTGCGATAGCGTGTTCGGTGACGAACTTGCTCTGAACATTCTCAAGGCTGCTCTCGACAGTGGTAAGCGTCGGCGCATTTGCTGGAACTCGGACTCACGCCTTCTGCGTGACGAGGGTATTCCTAACTCGTTCAACTTCAATGGTTCTGCTATTTTTATCACGAACCTCAAGTTTGAAAACGTTCGCAGCAAGAAGTTGCAGGATCACCTTGAAGCCCTTGAAAGTCGTTGTCACTTCATTGACTTGACGATTGACACCCAGCGTGACAAGATGCTTCGCATTCGTCAGGTTGACCGTGATGCCGAAGGTGGCTTGTTCGCTGACTACAATTTTCAGAATGGTGAAGGTGCCGAAGTGCTTGACTTTATGCAGACCAATCAGAAGAAGCTGCGTGAAATGTCAATTCGTATGGCTCTCAAGCTTGCCGATCTTATCAAGATTTCCCCGCGCAACTGGAAGGCACTTGCTGAAAGCACTTGCATGAAGCGGTGATAAAGAAACTAACTCGCATCCCGCTTGATACTAACAACCGCATGCTTCGTATTGGATTTGGGAAGCATGACGGTCGTTGGTTCGCTAGAGTTGATCTATGGTTCTTTGGTGTAAGGATTTCACAATGAAAAGCGTTAAGATTTTGCTCATAGTTTATGCAATCATTGGGTTGGGGCTGGGCGCTACTATGTCATACTTTATCCCAGCCATGAATATTTTTGGCGTACTTTATTACGCATTGTTTTGGCCAATGTTTATTCTGCAAGGTACATTTGGTATTCCCATTAATTGGCCAATTCCAGAATGGGCTTTCAGTTTTTCATAATAACAGTTTCTTTCAACAAACTTGACAGGGGCTTCGGTCCCTGTCTTTTTTCCAGAATACTTGTAAAAATATACAACGGTGATATAGTAAGAATATGAACAACAAGGAACAACTACTTTATTTCTTCCTTAATGGTAAGGTAAGCTTGAGTCAGTATGACTACAAGTTCATGGCCAACCTGCAAACTATGATCCAAAACAAGAACAGGGTCACTAGTAATCAGGCTACCTTGTTTGATAATCTTATCAGCAAGTATAAGAAGCAGCTTACTAAGAACGGATTTGACAAAGACATTTTGAAGTCTTTGCCTTGGAAGACAGAGATAGTTGAGAGTACGCCGGAATACACTGGAGCAATGGTTTCGTTGTATGGCGATGATCTTGTAATCAAGGTGCCCTTCAACAAGCCGTTTATCAGTGCATTTAGGCAAGTTAAGAACAACCACTATGAATGGGATAAGGATAGCAAGGTTTATCGTGCCCCGTTCAATACAGTCGCATTGAAGATTGCAAATACTGAACTAGGGAAGTATTTCCCCACAGTTAGGTTTGATGATAATCTTAACACGTTGTTCGGTGACATTTCAGTTTATGATGCAGAGGTATACAACCCTACTCTACATGTAATCAATGGTAGACCGATCATCATTGCTATCAATAGCGTGTTGGGGGAACTAATCCAAAACATGGAGTTGAAGATTGATGGCATCACATTGCATAAGTTGACTATGATGGGTATCGACATTGACCCTTCAGTGTACCAATCTGACCCTAGATTGGAGTTTGCAAGCAAGCGTGTCTACGAAATGGAAATGGATCAAGTAGAGACTGCAATCTCTTGGATGAAGAATCTTGGTTGCCAGAATGTCATTGTTGGCAGAGGACTTAGAACACACATAAGTCAGGATGCTCTATATGAACTTATTGCCAAATACGGTATGCAGCCGCTTGGTCCAATGAGTTTTGGTAAGCTTCCTGATGGAGTCAATATGCTTATTCAGCATACATCTAACATAGATGTTCGTAGTGCCTTTACAGGTCAAATAAGTAAAACAGTCGTGCTTAAAGATAGCCGACCGATTGAGGTCAAATGAACGAAGCAAAAATCATAATTAAGGATGAAGTCAATGTAAAGATTGAGGGTCTTGAACTATCAGACCGTCGTGCATTGATGAAGAAGTTTGAGTACGAGAAGCCGGGGGCAAGATATTTGCCTTCGGTTCGTTTGGGTCGTTGGAATGGCAAGATTAGCTATTTCAGTCTTGCCGGTAGCACCTACCTCAATCTACTAGAAGATATCATTACATATCTATATGATAATAATTATGACATTGAACTGATTGACCATAGGCAGCAGCACGGTAAGTTAGAGTTTGATTTGATTCGTGAAGATAGCTTTGCTGACACTGTATGGCCAGTAGGACATGAGCGTGAGGGTCAGCCCATCGTGCTACGAGACTATCAGGTAGAGATTGTAAACAACTTCTTAGTTAACCCTCAAAGCTTACAGGAAGTCGCTACAGGGGCGGGTAAGACACTTATGACTGCTGCTCTATCTAAGAGCGTAGAACAGTATGGCCGCAGTCTTGTAATCGTTCCTAACAAGAGCCTAGTCGTACAGACAGAAGCAGACTTTATCAATTTAGGACTTGATGTAGGGGTTTACTTCGGTGACCGTAAAGACTATGGCAAGACGCATACAATCTGCACTTGGCAGTCATTGAACAATTTGTTTAAGAACACAGCCGATGCAGGCGAAGAAAGCCTAGACGAATTCTTCTTTGATGATATTGCCTGCGTTATTGTTGACGAAGTTCATATGGCTAAGGCTGATGTTCTTAAGACGATGCTCACTGGCGTGTTCAGCAACATTCCGATTCGTTGGGGACTAACAGGGACGATTCCCAAAGCTGAAATGGACCGCGTATCATTGCTCGTTTCGCTTGGTCCAGTTATCGGCAAGTTATCTGCAAGTGAACTACAAGACCGCGGCGTTCTTGCACAGTGTCACGTTAACATCGTCCAGCTTAAGGACAACGTAGAGTTCACTAACTATCAATCAGAGTTGAAGCATCTATTAGAAGATGAAAAGCGTCTTGATAGAATCGCAGAGCTTATTGAAAAGGTCAATGAGACTGGCAACACTCTTGTTTTAGTTGATAGAGTCAATGCAGGCAAAGAGATTGTCAGCCGATTAGGCGGTAACGCAGTGTTCGTTAACGGCGGCACTGGATTAACAGAAAGAAAGGCAGAGTATGATGAAGTCGCTACGAGCGATGATAAAATCATTGTGGCAACATACGGAGTCGCAGCAGTGGGCATTAATATTCCTCGCATCTTTAATTTGGTTCTTATTGAACCAGGTAAATCTTTCGTGAGAGTCATTCAAAGTATTGGTCGAGGCATTCGTAAAGCAGAAGACAAGGACTTCGTACAGATTTGGGATATCACGAGTTCCTGCAAGTTTGCTAAGAGGCACTTGACTCAACGTAAAGCCTTCTACAAAGAAGCAAACTATCCCTTCACTTTGGAGAAATTAGATTATTAATATGTTGACAATCATAACTAACCGTGATAGTATTATATCATGCGAATTCTGACATTAGATAACGAGTTCTATAACCTAGAAACTCTCCCCGACGAAATTGATGATTTGCGCTTTGCTATCCTAGATAATAGTGTTCCAGCAAACGTAGACTATCACTATATTCCATTGATCTTTTTGGAATCATTCAACAGCCCTGCACTTGTATTGAAAATAGCAGACAGGGTTATCAAGATGCCGATTGACTGGCAAGTATTGATTGGTGAAAAAGAACACGGTGACCTAGAAGCATTGCCGTTGAGTAGCTTGAACGATAGGGGATTCAATGTATTTGAATTCAATCCACTAAGTTCATTCAGTCCATCGTTTTTGCCAATTGAGATTGTAGATATCTATCCGGAAGTTACTTGGTATGCCCCAAGATTAAAGAACGGTCAGTTTTTATGTGTACCTATTGATGATGGAGAAAAGCCTAGATGCATATACTTTGTTAAAGAAGTCAGTAGAAATTGTGAAGTTATAGATTATTCTTTGGTTTATTAAGGAGCATACAATGACTAATATTCTTGAATCATACAAAAAGAGCGTTAAGAAGAAGGCTGAAGGCGATGTTATGGGTGTGATTCGCACTCTATTCCCTGACATTGAAGTTGAAACTTTCATTAAGAAGAAGACTAAGAAGAAGTCATAATGTCCGGTAGTGGTAGCATATCGTTAGGGCAGGCAAAGTATAATAGAACAATGGCTGGCATTCCTCCT